CCCGAAGTTGTCTGCTCCCAAATACGCAGGCACGATGTTCTCCACGTTGCAGCATCCACGCATGACGTGGACGCGCAAGGCTATCTGGACTTCTGTGACTACGTCCTGCGACAACATCCGGACGTCCTGATATTCGACCCATTCAACAAGGACCGCACGTATGACGAACTTGTTTCCTTCCTCCGAGAGAGCAGCGGAGGTGTTCTCGAAACTGACCACGCTGGCTGACGATATGGGTACAGTGATTGGTGAGTTCGACCAGTCAGCAACTACGTTCAAGCGCAAGGCTCCGCACGACAACGTGCGCATCCAAGTGACAGATACCGTGCTGGTGTTCTTCGCACGTGGACCGTACAAGGAACCACTGCGCGAGTTCTTCGAGAACCCTGTACATAGCAATGATCCAGTCAGACTGCGCAGTGCCATACGCGCAATGGCAATACGGGAGCCCTAGTGGTTCCCGTTTTCATTTCCCTTGGTAATTTTTCCAGCATTGACTGGGAGGTTACCGTATGCAAGGTCTGTTTGGAAACAACGCACCGATGAAGAAACGCAGACAGAAGCGTTCCGAGAAGTACAAGCAGTACCACTATGAGTTCCACGGTCGGCAACTGCTGGTTCAAGGCTACGAGCGACAAGCGCTGGAGTACCTTGTCGAGAAAGGCGGATTCGACCCGGCCGACATTCGTACCGAGTGCGAAATGGGTAACGCCCTGAACATTCGCTACAAGTACGGCAAGCGCTGGCGTACCTACATGCCTGATATCTTCATTCGCAACCACAACATCATCGTGGAAGTGAAGTCGAAGGCAACGATGGGCCTGATCAACAACAAGAAGCGCGGCTGGAGCATGAACAAGGCTAAGGCCAAGGCATGCCAAGAGCGCGGCTTCAAGTTCTGCGTGCTGCTCATGACGGGCTCTGGTAAGCGCATCCCGTTACCGAAGCGCTGGATGTTCATGCAGAAGGATGAGTGCCTGCGCATCATGCGTGAGGAACTCGGAGTGGTGATCTAAACTGTAAACTCCAGACAAACCACTGGAGAATGCTATGGCACATTCAGCACAAAACGACCGTAAAACGTTCGCCCTCATCCTTCTGGCTGTTGCGGGCGTGGTAGTATTCATCATGTTGATGATCTACGGGTTCACTGCATGGAGTCGTTGGATGGCAGCGACTTCCGTGCAAAAGCAAGTTTACTCGCCGCGGCCCGGCATCGAGTGTTTCATCGCAACTGGCACGGACGGTGTCGCGACCGACTGCTACCCAATTCCCAAGAACTAACAGGCTATTAAGCAAATGGCAGAATTGACCATCAAGGACCTCAAAGAGGCCAAGTATAACCCGCGTGTCATCAGTGAAAAGCGACTGGACAACCTGCACCTGTCCATGACTACCTACGGTGACCTGTCCGGCGTCGTCTTCAACAAGAAGACCCAGAACCTGATTTCCGGTCACCAGCGCTTGAAGCGTCTGCGCGGTAAGGACGTCAAGACCAAGATCGTCACAAAGCCTGTGAAGGACGCCTTCGGTACCGTTGCAGAAGGTCACATCGTTGCGAAGACTGCGAGCGGCGAAATCCGTATCCCACTACGCATCGTGGACTGGAGCGACAAGAAATCCGAGATGGCGGCCAACATCGCAGCGAACGCGCACGGTGGCGACTTCGACCGTACCAAGCTGGGCGTTATGCTGGAGAAGCTCGACGCCGGCAAGTCGTTCGACGTGAACGTTCTGGGTATCGACCCACTGAGCCTGCGTGGCTTGATGCCAAAGATGCCAACGCTCGACTCCAAAGGTCGCGAAATCGACAACGATGGCGAAGGCAAGGAGTCGTTCCAAGAGTTCGGCGAGGACAGCTTCGAGTTCGAGCATTGCTGCCCGAAGTGCAAATTCCAGTTCAACACCAGTGCCAAGTCGCAGCCTGCGGCCAAGGCTGAGCCGAAAGCTCCGAAGCTCAAGCTGAAAGAGAAAGACGGCAAGAAGGAAAAGTCGAAAGACAAAGAGAAGGTCAAGAGTAAGGACAAGGGTGACAAGCCCAAGAAATCCAAGCTCGCGGCTCCGAAGAAAACAGAGCTGAAAATGCCAGCGAAGAAAAAGAAGTAAGGACGCAGCCATGGCCAATGAGAAACGCATTCCCAAGATCCCTTCGATGAAGAAGATCAACGCGCTGCCCAAGCACTTCAAAGGCATCAGTTCTTTCAGTGGCTGTGGCGGCTCGTCTACTGGCGTGAAGATGGCGGGCATCCAAGTGCTCGCGGCTACCGAGTTCATCAAGCCGGCCATCGAAACCTACCAGAAGAACCACAAAGGCACCATGGTCATCGGCGAAGACATTCGCAAGGTTGACTGGGCAGCCATTCGCAAAGAGCTTGGCCTGAAACGTGGCCAGCTCGACTTCTCGGAAGGTAGCCCACCGTGCAAGTCATTCTCCACGTCTGGTACTGGCAGTGATGACTGGGGCAAGGAGAAGCTGTACAGCGAGAACGTCTACCAGCGCACAGACGACCTCTTCTACGAGGAAATGCGCAAGCTGGAAGCCTTCATGCCGAAGGTATTTGTTTGCGAGAATGTCAAAGGCATGGTCGAGGGTGACGCGAAAGGCTACTTCGTCGAAATTCTCCGTGACTTGAAGGCGATCGGTTACAGCGTGCGTGCGCAAGTGCTCAACGCTGCATACCTTGGTGTGGCGCAAGCCCGTGAGCGTGTGATCTTCGTCGGCGTGCGTGACGATCTGGTGAAGAAAGGTTTCGACCCTGTATTCCCAACGCCGCACAAGTATGCCATCAACGTGAATGACGTTCTACCTCACGTGGCGTACCTGAAGTCGAAGCACAAGGGTGACCTGAAGTACGTGCCTGCGTCGATCCCGTCACCTACAATCGTGGCTTCGGATGGCACCAACAGCGAGACTGCTGGATTCTCCTCAGGTGGATTCATCGAGACGCTGAGCGGTGAGCGCCGTAAGTACACCATCGACGAGTTGAAGACCATCTTCACCTTCCCCGAAGACTTCATCTTCACTGGTACCTACAAGCAGCAGTTTGAGCGCATCGGCCGCTCGGTACCACCGCTCATGATGTACCACGTTTGCCGCGAGCTTCGCCGCAATATCCTCGAAAAGCTGTAAGCCTCGCACAAAGGGAGCCATCGCGCTCCCTTTTTGTGGCCTTGAAACTGTAAATGACCAGTAAGCCCACATGGGCATCAAACATGGAGTTACGGACATGCAACCAATCGAAACCCTGCGCGACGATCACGTACCCGGCCAGAAGTGGGAGTTCAACGAGGACGTCGCCAAGAAGTTTGACAACATGCTGGAGCGCAGCATCCCCGGCTATGGTTCGATGCGTGAATTGGTGTGGCGACTGGGCAAGAACTTCGTCAAGACACCGTGCAACGTCATTGACCTCGGTGCAAGCCGCGGTGAAGCGAGTGCCAAGTTCATTGGTGCGTTCCCAGAAGCCCAGTTCTATCTGAGCGAAATCTCGGACCCGATGCTTGAAGAAATGCGTGGGCGCTTCGCCGACCAGTTCAACGTACACCCGTGCAGCTACGACCTGCGCAAGAAGGCCAAAGAGATTGCCGACGCCATTCGCTGGCCGAGTGCGCACATGAGTGGCAGTGTGGAATTCCACAAAGTGCAGACGCTGCCGACTAACCTCGTGCTGTCGATCCTTACCATGATCTTCGTGCCGATCAATTTCCGACCGTCCATCCTAAAGGGCGTGTACGATGGTCTGGAATCTGGCGGTGCCTTCTTCATGGTAGAGAAGGTGCTGGGCAACACGGCAGTGATGCAAGAACTGCTGGTCGATGCCTACCATGAGTACAAGCACGACAACGGCTATAGCTGGGAAGACATTGAGCGCAAGCGTGCAGCCCTCGAAGGTGTTCAGGTCCCAGTGACCCATGAGAACAATATCGAAATGCTGCGCACCGCTGGCTTCCGTAGCGTCGAGACGTTCTTCCGCAACCTCAACTTCGTGGGCTACATCGCCATCAAGGACTAAGCAATGCGCGAACTCCAATTGCTCCGCAAGCGTGTGAAAACGCTGTGGAAAATGGAAGAGGGCCTGAGCCCGAATGAGCGTCGCCTTCATCAGTGGCAAGTGTCTGCAACCCAAGCAGGCATCATGTACACCGTTGGTAAGGGCGATGCCAACACGTTCTTCTATGCCGTCAACGGCAACGATATGAAGTTCGTGATGCCAGACGTGATGATGAAGTTGCTGGACGATTGGACCAACAGCGATTACGTGGCGTACACGATCACCAAGAAGAAGGATATCAGCGGCATGCCTTTGCGCACGTCGCCAGCCGCCTTCCTTAAAGTGACGAAGGACAAGTACCTGGGTTACTACATCGTGGGCATCAAGTCCAACGGTGACATTGTTCGCCTGCACAAACTTGAAGGCGGACTCCAGGGTAATCACTGGGTAAAATTCAAAGGCAAGAAGAAACGCTAGGAGCGATCATGGATCAGAAGACGCGAGCCAGAAAGCTCCGTAAAGCCCTTGTTGAACGGGCAGCGTCGTACGGCGTGAAGAAGGTAGCCGTGCCAATGAGCAGCGGTGTGGACAGTCACTGCGCCCTGTTCGCTTGCCTTGAGGCTGGGTTGAAGCCGCATGTGTACAGCTTCCACCTCGAAGGTGTCGAGAGCCGCGACGTGCGCATCGCCCAACTGACTGCGAAAGAGTTCGGACTGCCGTTTACCAAAGTCACATTGCCCACTGGTCAGAAGCGTTTGATGAAGGACGTCGTGAAGCTCGCCGAGTTTGGCTGCCGATCGAAGACCGACTTCGAGTGCTTCTGGCCAATGTACCATCTGCTGCCCAAGATCAAGGAAGACGTGTTCTTCACTGGTCACGGTGCAGACAGCCTGTACTGCCTGAGTCGCAAAGCCTGCCAGCACTACGCTGGGCGCGAAGACGAATTCCGTGCGCTCGCATTCTCGTCCAACAAAGCCTTCCAGAAGGGCTTGATCGAGAAGTGGTGTGCAGAGAACGGCGGTGACCTTGCGTACTGCCCGATCTTCTTCACACCGAAGATTCTGAAAATCTTCCAGGGTGCGACCCCTGCTGACCTGAACAAGCCTATTCAGAAGGCAGTCAGCCGCATGGCATTCGAGGAGTATTTCGAGCGCGTGCGTGTGTACGTTCACCAACCGTTTCAGTTGGGTGACACTGGCATCAAGGCTGGCTTCGAGGAGCATCTGCTCGAAAGCCCACTGAACACCAAAGGCTACAAGTCTGTAGTCGGCATCTACAACGAGCTGGTGCGTACTCACGGTCCAGCAGTAAGCGAACCAGATACAGGGTGGGACGACGAATGAGCACCGTGATGACCAAGTACACTCGGATCAACCTGAACACGGCCGAGCTGTACTTCAAACAAGCCTGCGCCGAGTTGTACCCAACGTTCGATCATCCGAACAAGGCACAGTTGCGCGCAGCCTACGACAAGATCATGGACGGCGGTGTTGATCGTCCAGAATTTGAGCGTCCTGCTGAGTGTCCAGCACTGACGCCTCTCCAGATCGAGTTCGCAGAAGGTGTGGCCAAGCTGGTTGAAGAATACTTCGACTCGGCATCGCCAAGCGCGACCGCCGTGTACACCTTCCTCGCGTTCGAAGGCCTCGACCCGAAAGAAGGCTACCACATCAGCGAAGACAAGCATGTGATCGACCTGTTCGCTCGCTTCGTTGACCTAGGCAAAGGTGCCTACGACTACATCGCTCGCCGTGCAATCCAGCAGACCCATGTCGATCCCCGTTTCATCGTGATCCGTTTGGCTGACGACTGCAAGCGCTACGGCGTGCGTACTCTGCGTGCTCCAACGTCGGAAGGTGAAGTGATGTTCAGCCTCGATCCGCTTGAGCACCACAAGAAGTTCGACAATCAAATCTTCATCCCAGCGATCGGCGGTTACTACGGCATCGTTGGCAAGACTCGTTCCGAGGGCTGACCATGTCTCAGTACAAGCTGAAAGATTTCCCAATGGAGGAATACGACTATCCAACTGCGCAGATCATGCGCGATGGAGGTATCGCCTTCGACACCCGCTACGACTACGTTGCTAGTTCGTTTCTCGATGGTCTGGTAAACTACGGGAAGAACCACGTCGCGTTCCTGCTGGCGCGCTACGGTCTTGAAAAGCCAGAGGGTGAGCGCGTTGACAATGACGAAGACAACGATGCCAACTGGATCGCACCTACTGTCGAGAACTACCAAGCGTTTGCAGATGCTGCAACCGCGAAACACCACTTCAAGGCCAAAGGCGACGACTGGTTGGTACTGTACGAAACCGACAACAGCTACTTTCTGATGTGGTACGATCAGGACAGTAGCGATTGCAGTGTTGAGCGTTACAGCCGCCGCTCGCTTGCAGAGCCGCAGTACGGCATCAAGACACTCGACGAGTTTGTCGAAGCCCGCATCGCCATGTTCCGTGAAGCGCACTTCCGTGACGATCCACGTGGCGGTTACTATCCACGCGGGCAAACCCCGCAAGAGCGTGTGGACATTCTCGTTCGCGCTGCCAACAACCCACGTGGCTGGATCAGCTCGTAAGGAATTCCCATGGCCAAGAAAGACAAAGAGAAGAAAAAGGAGAAGAAGTCCAAGTCTCCTGCGATGATGGCGATCCAGAAGGACAGCTACATCATCGTGCGTGTTGGCACCAAGCATCATCTGTGCCTCGCGATCAACCCTGAGCGCAATCGCGCAGTGATCGACCGCACTCTGGCTGACGAAGAACACCAGACCATTGAGTACGATGACCAAACACTGGTTGCCAACCTCGGTCTGAACCCGAAGCCAGGTGGTAATGCGTTCGGCGTGAAGATCAACCCATACATCACCAGCGTCGATTCCAAGTACGGACCGATGCACTTCTTCCGTGTGCTGGAAGACCTGGAGAAGAAAGCGCTCAAGTCTGCGCTGCGTCGTACCTACGATGCGATGCTGGAGAACAACCTGAACATCTTCCCGCTTGGCAGCATCAAGCTGTTCCCGAAGCGTGGAAAGTACGCAGGCTGCTACCACATCAAGCGCTCCATGAGCGAGTTCACTGACGGCATCGACCTGTACCCAGACACGTTCACCGACCGTGCGTACAACGAGTATGTCCTGTACCACGAGTACGCGCACGCAGTCTGGTTCCGCATGGTGCCTGGTGCGTACAAGGCGCGCTGGATCAAGCTCTACCACAAGCGTCTGGAGCTGAACAGCATCCTGAAAGATCGGTTGGAGTCGATGCTTGGTGAACTGATCGAGTTCAGCGGCACGTTCAAGGAATTCTATAAAGAGCTTGAAGATCAAGACTCTCTGGTGTTCCGCGAAGTGCTCAGCCACTACAAGCGCTACCACAAGCTCGACGGCCGCAGCCTCGAAATCCTCTATCTTGAGGACAGCGAGAAGTTCGCCTCGATGTGGCCGAAGCGTACAACGATCGTGGAGTCGCGTCCTGATCTGTCCGAATACTCCATGGTGAGCCCGGACGAGTTCTTTGCAGAGGCATTCGCATTCCACATGACTGGGAAGACGATGCCTAAAGACATTACCAAGGCTATGGAGAAAACCCTGAAGGCGCTCCAGAGCATCTAAAGGAGTTCACTGATGAACGACCTCGCTACCTTGAAGTCCCTTACGAACATTATGCCGATCGCTACTCTCGGCAATCGCCCGCGTGACATTGCGTTCAACCGCTTCAAGTTTGAACGCCTCAGCGCGCATGGCTCTGTGGAAAACGGCATCGTCCTGACAATCAACGACGACGCCTTCGAAGATGTTGAGGAGTGGATGGACTACATCCGCTCGCCCATTGGAACTCAGACGGTGCATCGCACTGCTACAGCTGAGGACCTGCAGAGCCTATCGTTGGCTATGCCTGCAAATATGCTGCGCAAACGCAACGTCACCAACTACGTGACTATGCTGACCGACGACAAAGTGGTGTTTCGTTTCGTGACGGCTCGGTGGCGAGGCGTGGACTATCCGATCGAAGAACTCAATCGGTACTTCACCCAGCTGCGACTCGCGTACTACCTGAGCGACGAAGTGGGCGTTATTGATCTGCGAATTGCGCTGGGTAGTGTAAACCATCATTACACCAGCATACATCAACTCGAGGACATCCTGTACACGATGGCCTACCATTTCTTCCGCGAAGATACGGAGCTCTAATAGCATGGCGAAGAAGCAGAAGGCTGCGATTGAAGAGACGGCATCAGCCACTCAGTCTCTCGCCGTTACTCACCGACCGCGCACACTCAAAGACGTTGTTGGTCAAGACGACAGCGTTTCCATCATCAAGGGTATGATTAAGCGCAACCGTTTCCCGGGCGCGATCCTGATTAGCGGTGTCACAGGCACTGGCAAGACGACACTGGCGCGTATCCTTGCGACGTACATGAACGCCGACGATCCGAAGAACGTCCGTGAGTCCATGGCGTACAAGCTGGGCGAGAAGCATCCAGACGTCACCATCGTCAACGCAGGTACTCACGGTAAGGTCGAGGACATTCGCTCTCTCGTCCGTGGTGCCAACGCTGCGCCGCACACCAACTACCGCGTGTTCATCATCGACGAGGCTCACAAGCTCACCGGTGCGTCCGCAGAAGCGCTGCTGGTTCCTATCGAAGAGCCGAGCATCCACACCATCTGGATTCTCTGCACGACGAACCCGGAGAAACTGGTCGACACCATCGCAGGTCGTTGCACCAAGATCAACCTGAACCGCATCGAACCAGAGCACATCGTCTCTCGCCTGCAGTACATCGTCGAGCAAGAGAAGATGGACTTCGTTAAAGGCAAGGAAGGTAAGAAGGCGCTGGAGCTGATCGCTGCCATGTGCGACGGCAGTATGCGCAACGCCATTGCCCACCTTGAAGCTGTGATGTTCGCAGGCTTCGGCGGCAAGAAGCTCGACGCAGAAGGTGCACTCAAGGCATACGTCGAATCGTCGGCAGCAGACCTCGACAAGGCCGCAGCGTCTGTCGTTGCGGCCACGATGAACCTCGACCTGCCTGGGTTGATCGCCATCATCCGTAAAGCGCAGAACCCACGCGGCATCGTGTACAAGACACGCGCCCTGCTCGACTACCTGATTGGCGCAAAGACCAAGACGGCGAAGTTCCTGCCGTACTCCGGGCGCATCTTCGAGCAGCTTGCAAAGAAAATGGATATCAAGTACGGGCTCAAGGGCCTGGTGATGCTCCAGCACACCATCGTTGAACTGGAGCTGCAACTCAACTCGACCAGCATCGACGAATCGGTGCTCCTGCAAACCTATCTCGGCCGTTTCGTGATCGAGAACAAAGGCTAATCGAACATGCTCAAGCTGACTGACGTTGAACTCACCGACGTCGTCAACTTCAAAAAAGTGAAACTGGACATTACCCGACATCCTTTTACGGTCATCACTGGCCATAATAAGGATAGTCGCATTTCCACAGAGACCAGCAACGGTGCGGGCAAGTCCCTGCTGTTGTCCTCTGTGCCAAACCTTCGTTATGAAGCCGCTCCCCTCGCCACCACCAAAAGCAAGAAAGATATGCTTGAGACGGCGAAGTCGAGCATCCGAATTGGGCTTATCGGAAATGACGGCAAGCCCTATTCGATCACTCAAACAAATTCCAAGTTCATCATTGAATGTGACGGCACCGACAAAGAAGTCAGAACCATCCCTCTCCAGAAGAAGGAGATTGAGCGGATTTTCCCGCTGACTGAGGATGAGTTCTATTCGTATGTGTACCTGCAGTCGCAACGCCCGCTGTCGTTCCAAAGCGACAAGCCAGCGGCGCGTCTCCAGTACATCACCTCGCTGTTCCAACTGGACGTGTACGATCGGTTGAAGCGGCACTTCACCCAGAAGCTGGGCGAAATCAAGAACAAGCAGGTCGAGTTTGACGTGGTGAATGCGCAGTTGGTGAAAATCAACGGCATCCTCGAACGTCTCGACTGGGACAAGGAGAAGGCGGAGAAGCTGGAAGAAGCACGTGGTGTCATCAAGGCGCTGGGTGACGAATCCAAGAAGCTGCACTCCAAGATCGAAAAGCTCAAGGGTGCCATCGCCGCAAGCGAGCGAATCTCCAAGCTCAAGAAGCAACGGAAGAAGCTCAAGCCCAAGCTGTCACGCAAAGCTGCACAGGCCGAGTTGCAACTGCACGAAGACCTGGCCGAGTACGAGTCCGACCTGAAGTCGTTCCGCGCTCAGGTTAAGCAATACACCAACCAGCTTACCGAAATCGGTGAAGTGAGCGCGCCTGCTGTGCTAAAGGCGCACATGGCCAAGATCGAGAAGGAGCTGGAGAAGGAAGAAGAGTGGTTGACCGAAGCGCATAGCAAGCGCCAGCAGGTCAAGCAGATCGCCAAAGACTTGGAAGAGGCGGAAGAAGCCTACAAGGCCGTTGGTGGTAAGCTCAAAGAGGTGAACGTTGCTGTCGCATTCGGCACTGCCGAGTTCGAGCGCGTGCTCCTGCAATACCAACCTGTGATGCAACTGGCTTCGATTGTCGATGACTGTGCAGATGGTGAGTGTCCAACTTGCCAGCAGACGGTTAACGTCAAGAAGTTCAGGAAGCAGATTGATCAGGCGAAAGGCAAGATCAAGGAAGCCAAGCGGTCCATCAAGATCGCTGACGCCGCCGTGGTGCTCGCCAAACTGCGTACCAAAAGCCGCAAGCTGGAGTTCAACGAGGAAGAGTTCGTTGAGCGCCGTGAGAAGTATCGCAAGCGCGATGCCAAGCTTGACGAGCTCCGTGAGAAGCTGAACGATGCCCGCCAAGCGCAGAAGTTGAAAGATCGACTGGGTGAACTGAAACAGCCGAAGGAGCCTAAGGCGATTCCGAACTACACTCGGAAGGACCTACGCGCCATGCTGGAAGATCACTCGGAGATTGCACGCATCGACTCCGTGCTTGAAAGTTTATTGGAAGATTACGGAACTATTGATGTAGATTCGTTGTCTAATAAGCTAGCAGAGGCAAAGCAGCGGTATGCAAAAGTCGAGCGCAAGTACAGCCGTGCGCAGGACATTGTAAGCTCCTACGGTTCCAAAGCCAGTGAGTTCAAGGTGCTCAAGCGCGAGCGCAACGACGCCCTTGTGAAGCTGGAAGACCTGAAGCCCATCATTGCTCAACGCGACCTCATTAAGTCGCTGGAGAAGGCGTACTCCGCCAAGGGCTTGAAAGTAAACGCCGCGAACGAGATTCTCTTCCAGATCGAGGAGCAACTCAATCGCAACTCCCACCTGATCTTTGCCGAGCCGTTCAAGTTCAACGTCTTCGCAAAGGAGAATGGTGTGCATTGCATCGTTGACCGTGGCAACGGGAAGAAGCCGACTGACGTCCGCTTGCTCTCTGGTGCCGAGAGTGACTGTTTCAGGTTGCTCTGGTTCTTTGTAATGCTCATTATGGTGGAAGATGATCGTCGTACAAACTTCGCCGTACTGGATGAACCAGATAGCCACATGGACCCGACCACTCGGTCGTTGTTCGTTGAGCGCTACCTGCCAGCACTGCGTTCGCTGGTGCCGCATGTGTTCCTGATTACTCCTCTGGATAAACACCTGTACACCGAATGCGCGTACCTGACGGTTGTCAAACACAAAGGCGTTTCACAGGTCATGGAGAACTACAATGAAGATGGTGAGCTTCGGGTGCCACGCGCCAGACGAAGTGCTGGTGAGGCTGAATCGAGAAAAGGGCGTAAAAAGAAGCCACGTTCTGATGATCGAGCCCGAAGGAAAGCTGCCTAAAAAGAAACCTGACGGCGTCCAGTACGTCGTCGCGTTCTCTTTGAAGGACCTACGGCGTAATCTGGTTTGTCACGCTTCCTTCAAGGATGTGACCTTCCTAGTGTTCGATACACCAATTGCGCTTAGCGCTTTCAACATCCCGCGTATGGATTTCAAAATCGGCGGTGACATTCACATCGACGGCTTTGAGTGCTCTCCTCTGAATCTCAATTTGGATGTAGAGCCCACTACGCTTGCGCGCACTGGGTTCGATATCGTTCAAGCGTCGGTGGATGAAGTGAAGACGCTGCGGACTCTGCTCAACCAACTGATGACATTCATCTATCAGCTTCCCAGGGCTACGCACCAAACTCCGATCAAGGAGCTCGTCTGTGGTTGGATGTGCTCCACTCGGACACTGGTGACACTCAACAACAACCTGGATAAGTTGAAGGGAAGTCCATTAACGCCAAAGCAGCGCGCACGGCTCAACGAAATCCTGTCTTCCGAGACCGCCTTGATCTACAAGGAGGCTATGCGTGAAGGCGGGGAGTCGAATGACCTAGCCCGTCGCTATGGCATCAGCGCGTATGAGATAAACTACATGCGCGCCATCGTAGCCAAGAGTTGAGGTCTATCATGCCCAAGGTCGTTCTTTACCACGCAGAATGCAATGACGGCATCATGGCCGCCGCCGTTGTGTCTTACTTTGAACGTGATCCAACCATCACGTATCATCCCGTGAACTACAAGGTACCTCTGCCTGAGATTCCCAACGGTGCAGAGGTAATCATGGTAGATTTCTGCCATGACGACCTGGGCATGATGCTCAATATCCTCGACACTTGCCAGCACCTTACGGTGATCGACCACCACGCGAAAGCGGTGCCGATTCTTGAAGCGCTGTGTAAGGCCAACGAGGACAAGATCACAGTGGCGTATCACAGCCATGAGTCTGGTGCGTCGGCTACGTGGAAACACTACACGCAGAACCCGATGCCGAAGGTTGTGGAGCTGGTGCGCAATCACGACCTCCACGTTCACAAGACAATCGAGGACGACTACTTCTTCTACGGCGTGATGACCAAGGAACAGACCATTGCGTACTGGACCTCGCTCATTCTCGACAACAAGGAAGTGAACAACCTCGTTCTTGCCGGGCGTTCCGTCCACGCTTTCATCAGCAACACGGCAATCCCGCAGATCACGTCGAAGGCACGCTTTGCTTCACTGCAAGGTTACATGGTCCCTGTCGTGAACTGCAACCGCGTGCTGCAATCCTTGGTCTTGGACTCGCTACTGCCGATTCACATGGTGGCGATTGCCTACGAAGACTGGGGCGATGGAAAGCGTAAATGGAGTGTACGATCTGCACCACAAACGAACGGTGTCGCTCAGCGCATTGCTGAGGAGTTCTTTGGCTCTGGCCATGAGAACGCGGCCGGCTTCCTGAGTGATGTGGACTTCCAGCTCCCATACATTTCCACGGATACCGCATAATGCTCGAAGCTCTCTCAACCAGCGACTGGCACCTTGACGGGATGAACAAGCACTTCTTGGATGCTGTCCAACGACAGCTCCGAGAGGTGGAGAAAATCTACAAGTACGCGCTGTCCAAAGGCATTCAGCACGTCTTCATCCCAGGTGATATCTCCGACACGCCGCACATGCCGGAGTCCACCTACCTGTCGCTGCTCCTGTTCTTGAAGAAGTACGACGGGATTCTGAACAGCTACTACATCGGCGGCAACCACGATCGCAGTGACTCCACCACGACGTCCTGCGACCTGCTCCAGTTGTTGTGTGAGCACAAGTTCTTCAAATCGTTCCGTATCTTCCTGAAGCCTGATCAGGATCGGATCGACGGACAGTTGGTCAACTTCTGTGCATGGCCGTGTTACGAGACGCTGACCGAGAAGGAAGGCGCGTTGAACTTCGCCCACGTCGAATACAATGGAGCAATCGGTGACAACGGTCGCTCCTTGAAGACCAAGCATGAGTTCGCAGCCCACAAGCGCGACTTCACGATCAGTGGCCACATCCACCAGTACCAGCACATCAAGTCCCGACGTGTTGTGTTCAACGGTAACCCGTTCCAGAAGAACTTCGGTGAGAGCCTACCGAAGGGCTTCATCCACTTCAAGGCCAAGTGCGAAAAGAACGAAATGCAGTTCCGCCATCGGTTCATCGACAACCAGCCGAACTTCCGACTGGAGACCGTGTTGATTGAATCGCCGGCCGACTTTGCCAAGCTTCGGCAGGACAACAACATCAGGTACAAGCTCCTCATTGCGCCTGACGTATTGATCCCGGCCGACCTGCGAATCAACTACCCGAACATCACCGGTGGCTTCTTCAACGCCGAGACCAAGGCCAAGAAGACGGACGATGGGGAGATTGTGGAACACGTTGGTGAGGTGGTTGCTCGTCCACGGGTGAAACCTACCCACGGCCTGAAGGATTACTTGGCGGCGGCCGGCCACAACAAGAAGGAAATCAAGTATGCCCGGGATTTAGTACGGGATGCCATGAACTCCTTGGGAATCCAAACGGACTCCTAGGAGATTCCTAGGACATTCCAAAAACATTCCTGGGTTTTCTCTGTGCGCTCGTCTCTTGCTGTAGATAATGCTAATTTTTTCTACATCGAGAGACTTGCATACCTTGGCGCTAAGGTTGTGTCCTGCGTCCTCGATGCAAAATACAACCCTTACCCAGATGGAGATTGCCAAAATGGCAAAGACCCGTGCCGTAAAAGACCCGAAGGCTGGTAAGTTCGCCAAGCCGAAGATGGTCAAAGTGGACAACAGTCCAGAAGCGAAAGCCAAGGCCAAGAAAGCCAAGCAAGCTCGCCAATCGACCAAAGCCGCCACCAACGCCAAAGCTCGTACCGAGCGCAAAACCCGCACCCCGGCCGAGCGCCTGGAAGCCGGTGAAAAACGCGCCATCCGCCGCGCTCAGAAAGAAGGCCGCGACCCGCGCGCTGCCGCCAAAGAGTACCGCGCCTGGTTCAAAAAGCAGCAGTCTCACGGCGCTGCCAAGTCGAAGTCGAAAGAAGCCGTTGGCAAGGCTCGCGAAAAGGCCAAGTCCGCTCGCACCGCTCTGTCCGCCGCTGGCAAGCAACTGTCCGCGAAGTACAAGCAAGCTCGCGCTGCTCTGAAAGGCCTGCCGGCTGACAAGCGCAAAGCGAAAGCTGCTGCCCTGCGCACCAAGTTCGCCGCGGCCAAAGCCAAGCTGGCTACCAAGCGTACCAAGCTGTCGGCTTCGCACAAGAAGACCATCGAGAGCATCAAGTCGAAGCTGGCGAAAAAGCACCCAGGCGCCAACCCGCACCGTAAGGTGAAGGCTGCTCCTGCTGCTGCCGCTGCTCCAGCGAAAAAGACTCGCGCCACCAAGGCTCCGGCCAAGGCAGCGACCACCAAGGCAGTCAAGGCTCCGGCCAAGAAAGCCGTAAAAGAAGCCGTTAAGTCGGCTCCGGTGAAGAAGGCAATCAAAGCCGAAGTCAAGAAAGCAGTTAAACCTGCTGCCAAGACCGAAGCCAAGAAAGCTGTGAAGGCTCCGGCCAAGAAGGCTACCAAAGCCGCGGCTACCAAAGCCGTTAAAGCTCCTGCCAAGAAAGCGACCAAAGCGGCCGCCACCAAGGCAGTAAAAGCTCCGGCCAAGAAAGCCGTCAAGACCGCAGCAAAAGCACCAGCCGCGAAGACCTCGACTCGCGCGCGTAAAGTCGCCCGCGGTTAATTCCCGCGCCGGCTAAGCTACACCAAAATACCCGGGTCTCCTAACAGAGGCCTGGGTATTTTCGTTTCTGAGGTCCAAATCGCTAATTTATTGTCACGAACTAACGTGGCAGAGCATTCCGATGCAACTACAACCAAAGTCAATTGATACCAGCCAGAATGTCGTGGACATTCGTAAGGCTCGAAATGCCAATGAGCTAATCACTGTCATTGGTCGGATCAATACTGCCTTGCGTGCTCAGCAAACTCTCAACAGCACCGAGCGGACGAAAGTCAAATTCGGCCCGCTGTCGAAGCTGTATGAAAGCCTCAGTTGGGTGTTGCAGACGCAAGCTGAACTGCAATGCGCCATGTCTATGGTGCAGCATCTGAACGATGCCAAGCGCGAGCGCTGTATCTCCGCTATCCGAATTCTCAACGCTGATCTGCTTGACCTCAAGCGGACGCTAATCTCCAGAGTCAACTCGGCTTCACGGCCGCTGATTGGCGAACGCATGAATGACCTAGCCAATGTCATTCACGACTTCCTGCGCCCGCTGTGCGAGAAGCTGTATTCGATCCACATGGCAGACCAAGATGCCACTTATGTGGCTTTTGTCGCCCGTGACGTGCGCGCCAATAGCGGGTTCGTATCGCCTGAGGTCTGCATCAAGCTCAAGGAAGAAGACGGCCAGTTCTATGTCTCCCTCCCGTATTCGCCTTTCGTCGAGACAGACAACATCCCAGTGTCGTCGACCAAAGACCTCAACTACTTCCTCAAAGGCACGCTGAACTATCAGTCTGCTGCGGCTCCCAAGCCCAAGGAAGAGAAACTGCTGCGCATTGAAGGCGTCACCAAAGTCGATATCACGGATTCCCTGAACCTGTGGTTAGACTCGGCCGTTCGTCCAGTCGATATCAGCAATATCCTGCGCGCGGTCCTGCCCTTGATCAAGGTTGCCTTGGCTCAGAAGCCCATGGAGATTCTCCACCGCTTCAACAATGAGCCGGGCAGTAAGCGCCTGCAGTTCATCATCGCCAAGCGCAAAGTGATTGACCAACGTGCGCTCAATCGCTTGACCAAGATGCTGGCACTGTCGCGCTCCCAAGTAACCCAAATGAATTCCATACTGGAGAAGCCATGAGTGCCATTGATATTGAAGGCATGAGCGACCAGCAGCTCATTGACTATGCCACCAAGAAGATGCCGAAGTATCGGCTAATCACCGCGCGTCTGCGCTCCTTCATGAAGTCCCTGTTCGGCTTCCGTCGCAACACTGCAACGGCCGCTGGTGACTACAAGATCGACGTGACCGAAGGTGACGGCATCAAGACTGGTGGTGGCCTGCGTCTGAGTTCGTTCAAGGCACCCAGCTTCACCAAGCTGAAAGCTCACATCGGCGCACTGCAGGACAGCGACGACATTGACGAGTTGGATCGCATCGTCACCAAGCTGTCGCGCTCCGACAACCCGAACAACTCGCGTGCTGCCAAGGCAATCTTTGCCCAGCACGCCGCCATGACCGAAGAGTACAACAACGCTCTCGAGGCCGTGGAGAACTTTGCCAACAAGCACATCCCAAGTGAAGTGGCAGAAGAGTTCCAGAAGGCACAAGACGCGGTCAACGCTTTCCTGAGCGTGTACGCCGACACCAAGGTTGCTCTCGACCCAATGGTGCTCGTTGGTAGTGAAGACGACCGCATCGACTTCGTCCAGTACCACGAAGCGACTGAGTACACCGAGTCCAAGCTCTGGATTGTGGTCACCTGCTCGCTCGCTGTCGTCGGCCGCGAATACGTGCTGACCACACACGTCAACATCCTTGATCGGTTCCAAGCACCGTTCAACTATGACGTGGGCGATGCGGTCAAGGATATCAAGAACGACGTGCGCTTCCTGTTCGCGTCCGAAGGTGTCGTGGCCGTCACAGGTGCTCTTGCGTTCAAGGTCGATGCAACACGCATCACCAAAGCTCTCAAGGCACTGGACTTCGTCAAGGATGTGCAGATCAGCAAAACTGCCATCAACGTTTGGGTGAAGTTCAACAAGAAGACACCTGCGCAGGAGACTGAAATCTTCGCCGTCATCGCGTCCGATGTTGAAGTTCGTCGCAAGCTGGGTCGTTCCAATCGCTTGCACAGCACCTGGACCGAAGACAAGCACTGGCAGTTCGTGATTACCCAGCGAGGCTAATCATGTACCAACATTTCCCTGACCCGCTGTCGTTTCGACTGTCAGCATGGCCGTGGGGTGGTTCGTCCTACATAGGGACGTTCAACTACCGCGCCCACAACATCCTGTTCAAGCCCATCCTCGACTACCTGAAACAGGAGTTGGAGAATAGCCCAACGGTGAAGGTTCGTGATACCACGTTCACTCTGGTCAACGTGTTCAGCGGGTTCACGGATATGAGCTACGGTCCGATGCTCAAGCCACATGCGCGCGTGCGCAGAGGACCCGTGTCATTCACCTTCGCCATGACGCGCCGTCAACGTGAGTTCGCGCTGCCCCGCCAGATCATCTGGAACACAGGTATGACTGCTCTCTGGGGTCCGAACCTGCAAGAAGGTCACGACTACCTGACGATCAACTTGCCGATTGATTTGTGCGTGCAGTGCAGGCTGAACAACACCCTGCGCCGTCAGCTGGAATGGTTGTACAAGATTTGTGGCGGCTTCACCAAAGCGATTGCGCTGGATCGAAACAGTTTCAGCCTGCGTAGCGACGACGTGAAGTTGATCCACGACAACCTGTACTTCAAGACCATCCCGCAGATGATGTGGCGTTACCCATGGGAAGACTGGAAGTATGCGCGTGAGTTCTGGGATAGGGCTCCTGATGTTCTGGAGCTGGACACCAGTGATGAATTCGTGCGCTACTTCCTGACGTATCAGACGAAGTTCTTCAAGAAGATCGACGATCCCAACGTCAAGCCCTTCTTTGAAGAAGTCCAGCACATCGTGCGTTCTGGTGTACTGGACATGGTGCAGAAACAACCCACTTCGGTGAGTAGTCTCGTTGCGCCTTTCGTTTCATCCATGGATCGCCACGACATTGACGCTGGTGTAGCCGTTAACGTTGAGCGCATCGTTCTCGACATTTGCACAGGTAAAGGCAATGGCTAACATCCATAAGTGCATGGAGGGCGTCACGCTGCCGATTATCGAGGTTATCCTCGACGAGTTTGAGCAGCCAGTCCATCCAGCAAACGATACGGCGGGCCCTCTGGTACGCTTGTACGACACGGACAAGTCGATCATCGCAGAGGTTATTGCGACGGTCGATGCGCGTGAGCCTGGCGCTTGGCGTGCAGACCTTCCGATTCCGATGATGGGCCTCACTGATGTAGTGGAGCTCAAAGCTGTCTGGATCATGAAGGGTAACGACGGTGAGTCGTACCGCATCACTCATGGCATTCAGGTCAGCCCCGATTCCGAAGAGCGCACTGGTGATATCGTCGTGCTCTACGGTGATGGTTCCAGCTTGAACGTGGCGCTCCCGTTCGCATTCAACAAGGGTAAGAAGAAGGTCGAAGCAAACCCACGCAAGGGTACGCCAGCACAACCTGCAGTCGCTGGTGATATGCTCACCTTCAGCCTGTACCGCAACAACCAGCCACTCATGGTCAACCTGCCTTGGGATAACGCTGGCGTAGCGATGGAGTGCTTCTCCAATCGCACGATGGTACGCTTGCCGAACGCTGCTGGTCTGCCGAAGCTGGAGCCGTTGCTGCTGACTGTCGAACACACGCCGCTCAAAGCGTTCACGCCGACCATGTACACCTTCAAGGTCTGGGTCATCACACCTCAGATTCTCGTGGGTTGCGCATCGTTGGAGCAGTACATCAACAAGGCGCGCCTGAGCAACGTGATCCCTGAGCTGGACTACACGCAGAGCGACCTGCTGGAGTATCTCGCCCGTGGCCTGAACCTGTTTAACTCGTTCCCGCCACAATTGACGTCCTTCACAGGCACGAACATGCAGGGCCTGATCTTCGACGGTTGGTTGCAGTGCAGCGCCTACTACGCGCTTGGCGCACAGCTTCAAGCAGAAGGTGCAATGGCGTTCGACTTCTCGGGTCAGACCGTGAGCTTGAACGTGGACCGTACGCCTGCGATTGAGTCTGCTCTGGGTCGTATCGAATCTGCCCTCGACAACCATGTGAAGCCTGCCAAGAAGCTGCTCGCCCGCGCTGGCGTCAACTCTGGTGATGGTTCGCAAGGTGGACAGTTCATCGACGGCAGCCGCCAACTGGGTCGCCTGTCTGTTATCAACGCACCTACCACGAAGTTCGGCTATGGTCGCAACACGTCGTGGCTGCGCAATGTCACGTAATTTCAAGGAGAGACAGCCAATGTCGCAACTCACTCCCAACTTCAAGCTCGCTGAGTTCGAGCGTTCGGATACCGCTACTCAACATGGGCTCGACAACACCGTGCCCAAGGCGCTGCTGCCGAACATCCAACGCCTCGCAGAGTTCCTGCAGAAGCTGCGCGATTCCATGCAGTTGAAGCGCATTGATATCACCTCGGGTTACCGCGGTGATGCACTGAATCGTATGGTTGGCGGTGTCAGTACCTCCAGCCACTCGAAAGCTCTGGCCGCTGATATCCGCGTGCCGGGCATGACCGTTGAGCAGTTGTACGTGGCTATCCGCGACTCTGATCTGGAATTCGATCAGGTCATTCAAGAGTTCGGTAGCTGGGTACACGTTGGCCTCGCTGATGCTGGCGTGAAGCCACGTCGGCAGAAGCTGCGTGCAACGAAAAACTCGGCCAATAAAACGGTCTACACCCTCGACTAACGGAGACAGCCAATGTCCACCATGTCCGCACATAAACACGCCCGCAACAATGTCACCGCAGCAATTCGCACTGTCCGCAAAGGCGGCCCTGAACTCAACCTGCGTCGCGCTACTGCCTGCGCTGGTAACAAGTTCGCTCGCATCACCGGCACCATTCTGGCTACTGCCAGTGCTACCGATATCGCAGCCGCCGTACGCAAGCTGAACGGCAAGCTGTCTCCGATCGAAGGCACCTTCGTCACCGTAGCGTCTGACGGCACCACCAAGACCATCGAAGGTGTTGTTGGTCTGCTGCAAGAGCGCATCGTGCTCTCCGACGAAAACCGTGACCAGTTCGAGTCCATCGCATCCAACATGTACCTCGATTCCGAGGAGCGTCTCTGGAGCGCGAAGAAGACCGACGCTGGCGAAATCCTGATCAAGTCGCACGCCGGCGATGATCTGGAAGTCATGAAGGGTCTGATGCAGTGCGTCGCCTCGTCCACCACCTGGGAACGTGAAACTTCCGTGGCGACTGCCAATCTCGGCACCGCGCGTAACGAAGTCGAAGGCGGTGACCTGATCACCTACGTCAACCACGACGGCCGCGTCACCATGGGCTTCGCTCTGGCCTCTGTGTACGAGACCGAAGAATCGACTGCCAGCGTGCTGCTGGTTGTTGACCGTGAAAACGACATGGAGCAGATCGACCGCAATTTGGTCGTTGCCTGCGTCAAAGCTGCCGATATCGAAGCCGACGAGACTGCCGAGTTCGAGGCCGTGGCTGCTGGTAGCCTGAGCATCGAGCGCATCCGCGAATACTACCGCAAGATGTTCATTCGCCGTCCGGAATACTTCGAGAAGTTCTGGGCTCGCTTCACCAGCCACGTTCGTTAATCAGTGGCTTCCTAGCGGTCAAGGGGAGCCTCCGGGTTCCCCTTTTTAGGTCATGCGTATGCCAAAAAGATCGAAAGACTCTAAATTTGACGTCTCTGGCGACGTGGACGAACGTGGACGCTTTGTAAATCGCGACGTTCCAGACGATGCTCGACGTGGCGCCAAGACGGGTAAGAAGAAACGCACCTCGGCTGATGCCAAGAAGGAGCGCGTAGCCAAGCTCGTTGCTGATGCCGAAGAAGCTCCGAAGAAGAAACGTTCGCACAAGAAGAAAAAGCCTGAGGATGACCTTGACCTCGCCATTGCGGAGAAGCCAAAGCGTTCTCACAAGAAGAAAAAGGCAGACGGTGAAGCTGTTCCCAAGGAGCCCAAGAAGAAACGGGTACGGGAGAAGAAAATCCGCGCTGTCGATGGCGACGCAACCATGCGCCAAGTCACCAAGATGGTGAAGCGCAAGGAGAAGCTGGACAAAGAATTCGCAATGGTTCCACTCGACAAGAACACGGATGAGTTTGACTCGCAGTACCGTGAAATGTTCGAGAACCTGCAGACCATCATCGGCCTCTTTGAGGACAAGATGCTGGACAACCCTAACGGTCGGGACGTGTACGCACTCAGCACGCTGTATTCGCAGATGCGAGAGGTGATTGCGGACATCCGTAGTGCGAAAGACGTGAGCCAGCAGATTCTGGAACTGGAGAACCGTGCATACGGCTCCTTCCTGACGCTCGTCGGCCAATCGTTCGTTCACCTGTTCTACCAGATGCACACCAACATCAAGGCCACAGTTAAGAGCCGTGACCAGCAAGAGCAGTTGATCGCCAGCCTCAAAGGACTCTGTAAAGACGAGTCAGACAAGATTCAATTGGGCTACCAAGCCATGCTTGAGCGTGTACGGACGGTACTCACATGAAGCGGCCTAAGGTCCACAAATCGAAAGCGCGTATCACCTCGGGGCCGAAGAAAGCAAGCACCGTGGCGAAGATACGTCGCACCAAGGAGCAGTCATATGGTGATCGTTGGACCTGGGCCGCTATCTGCGCAGAAGTGAAACGGCGTGCCGGACACAAGTGCCAGAAGTGCAGTCGGCCTGAGTCCGAGTACGGGTTGCAGGTTGACCACATCATCGAGGTGTCGAAAGGCGGTCAGACTGCCTTCTACAACTTGAGAGCCTTGTGTCCGTACTGCCATGCTGCACGTCCAAGCCACAAAGCTGCCAAGAACCTCATCCTCCATGAAGCTAAAAATCGTGAAAGACGTCGAGTTTCCAAAGGACGTAACTGAGGATTATCGTCCTGTTTGGGACGCATTCTTGAACATGAAGGCAGTCTCCCAACTTCGAGTGTACTCTAACTCGGACAAGGCTGTTCCAGAGTGCTTCCGAATCCTCATCAACCAGGCAGGTGCACGAACACGGCTCGCGAACAAGGTCACCGACTTCGTGGACGTGCGTAAGCCATCGGGTTTGTTGCGTGGCTTCCTGCGTAAGACCAACATTCTTGACCACATGCGCGTGCGCTCCCATCAGCAGTCTATCTTGCTGTCGGAAGCTGCAAGCATCTGCGCCGCTTTTGAACCCACGTTTGTGGGTACAGTCGTTTTACGGCCGCAGCGTTTCGACCTGAAGTACCTGATTCAGCGTACCCAAGGTTTGCTGTACAAGGACATGCCCATTCAACTGATGGCTACCATGCCCAACGGTGACAAGCGCAAGTTTCCTAAGCTCCAGACGATGAAGGATCGCGACTTCTTCATTGCCTTTGAGTCGCCGGACTTACGTGTGCTCATGGCACGCACCGAGAAAGACCTGATCATCAAGTATGAAGCGAAGTTTGGTGTCATTGTGCCTCTTTACCAACGCCTAGACGTTGCTCTAAAAGGACTTTGGCGAAAATCAATGATGGGAGTTTTCGCATGAGCGAAGCACTTGATAAAGTCCAGAAAGCTCTGACGGACTTGGCGGCCGACGCCAAGAGCGCAGACGCAATCAAGATCGTGGACACGCTGAGCAAGGCTCTGGCTACGGCGCAGCAAGACCTACTGTACGAGCGCATGCCTTCCGAGGACAATCTGCCGAGCGATGGTGAAGTCACCGCGTTCAAGAAGCAGGTGTACGACCAGCTGCACAAAGAGCGGGTTACTGACCTGTTCATCGCCTACGATAGCAAATACTTCGCGCAGTTCAAGCCGATCACTCGGCTGTCCATCGTGCAGGTGCTGATCGTGATTGCAGGCGAGCAGACGCAACCAGTGCCGCCGTACTGGCAAGCCATCCTCGACTCCCGTGGGCATAAAGCGTGAGGTTATCATGGGTTCCACATTTGAATTGAACCGCATTTCTGCGGCGATTGACCTCGCGAATGCCCAGCAGGCCGAAGCGAGAGAAGGTGAGTTCCGTAGTGAACTGGCCGAGATGTACAAGGTGCTGGCGTCAACCCCAGATTCCGACTTTGAAGCGAACATGGTGTCGCTTTCCAACGTCGGTTCCACGCAGCTTATCAAGTCGCTGCAACCAGTCAGCCTCGAACCGAAGCTGTACTCGGCTTTCAACGCATTCTTCTTCCGGAAGAGCCGCGCGTCGATCCTGGAGTTGTTCAAAGAACTCTCCGAGGTCACCAACAGCCTGAACGTCCTGTTCACGTTCATGCGTCGCCTGCTGGAGAACGGCCGCACGCTGTTCGCCATGGAAAGCAACAAGCCTCAGTGGACTGCACGCATTCAGGAAATGGCGGCTGACGCTATCCGCTTCCGTGAAATCCTGCAGACCGAAGCTGACGGCTCCAGCCCACTGACCGCGTCGATGTACTCGCTCATTGGCGCGATGATGGCTGGCAACAAGCACTCGGTGACTCCTTCGACCACGTACGCTGGCGGTGTGGACGTCAACCTGCTGCGCTCGACGCACGACTCCATCCTGATGTGCTCGGACCTGGGCTATGGCGACTACCTGGAATCGAACCGTACCCAGATGGGCTACGACTCGAACAAGCTCCAGTCGTACAGCACCAACACCTCGCTGGCTGTCATCAAGGCCGCGCGTGGTATCTTGGCTACCCTGTTCGGCGCCAGTGCAGAGTACGCATCGTTCGAGCCGCAGCGCGTCAACCTGCCGCTGTACTTTGACTTCACCGAACTCCAGTCCATCCTTGAGAAGGAACTGGGTGTTGATCTGGGTGTCAACTTCTTCGACAACATCACCTTCGGTAGCGATGGCAAGACCTTCGCCGAGCGCTTCTGCCGCCTGACTCTGGTGTTGCATGCGGAGAGCATGGCTGGTGAAGCACTGTCGAAAGAGTACAGCGACCTGCTGGCAACCAACCCGCCAGAAGAGTTGCTCAACTCGGAGACCCTGCTCAAGAAGCGTGTGCAGGACAACGTCACCGAAGAGGCGTCGCTGCTCAACCGTAAGGTGGGTTCGACTATCACCTTTACCTTCGACAAGCCGACTGCCGCGTTCATCACGCAAACCGAGAAGTCGGAGCAGCTCAATTACACCACCTTCGACAACTGGTTCAGCATCTGGGCTTCCCAGTACCTGCGCAAGAAGGGCACGTCTGCCAAGAACGCCCTGACCGACGGCCGGATGAAGATTCGCAACATCCCGCGCTACGTCCTGCCAGTGTCGAAGATGGCTGCTGTCACCGACGCTCGTAAGGCCAGCGGTATGTCCGTTGAGTCGACCCGTGCGAACGAAGACGGTCTGTACGTTGCACCTGATGGTACCCTGGCCTACCTGCCGACTGCCGCTGATCGCTCCAAGGTTACTGGCATCCAGGAGTTCGAACGCCTGGGTAACGAAGTGGGCAAGATCGCTGCGCAGTACGGCATCAGCTCCAGCCTGTTCAGCGAACCGTACGACAAGTTGGCGCGTTACGGTATCCCGTACAACGTCTATCAGGAAGTGCAGGAGAACTGGAAGAAGCTGATCGGCTTTGAAGACAGCCTGCTGAGCTACGACTGGGACTACGGTCTCCGTGTGTACGCTTCTGGTCGTCCTGGCATCGTGCGTTGCCGCCAGCAGATCGGTGCAGTGAAACCTGATGCGTTGACCATCGCTGACTACCTCGGCTACAACATGGCCAAGGAAGGCGAAGCGCCGATGCAGAAGTCGTTCGCCGACGCATTGGCTCTCATGACCCACGCCGATCCGCTGGGTATGGAAAACCCTCCGAGCTTCTACTACGGCAGCTCGGGTGAACCAGGCCGTTTCATCAAGGATAGCCTGTTCCACGACATTTTCCTGACGTACTTCTTCCACGCGTACAAGAACGAAGTGCCGGGCCTGCAGGAACTGATTACCAGAGCGTTCAACGACCTGGGCATTCAGAAGCTCGACGAGGAAACCCCACGTCGCCAAGACCGTATCTACAAAGGTCTGCTGAGCGAGGCGGGTGAAATCAAGGGCGCTGGCCGCAATCAGGACAAGGATATCGAGCTTCTCCAAGAGCTGATTTCTCGTACCACCGACGCGTGTAGTGGCAAGTCTGGTTCGTGGGTATACAACGACGTGCGTGAGAGTGGTGGTGCCGACATGGACTACTTCACCACGAACGAACAGATCGCGGATCACGAAGACTACTTCGTTCCAGATCGTAGCCCCGCGCATCACTTCGCTCGCCTGTTCAACTTCATCGGTGGTAACGTCCTCAAGCAGATTCTGGACGGCATCAACTCGCTGACCGTTGAGCAACTCACCTCTGGTGAGAAGTCGATGGTGACCGAAGAAAACATTGCCGAGGAAGGTCAAACTCCGAAGATGGTCAAGCGCACTGCGCTACGTCCTAACTCGGGCACCATCCTCGACAAGGTCAAGCCGATTGCTATTGTCTTCGGCAAGTACGCGCAGAACTACGAGGCCATCGAGGCAGAAGCCGAAGAAGGCATCAAGTCGATTGAGCGCGACACTAGCGTCGGTGTGGAAGACATTCACTTCGCTGGCTCGACCGAAAAGTTCTCCGTGTTCCCACACCAGCTGGACACTCACCGCTTCCTGCGTAAGAAAGAGCCGCCGAAGTTTGCTGTGCTCGACATTGCGCCTGGTGGCGGTAAGACCTCGATTGGTTTGGGCGACATGGCCTGTATCATCAAGGACCTGCAGTCCATCAACAAGAAGGTCAAGCCACTGGTGCTCTGCCCAGACGGTCTGATCCTCAACTGGTGTGACGACATGCGCCAGTTCGCTGGTGACACGTGGAACATGATCCCGATCAACGGTGCGATCTTCAACCGTTGGGGTGCTGACCGCCTGCAGGAAATCATCGCGACTGCGCCACCGAACACCATCTGCGTTGCAGGTTTCAACTTCCTGCGCAACAACAAGATGTCGGTGGTTATCGGTAACGCCGTGATCGACGTTGGCACCAACCTGGAGTTCATCAAGGCCTTCAAGTTCAACTACGTCATCATCGACGAAAGCCACAAGCTGAAAGGGCAGAAGACTGCGAAGCACAAGGTCGTCAAGCAGTTGACCACAGCTTCGTTCATCGACTACCTGCGTATCGCCACCGGTACCCTGATTGCTGACCGTGTCACTGACATTGAAGGCCAGGTAGCGCTGTACTCGCCGCACATCTTCCGTAAAGGTGAGCTGGCTGGCTCGAACTTGGCCGAGGCCTTGGAAGAGACACTGACGCTGGGTGACGATTCTGTCCAGCTGTGGAAGGTGAACACGCCGCAACGCGCACGGCAACGTCTGTCGCGCTACGCCGCAGTTGTCACCAAGAAGAAGAAAGAGTGGGCGTTCATGTTGCCTTCTCCGATCGAAGAGTTCCACGCTGTCAAGTTCCATGTGGACACCGATCCAGCTGACGAGCAACGTAAAGGCGAACTGCATCGCCAACTCTATGACCTCGTTGTTGACGAGTCTGTGGAGGAACTGCAAAAACTCGTGGCCGCCGCCAAGAAGCGTACTCGTTCGGCTGATGAAGACGAAGACGATGATGATGACGGTGACGACGGGGAATCGTCCGAAGACGGCGAACGCTCGCAGGACATGGAGCTGGGCGACGAAGACGAACTCGGCATGCTGGACGCCGATCTTGTCAAGGCGTACCTGCAACGTATCGAGCGGCTGATTATCGCGCCCGAGCAAGACCCTGCGTTCCCCAAAATCTTCGGTGCGTACGGCATCAAGAAGTACACCTCGCGTAAGGCGAACGTGATCGCTGGCATTGTCAAAGATCACTTCAATCCGCCTGAGTGGGACCCGGGTGTTATCTACACCGAGTACCAACTCGTTGCGCGTAAGGGTGACCTGTACCTGGCTCGTAAGCAGGATCAGTCGTCGTACCGTCGTGCGTTGCTGCCTCGCGACACCATGGGCAAACGCCCTGAGGACAACAACGATATCTGGAAGAAGGAGCCGCCTGGTAAGGTTATCATCTTCTGCCGCTACACCAACTCGGTGAATGCTGTATACGACGCGCTGCCTGAGAAGTACAAGGCAATGGCTGTCAAGTTCACGGGTAAGGAAGTGGACAAGTGGGGCAACCTGAACGCCTTCAAGTCTGACCCGAAGGTGAAGATTCTCATTGCGAACGAAATGGGCATGTCCGAAGGCCACAACCTTCAGATCGCATCGCGCCTGATTCGTGTTGAATCGCCGTGGGGTCCAGGTGAACTCGACCAGTCTGCATCGCGTATCTTCCGTCCTGATCCTAAGGGCGCTGCTGAAGGTGAGATTTACCGCGAAGTCGTGTTCCTCGACTGGGTGCTCGCTGACAACACCATGGAAGTACCGAAGCAGGCACGTCTGATCGCTAAGGTCTTCAACAAGACCCGCTTCGACGAGGCCGAGAACCCGCTGTACAACGACGTGCTTGGTAAGAACGCGCTGCCTGAGGTGAGTCTGTCGATCACCAACGTGCTGCAGGAACGTCCTTCCTTGCATGACTTCCAGAAGTACGTGAACAGCTACGCGCAACTCAACGGCATCATGCGTGCCGAGTTCCACGAAATGCGCGTGACTCAGCCTGCCGAAATGCTGCCTGTTCCTCAGACTCCGGTCATCGAGGGCAGTGCGCAGATCAAGACCCCGTTCGTGTCCGCGCAAAACATCAAGGACCCGAATGGTTGGAAACCGCTGCCGCTGTCGAAGCTGCTGCGCGATCCAGAAGGTCAGCCGTACGTTGACAACCCACAGTCGCTCGTCGGTCAGCCGATGATTACTGACATGGGCAACGGCATGGTTGTCTCGGTCAAGGTCCGCTACGTCGGCACTGCGAAAGAAGGCGTGGTCAACAAGGATCGCCCGATCTCCAGCCTGCAGATCAAGCTCAAGGAAACTGGCGAGCTGGTTACCTTCAACGACATGGGTATTGTCTACGCACCGACTGTCATCAGCAAGAAGGCAATCGAGCAAAACTTCGCGGTGAGCCTGGCTTATCGTAAAGCGGACATTGCCCGTGCAGAGCGTGCAGCGAAGGATCAGGAACTCCTGGACCAGAAGGAAGCTGCGAAAGAGGCACGTCGCAACAAGCGTGAGACGCGCCAAGCCAACGTTCGCGTGCGCTCCATTGACGCTGGCGAGAAACGTTCGCGCAACATCAAGGAAGGCAAGCCTGTCAATCAGGGTGTGAAGTATGACCCTGGCATGAAGATTCCTACGACCGTACGTCGTGAGGATGAGGAGACGGAAGATACTCCGTTGAAGTTGGCCCCGGCATATTACCACGGCTTCCTGACGCTTGAGACTGACGACTTGGATTACACCAAGGCGTTGAAGAAGTTCAAGTTCAAGGAAATCGGCGAGTATGCGTTCATCACCGTGAAGCGTCGTGATCAGGCGAACAAGGTGATGGACTACATCGAGGACAACTTCCACCTGAGCGATCAGACGATCGACCGACTGGATGCGTTCTTCAAAACGTTCGCTAAAGGTCGACGTGGTCTGTATCAGATGGAGCTGGCTTCGCAGCATGAGCTGCCGCACTTCTTCGCCACGCGCAAGCAGATGGTTAAGGATCGCAAAGAGGTCCGCATCTATCCGTTCTTCATGGAAGACAAGGTGATGCTGGTGGTCGACGTTGCTACTTCGCCGATCATCAAGAAGCACATTGGTAAAGCAATCGAAGGTGCAGCGACCAAATGGCAGCTGTCTCCGGGCGCACTGATGTACTTCCCTGCCAACAAGGCTGACTTGAATGCCAAGGTCAAGGAGCTGAAAGCGGCGGGCATCAACATTGCCGAGCCTGACGTGCTCAAGGCAGAGATTGCGGAAATCAAGTTCCGCGCTGCCAAGAAACGCAACTAACTGAGAACGGGGACTTCGGTCCCCTGACTCTTGAGGAGAGTGCAATGCAAATCACCAAAGAGAAGATGATGGCGCAGCAGCTGGTGCTGTTCCATCTCGGCTACTACAAGGGTAACATCGACGGTATCTGGAGCGCCGCCACCATCCAAGCCAAGAAAGACTTCGAGGCCGATGTGTCGTTCCTGCCTGCGTACCCGAACGGCGGCCTGCCTTTCGGTGAGCGCGACAAGTTGCCGAAGAACTGGGTCTATCAGGCCAAGGGTTTGATCGGCCATCGCTCGCTCGACGCTGAGAAGGCGAAAGAAATCATGGCAGACCACACCAAGCGCATCGAAGCCTCGCAAGCCCGTGCGCAGGCAGAAGTTGCCAAGACCGCTGGTCAAGTCCAAACGCCGCAGCCTACTGCCGACGTGAACGACAAGACCACGGTCAAGGAAGAGCGCCTTGTCACCGACAGTCCACAGCGCGAAGACACTGTGCAGTCGAAGACAGCGCGTGCCCAGGTCCTCGAAACCAACGAGGGTAACCACGACAAGAACAAAAGGAACGGCTAAGTGAAACACCCTGCTGAGTTGACCTATGCAGCATTCAGACTCCGGGGTGCCACGCGACGTTACCTGTTCTGCCGTACCGACGAGAAGCCTCACTTCGGTGACAACACGTTCGACTTCCTCGGTTACTTTGGTTTCGGCAGTGGTGAGTTTGGAGGTGAGCACCCACAGCAGTTCGACGGACTGCGCGTCAAGGTGCAAGTCTTCACGGACCCTGAATTCGCTCTGGCCTATATCTCGACGCTGATGACTCAGCCGACGGATGGGTTCAGTGGCTTCTTCACCCACGACGGCTACACGTTCCATGTCGTGACCGAGGACGCAGAGGGTGTTCCACTGACTCACCTGAAAGCGCTCAACTGGCACTACTACACCAACGTTGGCGGCTCCAAGAAACTTGCGCATGACCACATCGTGACCTTGAATCGTCGCCATGTGCTGTTCGCAACCTACGAGGAGCAGAGTGCGTTACTCACGCGCTACGCCAAACTCGCTGGAGTTTTCTAGCACCAAGGCGGCCTTCGGGTCGCCTTTTTCTTTGGAACTGTAAACACACCATAGTCTTTGACTAGAGGTCCGTGACAATGCCGAAGTGCGATCACGTCGAGTTGGACTATACATACTCCAAGAAGTTCCGTAGAGTCGAGAACAACTATGGGTATGTCCGGCTCGCCAAATCTTCCAAGAAGAACGCGAAGAGGAAAATCCTGTTCGTGCTCGATTATGTGCCGACCGAAGACCTACGCTCTGGTCGGATGCTGTCTGGTGCCACTGGTCAGTTGTTTGACAACCTGATCGCCGTGGTCGAACGCCACTATCACTCTGAGGTCAAACTCTCCGAGTGCAACTGGCTGGCTGTGAGTTACAACGCTTTCAAGACTGCTGGCATGCCTGAGCAATTCCGCACAGAAGCCAAGCAGGAGTTTACCGAGCGCATCAACCACATCATCACCGAGTACAAGCCTGACGTTGTGATGACGTTTGGTATGGACCCGCTGCGTGCGCTCAATGGGGAATACATCAGCAAGTTCCGCGACAAGAAAGGCATTCACTGGGAGCACTTCTACGGTGTGCCAATCAAGACGAAGGCCAAGTCTGGTGGCAAGACGCACAAGTACAAGCACGTCAGTTCGTTCAGCCTGAACACGTTGGTGGGTGCCACAGGTAAGGGTGAGCCAATGTACCTAGCCGGGTACGTGGCACGCAACATTATGAACGCGCTGTACGGCAAGCTTCGATACGAAATGCCGAAGCTGGAGTTCAAGACTCGACTGGTTGACTCCATCGAGAAGTTTGACAAGATGATGGAGACTCTGTACGACGCGCCTGTTGTCGCAATCGACACAGAGACCAAGAACCTGAACCGCATCGTGAACCGAATGCTGACTATCCAGTTCGCAGTCGATGAACATGCGGCGTACATCGTTCCTATCGGGCACAAGGACAGTCCTTGGCTGCCTGAGGAATTGAAGTACATCAAGAAGAAGCTCAAGGCCTACTTCGAGCATCGCAACAAGAACAAGGAACACATCTACGCCAACGCCGTGTTCGACCTGAATCGGATTCGCGTTGACCTGGGTGTGCGGCATTTCAAGAATGCCGTGTGGGACGTGTTCGCAGGTGAGTTTGGTCTGGACGAGAACATGAAGATCATGAACTCGTACGGCAACACCTACTACACCTTGTTGAACATCACCATGCAGTACGGGTGCCATGCGTACTACGAGTCGGACTTCGGTAAGGACAAGCGTGCCACGATTGAAACCGTGGACTTGGACAAGCCGCTCCTGAACTACTGTGCGCTGGACGTTATCACCCTGATCCACATTCGTCGCCTGCAGATACAGCGTGCGAAGGACTTTGGCTATCGCAAGTTCAAGTCCATCGTGCGCGAGCAGATCAGCGATATGCTCCACGTGTTCTCCTGTCTGGAGACCAACGGATGTAAGACGGATATCAACTGGTTGTTCTACCTCAAGTCGAACGACAGTCCGATCATCCAGCATCGCGAGGCAGTCATCAAGGCGTTGGAAGAAACGGCAGGTGCCGAGAAGACCAACAACCGACTCCAGAAGAATACCGGCGCGCCAGCGAAAGGTATCTGGGGCAAGACCAAGATGAAGATTTTCAACGTGGCGAAGAAAGCGCACTTGAACATGATGATGTTCGACGTGCTCAAGTTGAAACCCACGTCTGTCGGCAAGAACGGTCAAGGCGCCGTCGACAAGGACTTCCAGAAGAAGTATGCGGACGTCCCAGAGGTCGCGCTGTATAACGAGCTCCAGAAGATCAAGAAAATCTTCAACAGCTACGTCAAGGCGTTCGTGAAGCAATGGGGTTCCGACCCTGATATGCGGTTCGACTCCTGCATCCGACCGTTCTTCAACTTCCGTGACGTTGTGACGGGCCGTACTTCTGCGAAGAAGCCGTCGCTCCACCAGTTGCCAAGTCGAAACGACATTACCGAGTTCATCAAGAAGATGTTCCCGGGACGTGCCGACCTTGGTAAGTTCATCAAGCGATTGTTCATTGCGGACAAGGGCCGTCTGATCCTAAAGATCGACTATGCGGCTCACGAAGTTCGTGGTTGGTCGATCATCACTGGTGACAAGGAAGTAGCTGACCTGTTCTGGCACGGCTTGCGTATGCGTAACCAGTACAAGCTGTTCCCGACGCCTGAGCTTGCGCACAAGATCGCGATGGAAGGTGACGTCCACCGTATCAACGCCGCGTACTTCTTCGGCATGGATATCAACGACGTTGACAAGCCGAAGCGTAACAGCGTTAAGCAGGTAGTCTTCGGTCTGATCTACCAGCAGGGTGTTGAAGGTTCTGCGAAGTCTACTGGCCAGACGGTCGAAGCGATTAAGGCACTGATCAAGGCGTTCTTCAAACGCTTCCCAGTTGGTGCTGGTTGGTTCGACAAGATCAAGAAGAAGGCTGCCGACCAGTTGTTCGTCGAGTCTCCTCTGGGTCGCCGTCGTAACCTGTGGGCGTTCCTGATTCCGAAAGATGCCAAGTCGTTTGATGGTGTGTACGCGGCTACTGGTCGTCGTGCAGTGAACTCGCCGATTCAGGGCATGGGTTCTGACTTCCTCGTGTCTGGTGCTCGCCTGATTGAGCAACTGCGCTGGAAGCACTACAAAGAGACCAAGCACTACCCAGACTTCTACATGACCAACTCGGTACACGACTCCCTTGAGTTCTCGGTTGCTTATGAAGACGTGTGGAACGCGATCCGTATTATCGAACACGGTCTTACCTACGGTGTGATGGACGTCATGGAGAAACGCCATGGCATGAAGTTCCTCGTGCCGCTGGAGATTGACTTCGAGATTGGTGCGAACATCCGCGACTGCGCTGGTTGGGACTACAGCCTCAAGTCTGCCGATCCTGATTTCAAGGACAACGTGGCAGGCAAGAAGCCAGTGGACAAGAAAGGCGAGAAGAAGGAAGACGATGGAAGTATCGAGAACCTGATCTACCAAGCGCTCAAGCAGCAGCGCGACGAGTTCAAGTACGATGTGGACGTCGATGCCGTATTCAAGCAAATCATGTCCAAGCAGTATGTCGATATGCCTGACTGGGCGAAGAAGCAAGCCTGGAACACTGGCATGAAGATGGAAGGCATGAAGAAGGACCCACGCACTACCGACGAGGTGATCGACAAGAAGAAGTCGAAGTCTCTGATGGAGAAGCTGGTCGCCAAGCCTGCCGAGAAGAAAAAGAAGAAGTCCCTTAAGGAGGCTGCATGATACAACACGCGCTGGAGCTGCTCAATGAGGCAGCAACGCTTGACCCGCGCGTGTTTGACTTGTTTGCTGTCAACACTCCCATCAGTCCGCTGGTGGGAGCGACAACCGATATCGAAGTGATGATGGTTGGTCCTGACACGGGCATGCTCAATGCGCTCGGACTTATCAACGGGCTGCTGGCTTCTTCGGGTCAGCGCCTGATCATTCAAACGGAGACAGTCGATGGGCATATTCGGCGCTCTTTCTCCTCCGCCGACATACCGGGATTTGCGGATCGAGGTGAAGTTCAGCGAAGCCTTGATGCACCGGATTCGTCGCTCGGGTGATCGCACTGCGCAAGACCAGATCGAAAACGGAACCATGCGCGACTGGCAAGCTCGCTATCAACAGCGATTCATTGACCTGTGCCAGAGTATGGAACAGGTTGATGTTCTGCGCCACGCCGCCGTGAGTGTAAAGCATATGCTGATGCACCATGTGCGCGATGCACTGGACGGCCATGATATTTCCGTGGGTATGCAACTCGGCGAAGTCATTATCCTATACGCTGACATTACACCCAAGGGCGTCAAGTGTACGACCGTAATGCCTAGCGTGCTGCTACAGTAAGGACAGGTATGAAAATCTCCCAATCTCCGAATCTGCAATTCGAGGCTCAGGCCAAAGAGTTGCAGCAAGCGATCCAAAAGGTAGTGAGCATCACGTCCTTCGTGGACTGTCTCGATACCGAGCGACGCCATGCGATGCTGGTCAGTGATGGCAAGGCTTACATCGTAGGTATTACCCCAGATGCGTTCGCGTGCGTCTGCGTCGGCAAGTCTGCTGGCGGCAAGAACGGCGCGTTCATCTTCGAGCCCGCGAAAGTGCAGGGCCTGATCAAGAATCGTGACGGCCTGTCGATCAGTGGTGACAAAGCCGAGTTGATCGTGCAAGCGCTCAAGGGCAAGTATCGAGCGACTACCGAACTGCAACTGCTCGACGATGCCGACATTGTTCGCCTGAAGGACGTGTTCAATCCGCCGAAGTCCAAGAAGCTCAGCCGTGAAGTTATCAAGGCGATCCGCGAAGGTATCAAAGCCGCATCGCTCACCAACTTCTACACCGACGACATTATCCTTTCGTTCGTCAAGGTCTCCGAGAAGGGTGTGGTGATCGAGTCCGCAGACAACTTCCACCTGAGCCAATACAAGGCGAAAGTGAAGTCTGACGTGACGCTGCGCTTCGCAATTCCAACTCGCACGTTCAACATGCTGGACCGTTTCATCGGCGACAGTGAGCCGAAGATCAGTCTCAACGGTAGCCAGTTGTGCATCCGTGGTGACGACTACGTTGTGTCGGTACCTGAGATTCAGGAAGACGAGTTCAAGTTCAGCATGGTGGCCGAGTTCCTGAAGTCGCTGCCAGCACCGTCCATGACCGTGACGTTCAACCCGGAATCGCTCAAGGCCGTGGACAATATGTTCGCCATCGTCACCGAAGATACCAAGATGGCAATGCAGTTCAAGGACAAGGGCATCAAGATGAAGATGCTCACCAAGAGCGGCAGCGTCGAGGATGCGTGCAAGGCGCAGATCAAAGGTGACCCACGTACCATTCACGTCGACCCGCGCATCCTCAAGGACTTGTTCGACAAGATCAAGGACGACGAAGTGCCGATGAACCTGTTCAAGGCGCGCAACAAAGGTGCGACCTCGACCTTCTGCATCGTCACTCAGCCCGCTAAGGGTGTGCAGTTGACCCAGCTTGGGACCTTCTATGACGAATGACGTGAGCCTGATTTTCAGTCTTGCGGATGAAGTCGAAATCACCAGCAAAAGCATCAACGAGTTTGTCAAGCTGGGCACTGCGCACGATGGCTACCACGCCGCCGTGTTCTTTCGCCCAGTGGTGCAGACCTTACTTCTGATCGACCACAAGAATCCCGTGGTGCTCAATCGGTTCTGCACCATGTACAACTTCGTCAACCGACGCGGTACCGTATACGGGCACCTATTTGTGGTCGACGAGTCCAAGCTGGAGATTGTGGACAACCGCATGATCGTCCGTTGCAACGTCAGGGAGAAGTATGACTTTGAGACCTTGACCATCAGCAACGACAAAACCAAACTCCTGTTCTTCAAGTCAAGCAGTGGATGCTTGCTGACGCTGATCGCAGGGCAAGAAGATTCAGCCTATCTGGTGCGGGAGGGTTAATGAATAAGGTTGATCTGGAGCACGTTCGGAAACTTGTAAAGCGTGACGAGAAGTACAAGCGCTTCCGTGCAGCCGTCGAGAAGAACCCAAATCTGAAACTGGCCTTCGATGACCTGCACGACGAACTCAACTCGATGCACAAGATGCGCCTGACGCGCAGCCTGAATCGGAAGAGTAAGCGCTTCACCAAAGACGTGATCGACGCAATGACCCACGACACCAGTTGTCGTAGCCGTTGCGCAGAGATTCTCATGTCCTGCTTGGCAATCACCGGTGACTTCCAGGACACGCTGAATAATTTGCGTGACTACCTGATGTTGGAGTACGGTGGGAGAATCACCACAGGCCGCAGCTCCAAAGAGGAGAGGCGCCAATTCATGGAGAACGTACTGCGTCCGTTCTTCCGTTACATTCACAAGGTCGAGCAGTTGAAAAAGCACGCCGAGTACCTCGTTGAGGATATTGACAAGGCGAGCTACCGCTTCCGTGATGTTATCGAGGCGATCAAGCTGCTGGGCAAACCAGAGAGTCTGTAATGGGCGAAATCATTGTCCGCGAACGGATGTTCGTGCCATCGCATTTGGTGGACGAGCGTGAAGTAAAGAAGCGCTACATCCATCGGTTCTACGAGGAATCCGCTTGCCGACGCTGTGAAAATCGTCCTGAGCGCCACAACTACATCTGCAACAAGTGCGAAGCCTACAAGGGCAAATCGGTAACGGTCAACCGTGAAATCAAAGGTGACACCGAGTACTTCGGCTTCCCGTTGGGTGATCGCAAGAACATCGCAAAGGTCTTTGGCCTAGATTTGAAGGAGCTCGGCGTTCGTGACCTACGGACCCGGGCTAAACGTCGTTATAACGTCAAGATGGTCGGCTTCAAACCGTACGACTATCAGGAGCCTGCGATCAAGCTCTTGAAGAAGCACGGATACGGTGTTCTCAAGGCACCACCGCGTTCTGGTAAGACGCCGACCATGCTGTACACTGGCATCACGCAGTACAAGTATCGTATTGCCGTGATTGCTGACCAGAAAGAGTTTCTGGAGCAGTTCGTCGACCACATCACCGAGTTCACCAACCTGCCTGATCTGCAGGAGAAGTACAAGAAGAAACTCTACGGCTTTGGCAAGAAGCCGCAGGACTTCGAGGACTTCGAGATTATCGTCTGCACCTACCAGACGTTCCTGAGCGACAAGGGCAAGAAGCTGCTCAAGCTCCTGAACAAGAACTTTGGTCTGGTGTTCATTGACGAGGTGCACAGCTCCGGTGCGAGTGAATATTCCAAGACCTTGAACGAGCTCCGTCAGCGCATCCGCATTGGTGCAACCGGTACCGATGATCGCAAGGACGGCAAGTACAAGATCGTGGAGCAGATCGTCGGGCCTGTGACTGCACTGATTGAACGTGACCAGTTGCAGGCTCAAGTGTTTGTCCACCCAATGGACTTCGTGAAGACCAAAGCTGCCTACAAGGGTCGTGCAGGCTTCACCCGTTGCGTGTCGTTCCTGACAAACCACAAGAAGCGCAACCAGTTCATCGTTGACTGGGTGCTCAAGGACTTGGAGAAAGGCCACAACCTGCTGATCCCAGTGTATCGCAAAGAGCACGTCTGGGACTTGGTCAAGATGATTAACGACCAGTACGGCAAGAAAGTGGCTGACGGGTTCACTGGTGGTGCGAAGAACAAGGCAGACATTACTCGACGCAAAGCCGTACTGGACGATGCGAAGTCTGGTAAGGTGCGTGTGGTAATCGGCATCCGCTCTCTGATGCAGCGCGGTCTGAACGTGCCTCGTTGGTCGATGATCTACTGCGTCATGCCAATCAACAACAAGCCCAACTGGAAGCAGGAGAGTTCGCGTATCCTGACTCCGTTTGAAGGCAAGCGTCCACCAGGTATTCGACTCTTTGTGGACGAGCACATTGGAATGCCGCTTGGTTGCTTTGTGTCAACCTACAAGCAGTGCATGGAATTCAAACACAAGCCTACGGAAGTAGCCCATGAGCGCGCCATCATACTTATGGACAAACACAATAGTCGAAGGAGTGGGCACGGTGGCGGAGGTGAGCAAGCCTTCATGGAAGACACCAAAGCCGTCCGTTCCAAGTTTGGAGGAAGACCTTTCGGGTCGTGAGTTCTTCGAGTATCGCTACGGCGGGTTCATGGCCCTAGGTGGTTTGCCCGCCAAGTTCGATCTTCGTGCTGAACTTTCTGTCCTCAGTGGCTTCATGCAAGAGTGGGCATCGCACACGCGCGTTTGGCAATACATGGTGCGGGATGCACTTAGCCGAGCGCGTGATTGCGTGTTCATTTGCGAAACACCTAGTGGTCGGAAGGCACTCGCCACCTATCTCAACGGACACGCACTGACCGTAATGACGTTGTCCGAATTTGAGCGTACTGTAAACAGACCTGAGATAGTCTACTGCCCTGTGCGTCCTGCTAACATAAACGACGCCAAATTGGATGCGTTGTTGGACGCACACGAACTACACGTCATAAGGTCCGAGGACTATGTCCAGAAAAGATTTCTTAAAGAACTTGGACAGCGATCTGCAAGCAGAGCTGCCGCCCTCCAAGCGAGCTACACCAACGTCCGAATCCGATATCAGGATGGACTTCAAGTTCGACACGCAACGTCAGAACCTCTTGAAGTCGCGCGGCGTCGATGGTCATGCGTTTAGCCTCGCTCGCTCTCCGTTCCAAGTTGAGGAAGCGCTGATAAGGATCAAGCCAGTCGTGCGCAACATCGAGAACCTGGTGAAGAATAACCAGATCGAGTTGGCACCGAGTTCGATCACGTGGTTACCTGAAGGTTTCGTTCTGCGATCCATCAGCGTGAAGAAGCAGATCAACGGCATCCAGAAGGTGCTGGACAATCCTCTGCACGGCAACTACACGATGGCAATTGGCAGTTACCCGAGCGACGTGCGCGCCAAGGTGCTTGCAGCCAACTTCATGAACCGTGCGATTGACGCGCAGATGAAGGGTGTTCACCGTGGTCGTGCATATCCACTCTGGCACCCGCTCATGGGCAACCAGTGGGATTCACTGCGCGATGCACGCGAACCCGAGAACATGAGTATGCTGGTCATCACCAACGTTGGTGTTGACAGCAGCCGTACCAAACTGGAGAAGCTGCGGGACTTGCTGGAGAAGTTCAACAACATCCCGAAGATCGTCGTGGTAAACGGCATCGACCCAGTCACCTTTTTCGCCGAGCGCGTGCGCTTACCTCTCAAATACGCCTTCTACCTCAGTGCTGAGCAGAAGGCCTCGATCTTGGACATTTAAATGTTACTAGACGAAATCGACGAAATGGTTGAGCAGATCAACTCTGCCCAACGTGGAATGGAAAGGGTGTATGCCATTTACCTTCCACACTACCCAGTCGAAGCAGCAGTCATCGACGACCTGAACCGAGCCATCACTGCGCAGATGGTGGACGAACAGTCCGCACCTAAGCACGGTACGATCGGCGGTGCAGTGGTTCCAGTAAGTGGTGTGATCGACCTGAGCCACGAACTCCGTGAAGACGCCGATGCCTTGCGTAAAGAGCTGGAAGCGCAGGAACTGGCACAGGCCGAGATTGATGAGGCCATGCAGGCACGGATAGAGAAGAATCGGCAGGAGCGTCTGGAGAAGTTTAAGACGGAGAACATCCGTGCGACTTACCGACGCCTATGCCAGATGTGCCATCCAGATAAGTGCAAGCGATTCTCCTACACGGAGACTGCCAAGCTGCGCGAAATCCTAAACATGGCCCAGGATGCCTACGCTCGGAAGGACCCATACGATCTGGAGACCGCCTACATCCGTGCGCTGTACGTTCGGGGTGAAGAGGAGAAACTCTCCAAGGATATGCGCCATGTTGTTGAGGAGAAGCACCGTAACCTGACGCTGGACATGCAGGCAACTGCCATGCACAAGCTCTACACGGTTCTCCAGTTCCATGTCCAGAAGCGCCAATACGATGCCAAGGTGGCATTCAAAACATTCGTGGACGACTATATCGTTCGCTTGAAGCAAAAACTCGGGGCCTAGTGCCCCGTTTTTCGTTTCCGTCAACCTGAATACGGTGTGCTAATTTACAGCGTACAATGTCAGTCACGTGGCCAAGTACCATAGACGGTTGTCCTGTGTTTCCATACCAACTATATTCAGAAACTGTTGACGGAGACCTAACATGGTCAGTAAAGCAGTGCATCCAAGCGCTGGTGTGTATCCGATCGAAACGGATATGTCCACCCGTGCAACCGCCGCAGCGACTTCGATCGTCGGCGTCGTAGGTGAAGCGTCCATCGGGCCTGTCGGTGTTATCACCGATGTGTTTGACAACGAAGACCTGCGTTCCAACTTTGGGCAACCCAATGCCCAGAAGTACGGCTTCGCGCTGTACTGTGCCGCCCAAGCCCTGGGTCAAACCAAACGCCTGAAGTTCCTGCGGGTCGTCAATAAAGACGCTCTCACCGCCGGTGCATACTTCACGGTGGATGACCCGGCTCAGAACATCCCTGAGATTCGCGTCACCGTGTTCGACGATGGTGGCAACACTCCTCTGGGCGTGTACGATCCCCTGAACAATCTCGGTTTCACCGCCGACCAGGCTGGCGTTGAGCGCATCCTTGCATACTTCGTTGCGTCCAACCCAGGCGAGTGGAACGACCAACTGAGCATCAAGATTCGTCCGGCATGCCCAGCAGGTGTGGACATCAGCGACGAGCGCCACTACGATCCGTACAAGTTCTACGTGGACGTCTACCTGAACTACAAGAACGCCAACAGCCGTCCTGTGGAGAGCTTCTACGTCTCCCGGAAATACGAGCTGGACGGCAACGGCAACCAGATGTTCATCGAGGATGCGATCAACCTGTCCTCGAAGTACATCCGTGTCAAGCACAACTCCTTCTGCGGTCCTGTGAAGATCAAGAAGGAAGCGTTCGAGTTCATCAAAGGCGGTAGCGACGGTACTCGCCCAACTGACGCGCAGATCATCGCGGCCTGGGAAGAGTTCGCCGACGCGGAAATCGTGGACGTCAACATCCTGTGCAACGCTGGCTACACCATTCCAGCGATCCAGCGCAAGATGGTCAGCATTTCCGAGAACCGTGCTGACTGCTTGGCGGTGCTCGACGTGCCGGACAAGGAATACGAAGCGGCACGTGCCGTGAACTACTCCGTGAACACGCTCAACGTGGACAGCAGCTACGCAGCCCTGTACGCGCCGTTCGTGCAAATCCGCGACACGTACAACGACAAGTACATCTTCATTCCGCCGTCTGGTCATGTGTGCGCTGCGATGGCCTACACCGATCACCAACGTGCGGTGTGGTTCGCCCCTGCTGGTCTGGCACGCGGCACCATCAAGATCACCGGCATCCGTACCAAGTACAACCAAGGTGCGCGTGACGCTCTCGATGCTGCCCACATCAACCCGATTCGCAACATCCCGGGTCGTGGCTACGTCATCATGGGCCAGGAGACTCTGCAAGCGTTCGCGTCTGCGTTCTCCAACATCAACGTCCGCCGTCTGGTCAACTACGTCAAGAAGTCGATTGCTTCGGCGTGCACCGTTGAGAACTTCAACCCCAACGACAGCTACACTCGCTTGTCGCTGGTGAACATCTGTGGCGACTTCCTGCGTCCGATCAAACAAGGTCGGGGTCTGTATGATTTCGAGGCCGTGTGTGACAGCCGCAACAACGTTGCAGCCGACATTGCCAATGGTGACCTGATGCTGGACGTGTACCTCGATCCAGTGATCCCAGCCAAGCGCGTCCACCTCACCTCGCACATCATGCCGACTGGCACGTACTTCGACGAAAACTAAGGGGCATTGCAATGTCTGAAAAACGCCTGGAAACTCTGATTGACGACCTGCAGAGTGCCGCCAATCTCCAGAACCTGGACGCACTCAACCCAATCGTTGTGCGCCTCTCGCATCCAACCAACCGTACCGTGACCGTGATCGCGTGCGCGCAGAAAGAGCCAAGCACCCTCGTGCTGCCTCTGAACGTGACTTGGATCGACTTCGACCCGCTGAGCCTGAACTACCGCAAGGCTCTGCGTCGCGTCTCCAAGGAAGCTGACACGGTCACCGGCCGGGATCATACCTGGGAAATCATCGAGACCTACGACGAGGTGTTCGTCACCCAGTTCTACGATGACGCCGATACCGCGCTGCTGACCACGCAGAACCCGGTGCCTGCCGCCAGCACTTCGATCATGGGCGTCGCTCGCCTGTCGTATGCTCCACAGGTATCGAGCAACCCTGTGGCCGTGGCTGAAGGTGACCCGCGTCTCTCCGATGCCCGTACGCCGAAAGCGCACACCCACGAAGAAGTGCCAGCTACCCAGATCAAGACTGCCAATGGCGTCGTGACTGTCTCGGGTAGTGAACAGCCAGTTCCGGGCGCCGCCTTGGTTGCAGATAGCGCGACTACTGCCCGGTGGCGCAAGCTGACCACTTCGGACATCCAGAACTGATCGGAGATCATCTATGCCAACGCCAACACTCGCTGAGTTTGTAGCTCAGACCGTGGCGCTCGCTGACTACCGCAACCTTGCACGGGAGAACCCAATCCCCGTGCAGTTGCCGCTCGGCAATGGTGAGAACATGATTGTTGTGGTTGCCTTCATGGAACCCAACAACGTCACCCTGCCGTTCAACGTCAGCTGGATCGTCGTTGATCCAGACAGCGCTTCCTATGGTAAGGTCCTGCGTCGTACTTCGGCGCTGCCTTCCGTGGGCTTCCGTAACACCTGGCAGGAACTCGACACCTTCGAGGACCTGATCGCAGAGCAGCAATATTGGGATTTCAGTAGCGGCTTCAACCTCGGTGAAGTAGACGTTCCGCAGGTAGGTGCTGCGACTCTCGACGTTCGTGGCCTCGTAATCCTGAACCGTGAATATACGCCCGATCAAGACAGCCCTGTGGTTGTCGGCGGTAACGATCCGCGTATGAGCGATGCGCGTGATCCCCTTCCACACACTCACCCGAAGCTGCCGATCACCATGATTCGCGGCGCAACGGGCGTCAACTCCTGGCTCGCCAAAGTTGGTACCAGCAACACGCCGAAGCCAGGCGAAGTGCTGACCATCACTGGCCCAGGTGCTAAAGACGGTGAGTGGATCGGTGAGTGGCGTCGCCCAGTCAAGGCTGACCTCGTTTACGACGGTCCAACCTTCGACGAACTGGAAATCGTTGGCCCAGAAGGCAACACGCTGGACGAGACCGTACCGTTCACCTTCAAGGCGAATGCGAAGTTCAGCGACGGTAGCGTGCTGAACAACGTGCAAGGTTCGTGGGCTGTCATCGGTAACGGTGCGTACGGCTCCATCAGCAACCAGACTGGTATCTTCCAGTCGCTGGACATTGACGAGGACCAAGTGCTGCGCATCGAGGTGCGCTGGACTCATCCTGAAAGTGGCCAGCTGCGCGTGAAGTACGTGGATATCACCATCGTCGACAAGACCATCAAACTGGTGCTCACCAGCATCGAACTGGTGGGTGTCAACGAGCTGGAAGAGAACTCGATTGCGACCTACTCGGTCATCGCGCACTTCGACGACGGCACCAGCGCCGGTGTTACTCCAACCACCTTCACCTCGTCCAACCCTGGCGCTGGCACGTTCAACAGCAAGACTGGTGTGCTTGAAGTTGGCGAGCTGACTACCGATCAGACCACGACCATCGCTGCGACCTACGCTTTCAACGGCGTGACCAAGGACGCGAACCTGACCGTGCGCTGCATCGACACCACCATCTACCCTTCGTCGGCTGTGATCGTTGGTCCTGCAGAAGTAGACGAAGGTACCTCGACCAACTTCACTCTGCGCGTGACGTTCACCAACGGCACCCAGAAGGACGTTGCAGTCACCGACTGGCGTTCGAGCGACGAAGAAGCTGGCACCATCAACCCGTCCAGCGGCGTCTTCGAGGCACCGAACAACCTGTTCGAGGACAAGGCTACCACGCTGTCCGCTTCGTACACCCTGGAAGGTCGTACCGTCAACGGCAGCCGTCAGATTCTGGTCAAGGACACCACTGTCTACCCACGTAGCGCAGTGATCCTCGGCTCGGCGGCAATCAACGAAAACACCGTGACGCAGTACCAGTTCCGTGTTTCGTTCAGCAACGGCACCACCAACGTTGTCACCGTCAGCAACTGGGCTCTGTCCAACCCTGCGATGGGTACGATCAACAAGAACACCGGTCAGCTGGTCGCAGCTACCGACGTGCAGCAAGACACCAAGGGTAAGGTCTCTGCATCGTACTCCGCCTTCGGCCAGACTGTAACCGCCGAGCTGGAAGTCACGATCAAGGATATCACCAACTACCCGGTGAGCGCTCGCGTCGTGGGCAACGCCCAGATGAACGAGAACACCACGCAGACCCTGACGTTCGAGGTTACTTACCTCGATGGCACCAAGGTGAACGAGCCAGTGACCAACTGGACCTCGACCAACAGCGGTGCTGCAACGATCGGTGCTGCAAACGGCCTGGTGACTGCTGCTGTCAACCTGCAAGCGAACGGTACCACTACTGTGGCCGCGTCGTGGAGCAAGTACGGCCGCACCGTGACTGCGGACATGCTGCTTACCGTCCGCGATATCACCAACTACCCGGTGAGCGCCGTCATCAACGGCCAGGCGACTATCAACGAAGGCTCGACTGCTGACTACACTCTGGCAGTTACCTTTGCTGATGGTACCACTTCGAACCGTTCGGGTAACTGGGCGATCACTGGCGGCAACGGTGCCAGCGTCAACACTTCGGGTCGCGTAACTGCGCCTGCAAACGTGGACGTCAACACCCCAGCGTCGCTGACCGCGTCGTACACCCTCGATGGCAAGACTGTCACCGCTTCGGCGAAGACTATCACCATCATGGACACCACTGTTTACCCAAGCAGTGCGCGTATCCTGGGTCCGAACTCTCTGCCTGAGAACACCAGCCAGACGTATCAGCTGGAAGTGACCTTCACCGATGCGACCAAGGCCATCGTGCCAGTCACCAACTGGAAGTCGTCGGTTATCTCGACTGCGACCATCGGTGCCAACACTGGTGTGCTGAACGGTCTGGACACCACTGGCAACAAGGTGACCAAGATCACTGCGTCGTATACGGCGGCTGGCAAGACTGTAGGTGCCGAGCTGGACGTTACCGTGACTGACTCGACCAACTACCCAGTTTCGGCTGTCGTAGAAGGTCCTGACTTCCTCGACGAAGGTGACACTGGCAACTACGTGCTGCGCGTGACGTTCACCGACGGTACCAGCTCGCTGGTAGGTGTAATCGACTGGGCTTCCTCGAAGACCTCTGTTGGTGTCATCAACCCAACGACTGGTGCACTGGCGACCAACGCAAACCTGAAGGCTGATGATAGCACCAAGGTAAGCGCGTCGTACACCGCGTCTGGTATCACCGTGAGCGCTGAGAAGAACGTGACTGTCCGCGACAAGACCGTTTATCCAGTGAGCGCAAGCATCACCGGTGGTGCCGTGGTGGACTCCTTGAAGACCGAGCAGTACGAACTGCGCGTCACCTTCGAAGACCAGACCACTGTCGTGATGCCAGCTACCGAGTGGCTGTCGAGCAACACCAGCACTGCTGGTACCATAGACGCGAACGGCCTGTTCACTGCCAAAGAGAACAAGTCGGGTACCAACATCAACACCATCCTGACTGGCAAGTATACGCTGGACGGCGTGACGGTTACCGCGACGAAGACCATCGCTGTGCATGACGTGACGAACTATCCAGCGTCCATCGCGATCACCGGCCCGAACTCTGTGAATTCGTCCGCTGCGAACGGTGCAGGTAGCGCGCAGTATCTCGCCAAGGTAACGTACCTTGACGGTACCAGCGCTGATGTAGTTGGTACCTGGGCTGTTGAAGGCACCACGCCTAGCGATCCAATCGGCAGCATCAACGCATCTGGCGTGTTCACTCCGAACCAGAAGCCTGGTGGCACTACCCGCAACATCACGGTGAAGGTCGCCTATACCGAGTTCGGTCGCACCGTCAACGGCACGAAGTCTGTGTCGCTCGTCGTTGTACCAGTACCGTCGTCGCTCGCTATCAACGGTCCAGCTACCGTGAACAGCGATAGCAGCGGTACCTACTCGGCCAAGGTAACCATGACTGACGGCAGCGTCTCTGACGTACTGGCCACCTGGTCGACAACTGCCAGCTCCACTGTGGCAACTCTGGCGACTGATGGTACGCTGGCTGTCAAGCACCTGAGTGCTGACACTGCAATCCCGCTGCACGCGACTTACACCGCAGCTGGTATCACCGTAGCCGCCGATAAGACGGTCACTGGTAAGAAAGCAGTTGAGCTGGCTTCGATCACTGTATCGGGTCCGACTCAGTTGGCATCGGGCGCCACTGGCAAGTATGTGGTAACTGCGAACTTCACTGATTCCACGACTCAGGATGTGACCAGCACTGCCACATACAGCACCAGCGTTGCTTCGGCCGGTTCGTTCTCGCAGTCGACCAAAGGTGATTTCAACGCGGCCAACGTGTCTTCGGATACTGCGACTGTGCTGACCTTCAACTACACCGCAGCTGGCGTGAGCAAGCAGGCAACTGCGAACCTGACAGTGAAAGCAGCCGTTGTCTCGGGCAACAATCGTCCACGCTTCGGCGTAGCGATGTTCTCCGACACTGACTTCACTGGCGGCAAGACTGGCACGAACGAGACGTACAACATCCCGTACACTCGCTGGTCTGGCATTCAGGACTTCGGTGACAAGGTGATGACCAACGTCCTGCCGCTGGGTACTTCGGGCGAGACGTTCAACATCAACATCGGCGATGCACAGTATGGCTACTTCATGCACTTGAAGTCGCTGGGCCGTGCGACCTTCACCGATCAAGCGATCAACGTACCGGGCGGCTTTGGCGGTATTCAGTGGACGCCAGAGGGCGAAGTTGGCGACAACTACGACCCAATCGAAGTCACCTACGATTGCCACGATGGCAACGGTCCTCAGCAGTGGCTGGTGTACCGTACGGACTGGGATAGCCTGGGTGCGGTCACCTTCAAGGTTACTTACGCTTGATAGGTTAACCATCACAGGAGGGGCCTTCGGGTCCCTCTTACTTGGAGTTCGCTATGCCACTTTATGCCTCCGGCTTTTTCATCCCTTCGAGTGCGGGTATCCCGTATATTCTCGAAGACGTGTATCAGAAGGGTGGCTATCGCTCAGTCGCAACCGTAGCCGAGCGCGATGCCATCAAAACAGCAGCACGAAAGCAGGGTATGCTTGTCTACGTTCGCGAGGACAACACCCTGTACGAAATCCCAGGTACAACCCTAGCGGGTGCTGATGCCTGGAAGAAGTTTGACGCCCGCAAGTATGTTGGCTTCGACTTCAAAGCTCCGCTGGCCATCAGCGAAGAATTCGAGGTCTCCATCGACGAACTGCGCCTTGTGCCAGAGATGGAAGGCGTTGAAAAAGGTAAGGTGCTCGCTGTTGGTGAAAACGGCAGTGAGTGGATCGACGGCCTACCAGCTGGCGGTACCACGGGTGATGCGATTGTTCGCAATGCCGAAGGCGCTGCTGTATGGGCCAAGGTCAGTGGCTTGCCATCTACCGAAGGTGTTGACGAAGGCTCTGCGCTTGTTGTTGGCGAAGACGGTAATGCCAAGTGGGGCGAAGCTGCAGGCGGTAAGCGTGCGCGCTCCGTACTCAACTCTACCTACCTGAACGTCGGTCAAGGCGCCAGCGTGCAAAACACCATTCAGGTGCCTAGCCCAACGCTGATGATCCTCAAGCTCTCTGTGGATCAGCCCGACATTACTGTCGAGTTGCACAGCAGCCCAGCGTACAGCGACACCAACCCGTACACCTTCACCTCCAGTAACCTCAAGCTGGAAGACGACGGCATCACCACCTTTGAAGATGGTGGTGAAGTTGTCTCGCGTCGCTACGGCTTCTGGTCGGCAAACAGCGGTGGTGACAACAAGGTGTATGTCCGGATCACCAACGCGGGCCAAGCACACGCCGCAGTTGCGCTCCAGATGACTGTACTTCCGATGGAGTAATGTAATGCAGTGGACAGCCGAAGCTAAGGTAAAAGACCTGGCGACGCTGACTTGGTACACCTTCGAGGGTGACCGATCAGTCAAGCTCGGCGCCGACAAGGAATTCAACCAGAAGCACCCTCTCGTGGTGCGTCCGGGCGAGCTGGTCGGCATGAAGCAAGCGACTCGTGGCTCAGGCGCAGGTAACTACCAAGTTGTCCTGGGTCACGCACTGCACGTCCTCTTCCGTAACGTGCCTGAAGCCCAGATCAACAAGATCATCAAGAAGCTGGTGAAGTACAAAGGCAAAACGCCTGAGCACAACCAGCTTCTCGATGGGCAGAAGCGCGTGAAGAAGGTGACCATCAGTGACAAGGTCAGCTCCGACAAGCAGACTGACGACCTGTTCAAACCTACGGGCACGATCAGGGAAAACACCATGTATGACCGTGCCAACTATCAGTGGCGCAAAGTCATCCATGCTGGTGCCAAAGTCAAGTCGCTGAAACAGGGCCGTAGCAAGTACACGACCCAAGAAGGCGATATCATCGGTCTGCGTTACATGACCAAAGCCCGTGGCGGGTTCGTTATCCTGCCGAACGAGCAGCGTGTCAACATCAGTCACGAGACCTACATGGAGCTTGTATCTGGTGCACGCATTCTGCCAACGAGCAAACAGCAGAAGGGTTTGGTGATTCTCGCCGATCTGAAAGCTGGTCAGCCCAAGCAGACGCGCATTCGCAAGCCCAAGGAAACTGCGGTTGCTCCACGTGAAGCTATCTCACCGAAGTCGCCAAGTCGCATCAAGCGCGATATCCACGATGACCTTGTCAGCAATCACGACATTGACGACGATGAAATCGAGGACGATGAGGACATCCACGAGATTCCTCTGGACGAGCCTGAAGTGCCGAAGGGTCACCAGCCTAGCCAAGTGCTGAAAGTTGGTGCCATCGTGCAGTCTGCCAAGCGCCCGAGCAACGAGTTCGTTGTAGTCGATGCCACAAAGCACGAAGGCTACACCGAGTTTGCGCTGTACTCGGTAGCGAAGAAGGATGTGCGCAAGTTGCGCCTCGCAGACGGCGTCGATATGGCGAACTACAAATCTGTATCGGTGAAAGGCGAAGCCACCAAATCGGAGTTGGCGGCAGGCAAACGAGCCTTCAATGGAGCTGTAAAGAACAAGAAGTTCACCACCGCATCCATTCACGATTAGTGAGTCCACATGAACCTCGCGCAGATCAAACGGAATCCAAGAGCAGCAGCCCAGGGTATGACTCTGGGCGAGTTGCGTAAGCTCCTCCAAAAGTTCGACTACGAGTACCACGACCAGAACAAGCCAAGCGTAGGCGACAAAGTGTACGACACCCTGCGCGATGTTCACGACGAACGCGCCAAGAAGCCGTATGCTCGCGTCGGCTCCAAATCCACTCATGTAGCGCGCCGCACTAAGCTGGCCGTTGCCATGGGTAGTCTTAGCAAACTCAAGCCCGGCTCGTCCGGGCTTTTGGCGTTCTTGGAAAAAGGCCCATTCGTTGTCAGCGACAAGGAAGACGGCATCAGCCTGCAGTTGGTGTATGAAAACCATGTGCTGGTGAAGGCAGTACAGCGCGGTGACGGTAAGATCGGCACTGATTCGTCTGGAGTAATCCCGGCGTTGAAAGTGCCGCATCGCGTCAAGCCGAAAGACCTGATTGTGCGTGTCGAGTTCACCATGAGTGAGCAGACCTTCAATCGACATTTCAACAAGGAGAACGGTGGCGAGTACGACAACCCGCGTAACGGCGCTGGTGGCCTGCTCAACCGTAACCAACCGACGACTGCGATCACCAAGGTCAAGTGCATTGCGCACGAAATCATGGCTGGTCCAAATGCTCGCGTTGCACCCTCCAAGCAGTTCGCATACCTCAAAGCTCTGGGCTTCGACGTAGTACCACACAAGGTCTACCCGAAACTCAACGAGACCATCCTCACGAATCTCCTGAACATCCGTCGCACTCGCGCCAAGCGTGCAATCGACGGCATCGTGGTTGCACAAGACCGCTCGTACACCGTTGTCGGTAAGTATCCAACACATTCCTTCGCCTTCAAGATCAACGATCTGGAAGCTGCTGTGGAAGTACCTGTGCTGGACGTCGAGTTCAACGAGTCGCGCTATGGTCGCTTGGCACCACGCATCCTGATCAAGCCAACTCGCATTGGCGGAGTCATGGTCGAGCACTTCACTGGGCACAACGGGTTCTACATCGAGCACGGCTACACGTCGAAACTCAAAGACTCCAAGATTCCATACGAGCCACGCCCGATCAACAAGGGTGCAATCATTCGTTGCGTGCGCTCTGGTGACGTGATTCCGTACATCGTGGAAGTTGTCAAGGCCGCCAAGAAGCCTGCACAGCCAAGTGTCGCGTTCGAGTCTGATGGTGTGCATTATTACGCTGTTGAAGGCGGTGACGACCGTAAAGCCAAGTCGCTGCTCAACTTCTTCACGGCCCTTGAAGTGGATGGATTGAAGCGTGGCACCATCGACATTCTGATCGACAATGGCTTCACCACGATCAAGAAGATCATCAACGCCACGGCAGCCGACTTCGAGGAGATTCCTCGTTTCGGTCACTCCAAAGCCGTGACGCTGGAGCGCAACATCCGTAACAGTCTTGCCAAGAATGCAACACTCGCCAAGCTCGGCGCAGGCAGTGTGCTCTTCGGTGATAAGTTCGGTGAGTCTCGCCTGAGTGATCTGTTCAAAGCCCTCCCAGGTATCGTCTATGCGGACTGGAGTGAGAAGCGCATGATCGAGGAGATTCAGCGCGTCAAGGGCTTCAAGGAATTGGCTGTCACCGCAGCGAAGGTGATGCCCAAATTCCGCCTGTTCCTGAAGAAGCTGGACGTCAAGGTTGTGCAGCCCAAGCAGACCCGTATCACTGGCCACGCAATGCGCAACATGGCTGTCCTGTTCACCTCTGTGCGCGATAAAGAACTGGCTGAATGGATCGTGGCGAATGGTGGAAAGATGGCATCCAGTGCCAAATCTGCTAATTTACTCATTGTGAAAGACGAGTACGTATCCAACAACAAGACGGAATACGCCAAGGACAACGATATCCCGGTCATGTCCGTCGACAAGTTCAGAACCAAGTACAAGGTGCCCTAATGGCCAAGATTCTCATTGGTGCTGACGATAGCTTCAAGGCCGTTGCGTCCGACGACGATCCGGACTGGAAGACGATTCAGAAGCACCCGTACTACAAACATGCGACGGAGATTCTCCACTCGGAGGGTCTTCGTCCAAAGGGTGTGCGTGGTTACCCGCGGCTCATGGAGCTGCTGAACGGTTACGACAACACGCACGACAAGAAAGCTTTGGTCACCACTGACTCGAAAGCCGTCCAGCACTTGAAGCGTGATCTGGCCATCGGCCTGGAGAAGCTCAAGGTTGCTCGCGCCCGCCTCGCCAAAATGCCTGACAGTGCCGATGAAGCAGCACACGACGACGCAGCTCGCGAAGTCCGTAACGCTCAGCAGTACGTCGATGGTATCCGCAAAGGCCTCTCCCGCCTTAAGAAAATCTAAGGAGTTATTCATGGCACTTCTCACCATTCGCGCCGACGGCTCCTTCGAGGCCATCGCGATGCAAGATACCTACGCGTCCAAGATCAAGGCGTACAAGACTCTCATCAAGTCCACTCAGACTGGTATCAAAGAACGCAAAAAGAAAGTCGAGCCGTTGAAGCGCATTGCTGCGCTCAAGCTGCGCCTGCAGCACGTACCGCCAAGTCAGAAAGAATCCATTCGCAGCAAGATCAGCGCCGAGCGCCAGAAGCACGCACTGTCCACAAAGGACACAGTGCTCGGGATGCAACGCCAGATCACCAAGCTTGAAGGGCAGATCGCCAAGCACGAAGACCGTATCGCCCGCCTGACTCAACAGGAAGCTGATGCCAAAGAGCGTGCCAAGGTACGCAAGGCCAAAGAAGCCTTGGCGCCCAAGCAGCCGAAAGTGAACATCGGTGGTCCCGGCATCGGTGGTGCTGGTGCGAAGATTCCACGCACTCCGAAAGATCCTGCTGCCAAGTTCGCGCAGCAAGCCAAGACCGCCTCTGGCAAGTTGAAGCACACCGTCAAGGTGACCCTCGACAAGCACGAAGCTCAGGCACTCAAGCCTGCGCCAAAGCCAGTAGTCAAGCCGACCGCGTCTACCAAGAAGCCAGCGAAGGTGCTGACTCACAAAGACGACAAGAACGCCACTGCGATCAAGAACACCCTGACCAAAATCTACGCGCTCAAGAAAGAGCTGGCGAACGCCACTCCTACCAAAAAGCCGCACATGCAAGCCGACCTGGCGAAGCTGCGCGGTGCGCTGCGTGAACTGCGTAAGGGTGCTACAGCCGAAGGTAAGCCGAAGCTGCCAGCCGAAGTCAACGGTCGTCGCGTCAAGCAAGTGAAGCCTGTCAAGCCGGTTGCTGTTCCTACTCCGAAGACCAAGAGCATGGGCACCACGCCAGAAGCGCGCGCCAAGCTGGAACGCATGTTGGAGAAAGCCAAGGCTGAGGCCAAAGAATTGCGCAAGCGTGTCACCGCAGCCAAAGGTCAGGGTCCGCTGTACGGTAAGCTGAGCATTCAACTGCAAAGCCTGAATGCCAAGATCATTCGCCTCGAAGGCAAGATCAAGCAGAAGTAAGGCCAGATAGCGGCTCGCAACGGGCCGCTTTCCACAAGACCAAGGAATAGCACAGCATGGGCAAGATCATCATTCGCGCGGACGACTCCTTCGAGGCTGTTGCAGCACGCGCACCAAACTCCACCCACGAGCACAAGCAGCACGTCACCAATCTTACCAAAGACTTGAAGATCGCCAAGGATATCAAGAAGCAACGCACCGCCGAAGAAAAGGCACGCGATACGCTGGCGAAACTCAAGCACGCTCCGAAGGTTGCCGGTAACATCGCCAAGCGCGACAAGGCGAAGCAAGCCGTGGCTGATGCCAAAGAGCAAGTGCGCGCTCTCAAAGGCAAGCTGTCGAACCAGCGCCACACTGATCCGGACGAAGTAGCGCAGAAGCTGGCGCATGCCAAAGAAGCGCAGAAAGAGCACAGTACCACTGTCCGTACTGCGTCCAAGGAACACGCCGCTGGCCGTGACGTCATGCGCAAAGACGTCCTCAAGAACAAAGACGCTTCCATCCGCACCTTGCAGAAGCATATCACGTCTCTGGAGCGCGCAAACGAAGCGGGCAAAGGCGATGAAGATGACTTGATCCATCGCATTCGCAGCGCCAAGCGTGACGTTCGCAAACTCGAAGCTGGCAAGGCACCTGACCTGGTCTACAGCGGTCACCTGTTCGAGAAGAAGAAAGCCACCAAGGCAACGCCTGCTGCACCGTCGGCCGACTATGATCGTGAGCGCAAAGAGCTGATGACGCGCTTCAACCAGATCGGTCGGGCTGTAGAAGCGGCCAAGCGCAAGGTTGCCAATGCGCGCACTACCGAGTCGAAAAACATGGCGGCCAAGGAGCTCAAAGCTCTGGAGAAGTCCTACAACTCCACTCGCATTGCACTGACCAAAATGAAGCCATCGGCTGCGCAGCGTGCAAAAGACGAGGCTGCCAACGAGCGCAGCAAGAAGGCCGCCACGCGCGTACACCGCAAGCAAGTGGATTCCGACAAACGCAAAGCTGCCGAATACGGTCGCGATGTGAAGCTCGGTCTGCGCGATTCGCGTTAATCACTACCTGTCCATAAGGAACCCATCATGGGCAAGATCATCATTCGCGCGGACGATAGCTTCGAGTCCGTTGCTGCTGCAAAGCCGGCGAACCTGAAAGAGCACCAAGAGCGCGTCAAGGAACTCAAGAAAGACGTTTCCATTGCGACCAAGATCGCAAGCCAGAACAAAAAGCTGGACACGTTGAAAGAAACGTTGGCCAAGCTGAAAGGTAATGGCACTCGTCGTGCTGTCACACCGCAGGCAACAAAAGCCCGCATCGAAACCGTGCGAGGCAAGATCAAATCCGTACGCGAAGTCATCAAAGCGCTTAAGGGTGAATTGTCTACTCCTTTGAACGCCAAACTGGAGCGTGCGACTGAGCAGCTTACCAAAGCCCAGCAAGCAAAAGCCGATCACTCCAAGCGTCACCTTCCGCGCAACCAGAAGACACCACGTGCAGGCGATAGCGCCACGGTACAGCGCAGCGAGAAAGCATCCCGCGCAACGCAAGGTGGTGCAGGTCGCCCATTCTTGCGCCGCAACATTCGCAAACTAGCAAACCAAATCGCAATCACAAAACGCCAAATCAGCGACGCTAAGACACCGCGCGCACGCAGAGAACTGGAAGCGTCGCTAGCCAAATTGGAGACCTCACTCAAGAGTGCTCAGACGAGCTTGCGTAACAGCAAGCCTGTCCGCAAAACAAGCTGAAAGCGCCTCGTTAATCGACAACTGCTATCTCCATGAGAAGCTAACCCGGAGTTACCCGAATGAAACTCGCCGTATACGCAATTGCAAAGAACGAAGCCAAGCACGTCTCTCGCTGGTTTGAAGGCGTCAAGGACGCTGACGAAATCGTTGTGCTGGACACGGGCTCGACAGATGGTACCCAGCAGGCCCTCAAGTCGCTGGGCGTCAAAGTCAGCTCCATGGCATTTGAACCCTTCCGATTCGACACGGCGCGTAACTCCGCCATGAACCTCGTCAGCATGGATGTGGATTACTGCATGTTCATTGACCTTGACGAGGTCATGGAGCCGGGAAGCATTACCAAGATCAAGGAACTGATCTCCAACCGTTCGCACCACATGTACGCGGTGCGTCTGGTCTTCCAATACGATGAAGCGCGCAAGCCCATCGTCTCCTATCTGCGCGAAGCAATCCACACGCGCCACGGTTTCTACTGGAAGTATCCAGTGCATGAGCTCCTCGCTTGCTACGAGAACTACACGTACAAGGAACTTCCGATCGACGTGTTCCATGAGCCAGACAACGACAAGCCGCGTTCGTCCTACCTTGAACTCCTGCAAAAGGGTGTCGAGGAGAATCCAGACGACGCACGCATGGTCCAGTATCTCGGCCGTGAGTTCATGTACCAGGGTCAATACTTCGACGCGATCATGTGGCTCAAGAAGCACATCGAAATCGAAACCCATGGTCCGTTCCGCTCTGAGTCTGCGCTGTACATCGCCCAGTGCTACTTCGCCATGGATGGTCAACTGGAAGAAGCGCTCAACGAATGCGAAGCGTGGCATTATCGCGCAATCGCCGAGTTCCCAAGCGCCCGTGAGCCTTTCTGTGCGCTCGCCTTCTTGTACTTCCAGTGTGGCCAATACGAGCCTTGCATTGGCATGCTCCGTAATGCCCTGCGCGTCGAGACTCAGCCTCAGGTGAGCATGATCCATCGGGATGAATACTACCAGCACTGGCCGTATCACCTGCTCGCCGTCTGCTACTTCTCTCTTGGTCAGATGACCCGGGCCAAAGAAAACATTCAACACGCAATGAAGCTGGCGCCCAAGATCGACGGCCGCCTGGCGAACGATATTGCCACAATCATGGGATTCCAAAATGCTCCTCGTCAGCCTATCGCTAGCAGCGCCGCAGAAGCGCCTGAACAAGGACGACTTCCTGAGACTGGGGACGTCGGGCCAGAAGAAGTATCTGGAGAAGTATCCCAAGAGCAAGCACCGGTTCCTGCTCAAGGGCAAGACGGTAAAGAAGGGGCACACCGAGCCAGTCAAGCAGCGTCGCCTGACGCGGACTGAGTACGACGGCCTCAGCGATAAGGCGAAAGCCAAGTACGATGAACGCTACCCAAAGAGCCGTCACAAGCCTCGCTTCAAAGGCGGCAAGGGTCGTGTGCAGGATACCAAGATCAGCACCAAAGAGTCTCGCAAGGATCGCACCAAGCGCTCCAAGGAGAACATGGCAGAGGTCGATAAGCAGCGCAAGATTCTCACCGATGACGGCGCTGGCGTTATCAATCGCGAGTCCGTGAAGGCTCTGGAGAACATCAAGCCAGAGCACTTGAAGCGCGGTGCCAACAACATCGACGAGAACCGCGACGAGATTCACGACGTGGTCGATGCCAAGGCGAAAGACAAGCCACACCTGTTCGATCGTGGCCTGAGTGCTGTACGCGATCTGATGCAAGGTGACGCCGCATCCACGCACGACGACGACAACCGCAGCGAAGGCGATAAGGAGACTGACCCTGATCGCCAAGCAGTAGACTCTGACGGCCAGCCAGAGTTCGACGCTGATGGCAAGCCCATCACCGAAGGTGACAAGGCCAACGACCCTGAACTTAGCGACGACGCTGATGAGGAAGAAGAGGACGAGGAGGAAGACAAGAAGTCCAAGAAGAAAAAGAAGAAGGGCAAGAAGGATAAGAAAGGCGGCAAGGGTCACAAGGACAAGAAGAAACAGCGCGATGGTAAAGCCGTGCTGGGCTTCGTTGTCAAAGCTGCCATCTTAGGTGCTGGTGTCACGATGCTTGCACTCGGCGCTGGCCCACTTGGGATGATCGTTGCACGCGGCCTGCTCGATACCTGGGAAGACTTCAAAGGCATCGCATCGACCGCGGCTGATGGTAACATGACTCCTGAAGAGCAGAACTACCAGACAGTCAACGAAATCATCACGCAAACCCAGAGCTACCTACGCAACATGGATATGGACGACCTGCACGCCCAATCGAAGGAGATGTTCAGTGCCATCGCATCTTCTCACGTGGACGTTTACGGCACAGTGTTCAACGCAGCACTGCCAATTGTCGGTGAACGTCCGAAAGGTATTCCCGGCAAGAGCTTCTACGGACACAGCAGCGTGGACCTGAAGACACTCGCAACTACCTTCGAGAAGGCATTGAGTTCCCAAGGTATCTTGCGTGAGCGAGACCACGTAACCGACCCAGGTGAAGAGACCTATCTCTTCTACACATCGGGTCCTAATCGCACGATTGTTGCGGTTGGAATGAACGAAGACCACGGTCTCTACCACGTATCTTTCCTCAACTGGTGACTCCATGCAAATCACTCTGATCCTCGCAACTGCCCTCGTATAACGGAGGCTATATGGAGCGAATCCGTTACCGCTGCGATAAAGCGGAAATGCGTAAGCCGATTGCGCTACGCAAGACCTGGCACGTTCTCCTGGGTGACAAGCAGATCGCAACGATCAGCACTCGGGAAGAGCCGTCAACCGATCATAGTCACTCGCTGCGCATCTGGACGGCTAAGGTGCACGGCGGTGAGTTTGATCCGTTCGACTTCCCGCATGTGGACGAGGACGATGAAGGTGAGAGACTGCGCCCTCACGTCACACTCGCAGGCGGACAGCCGTTTCTCATTAACCCACAACCCATGACCATGAAAGAAGCGCGGTCGTGGGTTAAGCACGTAGTCCAAAGGGGCGACCGATGACACACATGGTAAGTACCAGCTTCTCGCTGGGTTTGGCGCCTACGGAAATGCACCGTGTTGCTCAGACCAAGCAAGGCCTTGAGCTGGACGCGCAACAAGCTGGCGGTGACGCTCGCGTTCTCGACGCCAACATCTGGCTGAAACAGGCAGCACCGCACTATCGCATCAGTGAGGATATCCGCGACTACATCATCGTGGCGCTGCCCTCAATCGTTACCTCGGTGCCAAACACCAACGGTGACAGTGCGTCGTTCAAGGAGCTGACCGCGTTCAACCCTGAGTTCGGCCAGATGGCGTATCGTACCTGGGTGGGCAAGCCTACTCACGTCGAGCACGACAACAAGGATATCACCAAAGCCAAGGGCGTGATCTTCGACACGTACCTGCGCCCACTGCCACGCAACAAGAAGTTTGCGAAGCTGGTGAAACTCATGGGCTTCGACCGCACCAAGGACTCGTACCTGGTGAACAAGCTCCTGAGTGGTGAAATCAACACCTACTCCATGGGCATGTACTACTCGTCCTACACCTGCCCAGTCTGTGGCGCACGTGTCGGTAAGGGTATCGGTGCACCATGTGTACACACCCGTCCACGTCGTCCGACCTACCAGCTGCCTGATGGGCGTCTGGCTTATCGCATGTGCGAAGGCCTGGTGGGCTTTGAAACGTCCGTAGTTCTCGACCCTGCGTATGTAGCTGCGCAGTCCGACGTGATCTGGGACTTGTCGAAACTCTGAGGCGACCATGAAACTGACTATCTCACTGAGGCGTGCAATGAAAGTTTTCCTCGGCGGTACCTGTAACGATAGCACATGGCGCGAGCGTTTGATTCCGATGTTGAACATCGACTTCTTCAACCCTGTGGTCCCCAACTGGACTCCAGAGTGTATGGAGGAGGAACGCCGCCAGCGTGAAATCTGCGACTACAACCTGTACGTTATCACTCCAAAGATGACGGGCGTGTTCAGTATCGCAGAGGTCGTGTGCGACAGCATCAAACGCTCCTCCAAGACCGTGTTCTGTGCCTTGCGCTCGGATGACGGTGCTGAGTTCTCCGAAGCTCAGTGGAAATCGCTGCAACAGGTGCGTCGAATGATCGACGAGCATTGTGCCAAAACGTGCGATAGTCTGGAAGACGTGGCCGCATTCCTGAACGGAGTGTAACGTGAACCGTCTCGTAGACCAGACAACCTTCTACGTACCGGGAACCATCGGTGGTGGGAACTGTGCCGAAGCTGCGTGCGCTACGCTCTTTGGCATCCCGCTCTCCGACGTCCCGCGTTTCTACAACGAAGATGACCCAGAGCCGTCGTATCGCTACTGGCGTAACTTCGAGAACTTCTGCTTCTCGCAGGGTTATTGGGTGGTGCGTCAAGAACGCGAACGAATCATGGAAGCCACGTATCTGGCTAGTGGTTCGTCGGCTCGCGGATGCAAGCACATGGTGGTGATGCGGAATGGTGAGTTGTTTCACGACCCGCATCCGTCACGCGCCGGCTTGGAGAAGATCGAGCAAACTTGGCTGCTGGTGCCCCTTGACCCGATCAACTTCAAAAAGGTCACGGAATGAAAATCACCATGAGCATGAAAGCCCACGATGACAATGTGGCAGAGGCTGCCAACAAGCTGATCTTCGTACCCTACACCGGCACCAACGGGCTGTACTCTGCCGTTGATGTGGTACCAGAGTACGTGGACGCCATCCTGAAACTGGCAGACGAACTGGAGCTGAGCCCAGACGAACATGCGCTGCATTGCACCGTCGTCTACTCCAAAGTGGCTGCTACTGCGCCGCTGCCAGAAGTGCTGGACGTTGTGCAGGCCTATAAGGACAACCAGTTCTCGGCGCTGGTCAACGCTGTCGAGTCGTGGGTTGGCCACAACGGCAAGACGTACATCGTCCTGAAGCTGGTGAGTGAGTCCGTTATCTCGCTCAACGCACGCTGCCAGCAACTGGGTGCCGAGCACACGTTCATCCCGTACAGCCCGCACATTACCCTGAGCGACGAAGTGCCTGTAGACGACGCCATGAAGGCACGGATCGAATTCGTCAACAAGCGCCTGGCGCGTAACCCTGTCCAGATCATGCTGAAAAATTTCAGCGTCGGTGATCAGGACGACTGAGGACATTGCCATGAGCATGTTGTGTGCATCACCTTATCGACCACCCAAGCCGATCATTCCAATCGAGACGCAACTGCCGCCTCGCTTCGGCTTGGGTGCTCTGGAAAGCTACACCAACGAGCAGATGCTGACTCAAGCCCTCAGCGAGGTGCATGAGAACGCACAGCAGTACCCGTCGTTCACTCTACCCGCAGCGCCTGACGATGGTTTCTTCTACTACATGGCGCCTGTCGAGTACGGTGCTGTGACGTTCCGTGATGCTGGTGGACTCGTCGGTGGTTGGGATGGCGCTTCGTGGCCTCTCGATGACATGGCAGACACTACTGGCCCTGTCGAAGTCATGTATCAGGGTCACAAGTACAACCTGTATCGCACCGACTGGCCTGGTAGTCGTGGCGGCACCTTCACAGTGAGCTTTGCAAATGGCTAGAATCGACTTTGACCTAAGCGATGGGCGCTATGAGCACAACGGGCAGCGCGTCGATGAACTCGAGGAGCCGTACGTCAGACTGCCAAAAGCAAAGGTCAAAGCGCTGCTCAAGGCCAAGCGACGTAATCGCGAAGAAGGGAAAATCTCCGAGACAGATCACACGCCCGGCAAGGTGCGCGTGACCAAGATCAATTGGATCAGTCGAATGCAACGAACCTGAGGTGAGTTATGGAAGCAATCCCCGTAGTACGCCATGACTACCCATGTGCGTGCGGTAAGCCAGTCCCGTGTTATCAGAACCCACCGTGCACGAACCTTGTGAACGGGCCAGTTGTGTTGCCTGCATTGGGTACGGTACCGATCACCACTGAGACCATGCTGCTCTCGCAGTTGCTCAAGGAAGGTGGTGTGGTAATTAATGCGACAGCCTGTAGCGCACACGAAGTCGCTGAGGCAAAAGCGGAGGGTCGGACGTATCGCGATCCACGTGGTTACACGTTCGTGTTGATGACGCCAGAGTGGTTGGAGCATGTGCGCAAGCTGGAACGCGCCAATGCCGAACTGCTAGAATGAAAAAAGGCCACTTACTCTCAGGAGCAGGTGGCCTTTTTGTTTATCGCGCGTCTTTCCCTTCTTCGTTCAGGAACTCGCTGAGACTTCCCACATTTGGCCGACGCGTTTTGCGTATCCTGCCAGCAGCGAACTTCCCAGGCAACTCCATCCCACGACTATTCCCACGCACGTCTGCAGGCGGCTCCACGAACAGTGGCTTGCCAGCAAACTTCGGCGTCTCCTGCGTACTGTTCGGCTCAAGGATCAGTACCTTCTCCAAATCCTCACGCAGCTTCGCATACACCTCGTTGTCCATGACGATGTACGCCGTGTCCTTGTCGTGTGCAACGCGGCGCAGCGTATCGAAGTCATACACATGGCCTTCCAGATAGTAGAAGTACCGAGGGTACCAGCGCGCTGTCACGAAGTCCACAGCTTGCGGCTCAGCGATCTTCCACGCGTTCGGACCTAGCTCATGGATGACGTACTGCGTCTTGGTCGTCTCAGTGACTTCGGTACCGTCGCCAACGAAGCCCACTGGGTTCTCCGTCCACTCGATAGCCATCCAGCCACTTTTGCGCTTACCCTCAGAAAGCTTCGCGTCCTTGTCAGTGGTGACGATCAACGTGTTCTTGCCGTTGACCTCCAGGCCTTTGAACGCATCGGCATGGAACGGATCGTTGCTGCGCTCCCAGTACGCGACGCCAGACCACAACGGAGGCGGGTTGTTTTCATCGACCAGATAGGTAATCACGACACACCTCCCCAATAGCCAGGCACCCGCTTGTAGTTGAGCGCCAGCGCTTCGCTTTCTACGATCAGGGCATCCACGTTACCGAACTGCTGCAGGATGAAGTTGTACTGGTCCTTGCCCGCGTCACGCCCAGGTGCGTAAATCTCCAGGCGCTCTTTCACTGGCAACTCCATCGACGCCCATGACGTGTGCCCTATTGCCATGATTTGCTTCTTCTCATGGCACACTGCAAACACGCGTTCTCCTTCTGCCATCACAGTTCTCCGTTGAGTTTGACGTAGCCGTTCTCAAAGGCCTCGGCAGGAGACCACGAGGTATAGCCATCGTCGTAGATCACATAGTAGCCGCCAGATGCAGCCGAGTGCTTCACGTACCAATCACGGCTGATCGCCACCTTCTGATCGCCTTCCAGATTGAGCTCCAGACCGCAGTCACCGATCAGGTCGACAATGCTGATGATCTTGGCACCCTTGACGATCTTGCGCGACTGATACTTCGGCAGGGTGAGCGTGGCTGCTTCTGTCCAGATGCGCGTGGCGATGTTGTAGATCACCTCGTCCTCGTAGAGGTACAGCATGGCCATGGTAGTAGGCGGTACGCGAGCGTCCAGATAGATCGGCGCCTTGTTCAGCATGCCCTTGATACGGCTGTCACTGTAGGTGACGTCCTTACCCGGGTCGTACAGGTGCGCGATAGCATTCGAGTTTGGTCGCGTGCGCAATTCTTCCAGAGCACTTGCACCCATGAGCCATACGCGCTTCGGCTGTGTCTCGTGTCTTGGTCCTGGTACGTGACGCGCTACAGGGTTGAACGCCATGATCTTGTAGGTACTGCCGCCGAGTGCCATCTGCACTTCTTGGCTTTCGTGCTTCTCGTCCTCAAACACAAAGCCCTGGTCGCCCATCTCGGTGAGCGCACGGTGCACCTCTTCGTCCAGTGCGACGTAGCCCCAGCGCAGGTAGTTGTAGTTACCACGAGCGATAAAATGATCGAGAGTCATACGGCCACCGGTGCGTTGATTACTTTGCCTGGAACATAGCCGTCGATGGTAATGTCTTCGACCTTGAAGTCCAGAATGGAGGAGTAGCTGCGGCGTTCAATGATGACGCGCGGCTGGGATGCTTCGTTGATTGGCGTCGCCAGTTGCTCACGCACTTGGTCAACGTGGTTGCTGTAGACGTGCGCATCACCGACGGTGTGGAACAGCTTGCCTGCCTTGAGCCCGTAGATCGCGCAGAGCATGTGGGTGAAGATGGAGTAGAACGCGACGTTGTACGGCACGCCCAGGAACCAGTCACCAGAGCGTTGGTAGAGCTTGCAATGCAGCACCAGCTCGCCAGTCGCATCGCGCTCGATACCCCACTGAGCGAGAGTGTGGCAAGGCGGCAGTGCCATGTCTTCCAGATACGCGACGTTCCACGCCGACAGCACGTTGCGCCGTGCAGCGCTATCGTCACGCTCCTTGATGGCTTTCTCCAGACGTGCGATCTGGTCAATCTCGCGGCGGATCATCAGGCGACCATCATCAGCGGTGCCCATGTGGACAAAGCCGCGCTTGCCGTACTGCTCCCATGCTGCGTTGCCGTTGTACATGACGCTCGGGTCGATCAGACGCAGGTCTTCCCAGTGACGCCACTGCACGCCATACACAGGGCCCAGGTCACCGTCGAGAATCTGGTACTGGGGAATGCCGAACTTCTTGAACAGTGCTTCCTGAGCTTCGAGGCGCACGGCATCATCGTTGTACCCTTCGGATGCAGCCTGCATTTCATCCCACTGGCTGCCCTTGAGCATACGGAAGCGCTCGCCCTGCTCCAGCATACGACCGAATACTTCGGTACCTGGCTTCACCCAGTTGTTCCAGAAGGCGACCTTGTTGTCGATCAGGAACTTCAGGCGATTGGAGCCGCTGAGCATCCAGATCAGTTCGACGACTGCCTTATCCCAAAACACGTTCTTGGTAGAGGGCAGCATCACGGTAGCGCAGCCATCGTCGGCCAGCAGGTCATACTCGACGTTCACCACACCGAAGCGCGAGTAGGTGCCAGTGCCAGTACGGTCAGCCTTGATTGCGCCGCGTTCGAGCAGATACTCGGCTACGGTCAGATAGCCATGCTCACCGTTGAGAGCAATTGGCATCATGTTACCGCTGGGAAGTTTGCGCATCGCTTATCTCCTTTGATTTGGCAGTCGCCATTTTCAGTAGTTCGTTTAACTCGGTGTTGTCCAGAACGTTGTAGCCGCACTTAGCCAGCATCGAGTGCCGTGTCTTGTCTGGTAAGTGCTTGAAAATCCCGAGACTCAGCAAGCTCGTTACCGTGCATCCCCAGAGTTTCTTGGATAGCCAATGCAATAGCTTCCGCATTTTCGTGTACCCATTGTTGGCTGATGGCGCCCCAGTTCAGGACGTATAAACGCTCCAGCCGATCGGTGGCGAACTCCACACCCAAGAGCGTGACGCCATCAATGATCCTGCCGATGTTCTTTCCAGTTGTCCCAAGCTCCTTCGCCAGTTCTTTCTGGGTTAGCTTGTTCTTGTCCATGACGTACAGCAACCACAGCTTGCGCAGGAACCCTACCTGAACTCGCTGGAATGGATCGCGTGGGATGATGGCATTGGCACACTGCCGTCGAATATCCTCGCGAGCAATCTCGCCCATGAAGCGCCAGCGCTGTACGTCACGCATTTCGATACGGACGTTGAGCATATTGGCGTAGCGTCCAAACTTCCACCACGAGCCCTGGTGCCAATAGGCATCCATGTAGTATTCACCCTCTACGGTGTAGTCTTGGACTGCATACCAGCCTTCTTTCTTGGGCTTTCGCTGGCTGCATTCAATCCATGGACGTGGTTTGATGACTTCCTGCAGCATGTTCGTGTACATCCCTATTAGTGGCAGACATGGTTGGTTTACAGTAATCCCGGTGTTCCTCAGTAATTTATCACCAATCGAATATGAGGTGTCCCATGAGCAATCTTGAACTGGTGTTCGCTCTCAAGGGCCAGCGCAACATTCGTCTCGGCACTGATGCGAGTACGGGTCATGGTTGCTTTGGCCCGACAGTTCCAGCATCGGCATCCATGACGGTGTTCACCGACCAGATCGCGGAAGTACGTGTGTCTGACAAGTACGTGCCACACTGCTGCCCATCGAAAGGGTGTCACAGCCCTGGCGTTATTGTAGGTGCCCGCATCACCTACACGGATCAGTTGGCAACACACAGGAATGGCGATCCATTGAGCTGCGGCGATATGTCGTCCAACGGCTCATTCACTACCTACAGTGGTAACTGATGATGGCGGATTACAGAGACAGCCCGATCTATTCCGACATCAACCTGTATGTCGGCACCCACTCCAACAAGGAGCTGGTGTACAACGAAGACTCCATCAACCAAAACATCTTCCTGATCATCACCACACCCATTCGCTCCAAGTGGTTCCGGATTCGCTACGGGTCGAACATCCCAGCGTACCTGTTTGAACCCATGGACGATATGACGGCGTCGCGTATCCGTACGGAAATCCGAACGCTGCTCAGTCGTAACGACGAGCTCCGTGTGACGATCACGAAGGTCAACGTATACCCGAACTACACCTTGCAAGCGTACGGTGTCGAGGTGTACTACACGGCACCTAACTTGGACGGCAAGCCTGTGCTGTTCCAGTTTGCCCTCAACAAGCAGAATGCCGCATAGGAACAGTCATGGCTCAACTAGCAATCAGTAAGGTCGTCGTTGACGAACAGGATATCTACAACGAGCTGGCGCGGCGTCTCGCAGAAAAGGGCACTTGGAAAGACCTGCTGCCCACGAACGTTTCGGCCACGCTGCTCACTCTTGCCTCTGGCGCAACCACAGTCAACCAGCACTACATCAACGTGTCTCTGCGTGAGGCCTTCCTCTCGACGGCCGTGCGTGACTCCTCCATCTTCGAGGGCGCTCGCTCTCTCGGTGTGAAGATTGCGCGCAAGGTCTCGGCTGGCTTGACTTGCTACCTGCAGAACAACCTGCAGTCGGTGAAGTTCATCCCTGCCTACAGTGAGTTCATGAACTCCTCGGAGAAGTATTTCAACCGTGAGCAATTGATGATCGCTCCGGGTACTGCCATCGAGGACGTCCAGCTCTACCAGGGTGAAGTGAAGCTCGTAGAGTTTGACGTGGACACGCTTGACCCAGCAGCCCTCCAGACGTTCGTGCTCTCCACTCCGAACTTCGTAGTCGCCGACATGGATATGCTTGTCTGGACAGAAGACAAGGTCTCGGGTGAAGCCACTGTCTGGAACTCGACTGACCAAGCACTGTACGAACTGGGTCCGACTGACAAAGCGTACTACGAGTTCACCACTGGTTCGGGTGACGTGGCGTTCATGTTCGGCACTGGCGACTACGGCTCCAAGCTGCCGGCAGGTACTCTGCTCAAGATTCGCTTCGTGGTCACGAAAGGCTCTACGGCCATCGGGATCAGTGGTGACAGAATCCGCATGACTTCCCAACCCGAGATTTCGGGTTTTACCACTTCCAACGTGGCTGGCGGTGGCGATCAGAAGTCTGCGCTGTACTACAAGCTGTTCGCACCCGTGATGTTCCGCTCCAATCGTAAGGCGATCAGCCCAAGCGAAGTGCGCGCCCACATCATGGCTTACCCTGGCGTTGCCGACTGCTCACTGTTCTTCCAGCGTGACGTTGCACCCAACGATCCCAAGTGGCAGAACGTGTTGCGTGTGTGCATTCTCCCAGATAGCACTGATACCTGGGGTGGTGCCAACCCGAATCCGAAGTCTGCCGCATGGGCTGCCTTCGAACAGTGGTTGCTCAATCGCTGCCAAGCACTCGCCCAGATGCAGAGCTGGAACCCAGTGAAGATGTACGTTGGCGTCAAGGTGCTGCTCGCAGTCAACAAGGATGTGGACATTGACGAAATGCGCATCCTCGTGACCGAGCGTATCCTGAAACTCTTCCAGCGTAAGCCCGGCATCTTGGGTCGCCGCCTTTCCAAGTCTGACATTGAAAACGCCTGCCGTCTGCAAGGTGTGGACTACATTGAAATCCTCTCGCCTTCTGAGGAAATCATTCCGCCTGATCGCACCATGTATTGCGTGCTCGATGGCAGCCCAGTAGTCAACATCGTGTACACCGAACGTACCGCAGGTATCTCTGGAGCCAACTGATGGACAAGCTCACATTCGAGCGGCTGCAGCCTGAGATTTTCTACGCGCAGCCGTGGATTCAGGACTTCGTGGACGTCTACGCCGAGGTGCTGAACGACCGCATCCGCTATCCGATCTACCAGCTTGAGACCATCCGTGACATTACCAAGGTCATCGACCCATGGGTAGTGACGCAGACCCTAAAGCAAATCGGCTTCGACCTGCCACAGGACTTCATCAAGCACAACATCCCCACGCTCAACCAAGCGATTCCGCAGCTGTCGATCTACGCAGAGCGCTCTGGTACCAATGACTACCCGCATACCATTGCGTTCATCCTGGGTCGTTCAGTTGATGCGATTGGCCTGTACACCGAGAACTACCAAGACTTCTACTCGCAAGCCTACGGGCCACTGCAGGTAGATGGTGGTGACTGGTTCAAGACCACGCACATCGAACTGGGGATGCAGTACCTGCCACAGGACTACAAGTTGCTGCTCCCACGTGGGAAGACCATCAAGGACCGGTTCCTCGAGGCGTTCTATGAGTTCGCCCCATGGAACATCGTGGTAGAGCGCTTCTTCTTCAACGTGGACGTGGGTGCAAACCTTCACCTATCTGGGCGCATCGTCAAGCAGCCCAAGCGTTACATCGACGTGGGTGTTGGTGAAATGCACGTGGAGAACGTGAAGATCGTTGGCCCAACTGAGGTATACGAGGGCAGCGAGCAGGAGTTTGAGCTAATCATCACGCTCGCCAACGGCAGTGAAGGCACACCGGGTACTCCTGACATTCCAGGCACTCCCGGTACGCCGTACATTCCCGAGGTACCATATCAGCCTGCTGTCCCAGCTGTTCCAGGCAGCCCTGAGATTCCGTACCAGCCTGCGAAGCCTGAGGTGCAAGCGCAACCTGCTGTGCCAGAGATACCGTACCAGCCAGCAGTGCCTGAAGTACCTTATCAGGCAGCCGTTCCAGAAGTGCAGTACAAGCCCGCTGTGCCTGCTACGCCGTATCAGCCAGCAGTACCACCGCAAGATGCGTATACCCAGACAGGCACGTTCAAGCCTCTCATGGGTGTCGCTGGTTGGAACGCACAGGAAGCCACGATCAGCACCTTCGCCGAGATTGAGCCGAACTCGGAGTTCAGCATCGACGCGCCGGGTGAGAACGACTACGGCTATGTGTGCTATCCAAAGGCAATGGGTGAAGCACGGTTCACCGACAAGGTGTCCAACTTCGAAGGTGGATGGGATGGTGCATCGTGGCCTGATCAGGACGTAGGTGATGAATACGGGCCTATTGAGATTGAGCGCACAGTCAATGGTGTGACGCTCACGTGGTACCTGTACCGTACCGACTTCTCGGGCATTGGTTCAGCTACATACGACTTCCAAGTGCCTAACCCGCAGAACGGTAGTTACTCGATCTACCACGAGGCAGTCCCGGGCAAGCCAGAAGTACCGGCTAACCCAGGCTCTCCTGAAGTGCCGTACCAAGCAGCCAAGCCAGAGGTCCCATATCAGGCTGCTGTTCCAGAAATCCCGTATCAAGCAGGTAAGCCAGCAGTGCCTTATCAGCCTGCGACGCCTGAGATTCCATACCAACCTGCTGTGCCTGCTGTACCAGGTAAGCCAGAAGTCCCATACCAGCCAGCAGTGCCAGCAACACCAGGCACTCCAGCGATTCCGGGTACTCCTGCTACGCCAGCAGTGGACACCTACTTCACGCAGACAGTCCGTGTGAAGGGTGTATGGAACAGTAGTCGCACTGGCCTCGTGGGCTTCAATGGTGACTTCGCCTCCTTTGGCAACGTCAGCTTTGATACCGACGTGGTGATCTATGGCGAGTACGAGGGTATGTCCGCCAGCCTGAACGTCAAGGTGAAGAACAGCGCCAGCAACATCAGGACCATCGAGATTCAAGGCCCTGACAGTGTCCGTGCGAACGAGTTTGGCACCTACCAAGTGGTAGCTCATACCACAGGCGGTGATGAAACCCACGACCTGACGATCACCACGCGCTCCACACTGGGTTACATGCAGGGCAACAACCTCCATGTGTACCAGATCGACGCTGATGGTGAGGTGATCCTGAGCGCCGAGTGCAAGCTCCCTGATGGGCAGACGCTCACCGCCGTGAAGAAGGTGCAGGCCATCTTCGTGGACCCTGATGTTCACCTTGTGGACCTTGAGATACTCGGCCCTGACAGCTTCTACGAGAACGAGGTGAAGCAATACACCCTCGTGGCGCATTACTCGGATGGAACGCACAAGGGCGTACTGGGTGCATGGGATCCCGGCTGTGGTGCCATCTACATCACACCTGATGGTGAGGCCTACATCACCGAGACACTGGCCGAGTTGGACATTACCTTCAAGGCCACGCACCAGTACAAGGGTGTCAAGCTCACGGCAACCAAGCCTGTGTCCTTCCTCCGCCGGACGGTTAGCGTGGTGCATACGGAGATTCTTGGACCAAACCAAGTGGTGGAAAACACCAAGAATCGCTACGTTGTGTCCGCCCGATTCTCGGATGGTTCTACGGGCATAGTGGATGCAGATTGGACAACAAATCGCTTCTATATTGACGAAAGAGGGTACCTGGAGGTGGGCTCTGTTGGCTCCACACCGGTCAATCTCCAGTTGCGTGCTCGCGTCAACGGGCGGGATGCCATCAAGCAGATCGTAGCCATCAATACACCGGTGACATTGGACAACATCCTTGTCATGGGCCCGGATAACGTCCGGGAAGGCAGCTTGGGCAAGTTCACTGCATACGCACACTACTCCAATGGCCGTGACGTGGAAATCACGCCCACGTGGTCGATTAAGGGTGATCCTGCATGGGCATCCATTGACGTCAACGGGTTGCTGTCGTTCGAGGACCCACTGGTTGGTATCGTGGAGGTTGTTGCTACATACCGGCTGGGTGGTAAGGCATACGTGCAGAGCAAGCCACTTGTCTTGATTCCGAACACACGGATCATTCAGGGCTTGATTATCAGTGGCCCTAACACGGTCATGGAAGGTGCACGGATTGTGCTCACTGGCACCGCCGTGTACTCTGATGGATTGCTTGAAACGGTGAGCCCACAGTGGACCGTGCAGTCTGCTGACCCATTGAACGATCCAGACCCAATGGCGGACATTGTATCGCCTGGCGTGCTGCAAGGACGTGTGGTTGAAAAGGACACCAAGGTCACGGCGATTGCCCGCTACTTCAAGGAGATTGCCGAGTTTGAAATCACCGTAACGCCACGTATCGTCAACTCGCCTGACAAGCCTGTGAGCAGCCGGATCATTGGACCTGCCGCCTTCTACGTCACCGAGCGTGGTTCGTACTCCCATGCCATCGTGTTCGAGGAGTGTGCGAATGAGCTATTGGTGAGTAGTGACTGGACGATTGACGCTGATCCTCTCGTGGCTGCAATTGATAGTGCTGGCTTCGTCTGGTCCGTGAATGGTAAGTCCACGACTGCCACGATCACCTCGACGTACCAGTGTGGCACCTATACCCTTGTCGATTCGATGGTCATCAACATCATCGGCGATGAGGACCAGTTGAAGTCGCTGGCGATCTACGGGCCTGAGACAATCAACGGTGCCAAGCAGGAACTCTACACGTCGGAGCTCTTCCGTAATGGTGAGACTGAGACACCAGGCAAAGGGCATCCTGTGCAGCCTGAGTGGAGCATCGTTTCCCCAGATGGTCGCGTAGTTGTCAACGGCGCTGGTCAGGTGAACGTAATTGACGCCTCCAAAGCGTTCAAGTTTATCCTGAAGGCCACGTACAAGGAAGGGTTCGAGACTGTCACGGCGACCAAGGAGATTAGCGTGATTGCTGAGGTAGACAGTACCCCGATCTACGGCTTGGCCCAGATTGGCGTGCGTAACGACCCTGCGATTGCAGACAAGCTGACCAACCATTTGCCTACAATGGCATCTGGCCAGAAGTTTACGCTGACTGCTGGCGCTGGCGAATACATGTACTTCTGCTACCCTGCGACACTCGGCCTCGCCAAGTTCGTTGACCAAGCCTCCAACTTTGAAGGCGGATTCGACGGAGCGTCCTGGCCTGATGATGGCTCTGTAGGTGAGCAGTACGGTCCAATCACTGTCGCGCGCACTGATGCGTCCGGCACAACATCCAACTGGTATCTGTATCGCTCCGACTTTGACGGCAACGGCACGATGACCTTCGAAGTAACCTTCGGGAATTAAGGAACTACCATGAAAGTAAAAATGACCACCGGCCGTGAAGTGTACAACCCGCACGCCGAAGTACAAGCGCCAGCGCAACACACGGCTGTCGCCAATGGGAATGCCGAGATTGCTGTCGCGGCTGTCGATAACACCAGCGAAGGCAACTGCCCGAAGTGCCGTAAAGCCATGGGCACAGCGATGATCCCTGCTGGTCAGGTGTACTACTGCCCGACCTGCCGGGTCTCGACGCCAATCAGCGACTGCGAGGGTTAATCCATGAGCGAAGTGCTGATTCTTTCCGACGTTGGCCTACAGGCGATCAACAACGCGTCGGCAGGCGGCCAGCTCGTTGACGCTACCTTCTTCAAGTTTGGGGACTCCTCGCAGTCCCCGAGCAAGACTGATGCCGTCGACATTCTGGGCAACAACCTCTTCGAGGGTACCATCCACCACGTGGAGGTGCTCTCCAAGAACACCGCTCGCTTCGTCTTTGAAATCCCGGGCTACCTGATCAAGGAAGACACGGAAGTCCGTGAGACCTGCGTATACCTGAGCAGCCGTACGCTGCTTGGGCGCTGTGTCTTCGAGACGCCTTACATCCTGATCAAGGGTGAGACGGTTCGCTTCAACTGCCTGCTGGTAACTAGCCGTTGTGACCTGACGACTATCAACGTCACCATTGGCGACTACTCGTCCATTCCATCGACGCCCAACGTCTTCCGTCTGCAATCGCCTGGAGAAAGCTCGTTCAATGCGGTTACGGTACTGGATGGTACGTATAACTCGGATGGCAGTGCTACTCCTGTTCTGGCTATGCGTTCTGGTGCAGGTGGTTTCCAGTGGGCATTTAGCGACCATGATCGTATCTTCTTCGGAAAGCCCACGGCTGCCAGCGCTACTGAGATTACTCTCAGCGGAATCGACCTCGACGATAACGAGATAGTCATTGGCCACGTCGTCCTCGGCAATGGTCAAGGCAAGTCGCGCCGTTACCGTGTGTCGGGTACCAAGCTGGTTGAAGCTGACTCGCAGCCAGTCACTGGCCTCGATGCCCAATCGACTATCGCTGTATGGCGACGTCGTGGAGGTGCTGGTGGTGCAGGCGGTGCGTGCTCTTACCCGCCGATCATGGATGGTGTGCCTGCTGACTGGGTACTCGTTCGTGGTTATGACGAATGCCCACGTTGGGCGCCACCCAAGTCGTCTGGTGGGATCAATAGCACGCTGTACCGTGCGCCTTCCAAGCTGGTAATGAGCACTATCAACTACACAGGCGATGGTACCGAGGCACGCTATGCCCTTGGCGATCTGGAAATCGAGAACGTCAACTACCTGCAGCCAGCGCTTGGTGGTGTAACCCAGCACCGTGATGCGTTTGATATGAGCGGCAACGAGATTGAGTTTGTGGAGGCAATTGCCGCCCAGATTCCAATTGACCTGCGCCTGTTCACACGTATCCCGTCGAACGGCAGCCGCATGTTGATCAAGGTTGACCATGTGGTGGGTGATGGCAGCACGCAGAACTTCAAGATCAGCCAGCCCGTGCAAGACGCCAACTACATCAAGGCGTACATTCGCGGTATCCGGCAGATGCTCACCACGTTCACCTACGATGCCACAACGCAGGAGGTCAAGTTTGTAGCACCGATCCCTGCTGGCGTTGACGTGGAGTTGCGTAGCTTCCGTATCGAAGACTTCGAGGGTTACAGCACCACCATCTCGACCATCGCCACGATCACCAGTGACGACACGTACTTCCTCGAACTGCCGTTCACTCCGCAGTCGGTTGAGTACATCGAGGTATCCCAGTCTGGTGCGCACATCCATGGCAACCAGTACACTCTGGTAGACAACAAGGTGATCTTCACTGGGCCGATTCGCAAAGGCCTGGGTGTCGAGATTACCCTGTACGACAACGCGCCAGCACAAGGCAGTAGCAATACCAACCTTGCTGGTGTGGTCATTGATGCAGTGCTTACTGGTCGTACCTTGAAGCTCCTGCGTCATGGTGCCAAGCCGATTGTCCTGCCTGTGCCTGGCGTATCGCTGATCGCTGGCTCGGGTATCCGTATCAGTGGTTCGCACCCTGTGTACCGGATCGAATCGACCATCAGTGAGCAACTGACTGATGCCGAGGCCAACTTCAAGTTCACGGATACTCGGAACCAGAAGGACGCCCAAGAGATTCTGTTCACGCACCGTGTCAATCTCTCCAGTGACGTGATGGTGACTGTCCACGCTGACTTCCAAGCAGCACTCGGCCCTGGCTTCGTCACGGAAGAAGGCTTGGAGATCATGGAGTACGTGGTTGGCTTCCGTTCGTCCAAGAGTCAGGAGCCTGATTACGGTCGCCAGATTGCAGGTACTGGTACTGCTGGCTTCTCGTCCCTTGGTGGCGACAAGAACGAACGTGCCTACTCCAACGCCTCGCTCACTCAGGTCTACGATATTGTGACCAAGAACCACCCAGCGGGCTACATCGACGTTGTGGTGAAGATGCGGGTGAAGAACGCGAACGTGAGCCAGTACGGTTCGTTCCTGAACGTCAACGTCAACATCATCGGTACGCCGAAGATTGCCAAATAGGTGAGCCATGATCTGCTACGTCATGCCCGATGGGAGTTATGGACGCAGCACACAGCCGCCACACGACGCCATTCCCATTGGTGACGACATATACAGGATGCTGGAGGACAACCCTGGCATGCTGGACATTGAAGTCACCGGTGTGAATGTTCGGATCAGCCCATCGCTTATTTCCTACAAGGCAAAGGCGCTGGAGATTATCCGTACCGAAGTGGGCAAGCTGCTGCCGTCTGAGCAGCATCTGAACCAACTGCACCGCAGCGTTGCTTGCGAGCAGTCCTGTTTCGATGAGGTCCTTGGCTGGTTAACGGTTGAGGACACGCGCAAGACGTTTGCGCAGCTTAACGAACGGCACAACAAGCTGCGATTCATTCAACACGACAGCACCTCCATGGTGGGGCAAGCAACAGCCTGTGAACAGGTTGATACCATACTGGAGGCATTGTCGCATACACTAGGTGCACTATGAGTGTGAAAGGTGTTTCCGACTCTCCACTCCTTGGGAAGTCTATCCTAGGAGACCAATCCCGGGTGCCCATCGGTGCGCCTGTGATTACAAACCTCAGGGTGAAGAACTCGAAAGAGATTCAGGCCCTGATGACTGGCCAGACATTGACTGAGCCACAACTCAACCAGTTCGAGACGTTTGGGCAGGATGGCAGGGAAGCCTTCCGCAAAGAGTCCAACAGCATCGACTACCGTGATCGCACGCTGGAGAACGGGCGCCTTATCGAGGAGTGGAGCTACGACCCACAAACGGGTTCGCTTGTCCTCGTGCGGAAGAACCAAGAAGAGTACCGCATCTTCAACTTCCTGCGCCAAGACGCGATGGGTCATGGTGCTACAGGTCCTCGTGGCGATCCGGGTAAAGATGGGAAGAACGGACGTCTCGGTCGTGATGGTGCTCAAGGTGCTACCGGTTGCGAAGGTGAGAAGGGTGATCCGGGTGAGACTGGTAACCCAGGCGTCGAAGGTAATCCCGGCATCATGGGCTTGCAAGGTCCAGACGGTTGTGAGGGTGCATCGGGCGATCGTGGTGTCGTGGGTCCACAGGGACGTAACGGGTTTGAAGGCGCTCGTGGCCTCACTGGACCAAGTTGCGATGAAGAGAACACTGGCGCTCAAGGTGCACAAGGTGCCAAGTTCGGTAAGGGTGTTGCCTTTGGCCTAGCCGCTGCCTCTGATCCAGAAGTCGCAATCATGGGCTTGGACGATGACGGTGTTGATGCAGTTGCGCCAACGTGTGGCTGGACTGGTAAGCTGTGCGGTGCAACTACTGCGCCAGCAACGCCTGCTCCTGATACATCAGCGCCAGCTAACCCATCGCCTCCACCTACTGCATCTGCGCGCATCAGCCTGTGTACGAGCTTTGGTAACCAGAGTCCGAAGAGTTCGTGTGGTGGTACCTCGACTGCGTGGTATGTTGCATGGGCCAACTTCGATGCAGGTGGCGGTGTACTGGGTCTCTCGGGACTTCCACTCGCACGGCAAAACACTGCATGGTGGCCAAACAGTGTCGTCATGTGTGGTACTCTGGCCGCTGGTGCAGCGTACACCTTCGAGTTGATTACTCCACCGGGCGTTGCCTCCACCTTGTTCCTGAACTGTGCGATCATCAGCCAGACGGACTACCCAGGTGGTACCACGCGAGTCACGAAGACACTGGACAAACCCACTGAGGTTCGCCTGCGCTTCCTCAACAACGCAGCGCGCATCCCAACGTGGTGTGCCCTGAAAATCTACAACGCCTCCACAGGCGAACTGCTGTACTTCACGGGTAAGAATGCCAAGAACGCCGGCCTCAAAGGTGAGTTTGCCTCATCCAAGACTGACGACAACTGGGCAGGCAACAGCTCCGTGCAGCAGTACCTATAAGGATTCAACATGACAGGCTTGACTCGAATCCACAGTTCGTTGATCTATGCCCCGGGTGAATCAGACCAGACCGAAGTAGTGGTCAGGGACGAACACCTTGAGGCCAGTGCGCCGCTTGAGTCGGATATCAGTGAAGTCTCCAGCGGCTACTACGATGCCCAGCTGGGTATCCTGACGCTCACCATGAGCAACGGTGATACCGTTCGTATCAATGGCTTTGCCACAGCGGGTAACATCCCTGCTGGTCCCACAGGCCCTCAGGGTTTGCCGGGTAAAGATGGCCAAGACGGCCGTGATGGTAAGGACGGTGAGAAAGGCGAAGAGGGTTGCCAAGGTCCAGCGGGGCCACAAGGCGCCACTGGTGCTACCGGCCCTGATGGTCGCGATGGCATGATGGGTCAGCAAGGCGTTCGTGGTTGCCCAGGTCCCAAGGGTGCACCGGGTGAACGCGGACCCACTGGCCCGCAAGGTCCAATCGGCCCCACTGGTCCAAGAGGTGAGCAAGGTCCTACGGGTAAGCCGGGTGCTCCTGGCCCTGCAGGTACCGTGAATATCATCGTCTCCACTACTGACCCTGGTAACGTGGGTGCTGGCTGGCTCTGGGTTAACCCAAGCGCCACTGAAACTCCTGCATCGGGTGGCGGCGGTGGCGGCACTGTAACGCCTCCTGCGACTGACCCACCCATCGGCACTCCATGGCCATAACAAGGTGACCTTATGCTGACTCGCGTTCCACTCAAATTGCTCGATGCCAAAGGTCGCTCTGGTAGTGACGTGCGCTTCGATGGTAACAACGTCGTGGTGGAAGAGGATAGCCTCAACCAGAACGACTACGGCATCACGGCTGGTAACTACGACGCCACCTCTGGTACCCTGACGCTCGTCCTGCGCAATGGTGAAAGCCTCCAGCTCTCTGGGTTCACCACTGTCAGCGACATGGGCGTTGGCCAAGCAGGCCCCACTGGCCCAGCAGGTCAAGATGGCCGTGATGGTCTCAATGGTACTGACGGTGAGAAGGGTGCCACTGGTTGCCAAGGCCCAGCTGGCCCTCCCGGTCGTCAAGGCCCTCGCGGCGAACAAGGCAACCCAGGGGCTACAGGCCCTAACGGTGCAACTGGACCCACTGGCCCTGATGGCAAGGATGGCGTCGTTCAAATCTGGATTCAGACCGCTGACCCAGTGCTGGATGCTGCCGTCCACGTTGTCCCTGGGGCACTGTGGGTCAAGCCATAAGTTGGAGTTCTACCAATGAGTAGACTAAGAATCAGGAATGCGGCCAACACCAAGTGGTTGGATATCTGCCAGAGTGAATGGCGGGTGCGCAATCCAAGCAACACAGGCTGGACACGCATCACTCCTGCGCAGGGCATGAAGGTTCGCCATGGTGCTGAGACCTATTGGCTGGACATTGATTGCAAGGCGGAAGGCCTAGCCAGTTGTGACACTGAGGATGAGTACGGCGGCACACCGGACGGTAAGGGTAGCAATGGTTCAGGTGGTGGTAACGGCTCCGGCGGTGGAACAGGTGGCAACGGAGGCAACGGAGGGGCGGGCGGTAACGGCACGGACCCTGGGTCTGGGTCGGGCGGAATAGGAGGCGGTTTGAACGGTCCTGGCAGCCCTTGGTACAATAATGGGGATAAAGGATCCGGCCAAGGCGGCTCTGGATGGCAGGAAGGAGCACCATATCCAGGTGGCTATGATCTGCCAGATAGCGATGGGGATGGAGCGGGCGACAAGGGCTCGTGTATCTACCGTCCCGGACTGGGTGTCTGTGAGGAGAAGGGTGTCCTCATTATCCGTCCGGACATGGACTGCGGTACGAAGATCGCCGGTGGGTTTGATTGCCCATTCGAGTGCCCAAGTGCTATCAATGGTAGCGGTAAGGGTATCTGGGAGTTCTACCTGAACATGGGCAAGGAAGGCGGTGCGGTGCGTATGCCATGGATGGCGAACGCTGGTGCTGTTAGTGTCGATGTGTACTACCGCGGCAAGGTCATTGCGAGCACTGGTGGGCAGCGTACTGGCAAAGGCGTATTGCAGTTCGTGTTCACGCCGGTGAATAACGACCCACTGGTGTTTGTCCGGGTTAGGGCTACTAAGGCCAGCAAGTGGACGCTCCAGATGAAGTGCGTGGGTGACGACGATACGGACGGTGAAATCACTGATCCACGTCCATGCCACGGTACGTTCGAGGTGAAGAAAGAAGGCGGGTTGGGAACGTTTGAGTTCTATCACGCCATGGGTGATAAGGCTGGCTTGGTAGACATACACTACCAGATGTGGAACCAGCCGGATAAGCTCGAAGTATTCCAAGACGGACGGTTGCTCAAGTCTACTGGCGGATACGTGGCAGGCGAAGGCCATGTGAAGTTTGACTATTCGCCTACCGAGTCGCAGCTTGTCATGGTGCGCATCACTGCACGGGACCCTGGGACCTCGTGGATTTACCTGATCACCTGTCCGGGCGAGAAGGGTAGTGAAGATGATCCACGGCCGTGTTCGGATCAGAGCGCCGTGACGTCTGGTGGTGCTGGTGTTACTGACACCTATGTCGATATGGGTCCGAATGCTGGTAAGGTGGGTGTGCGTTACCAGATGTACAACATCCCCGATAAGCTGGACGTCTATCAAGGCGGTACGTTGGTTGCGACGACTGGTGGGCCTGTTACTGGCGATCACTGGCTGTACTTCAACTACAACCCCGCTGGTGGTCAGAAGATCCAGATTCGGGTAACTGGCAGCGGTAAGACCTCGTGGTCGTTCCTGCATACGTGCCCGGGTGATGAGGATCCAAACATCAGCATCGACGATCCGATTGTCAAGGAAGGCAAGGAGGGTGAGACTGCCCAACTCTGCTGGACCGTGACTATGGATAAGCCGCAGTCCATGCCTGTGACTGTCGATTACCAATCTGGTGGCGGTACTGCTAAGCCCTTCATCTGCCAAGGCCGGATTTTGGCGAACGACGAGTTCAACAACCCCTTTATCGCAGTCGCGGACTGTGGCGTTGGTCGTGCAGCATTCGATGGCGGGTTCCCCAAGTTCTACAACAATGCCTACAGGGCGCCGCAGGATGCACCTACTGGTCAGGCCGTATTCGACTCGTGGTGGCGGACGGCAGGCGACGAGTATTACTCGGACCCTACCACAATCCCTGCTGCATCGCAAGCTACTGCATGGCGGTTGTCGAGCGGGAACATCCAGTCGACCACGAACAGTTCCAAGATGATTTCGTTCTGTTCGCCGCTGTCGTACATGAGCTACACGTTTGAGGCCACGCTGTCGTCTGGCGAGGCGGATGACGATATGATCGGCTTGGTAGCTGCGTTCGCCCGTGTTGGTGCTGACAACTACCATCTGGTTGCATCGCGTGTACCCGGTGGCATGGGAGGTTATGGTAGTGGTAACTTCAATCTGACGCTGCTTGTCAACGGTGTACCTACTAAGGTGCTCGCGACGAAGACTTCTGGCGGCAACGGGAACTGGAATGGTCGTGGGCAGACCCGTGTGCGGGTTGAGCGTGACTGCAACATCATCACGATCTACTGCTCACCCTTTGGTTCGGTTGCACTGGACTCTGGCACCAAGATCGAAGTGGACCTGAGTGCAGATGCTGACCTGAGCGCATTCACAGGCCAGACCAGCTGGGGCTTCTGTGCCCAGTCGCAAGCAAACGCCACGTTCAGCTCCGTGTTCGTGTCCGGCATTGGTCTGCCACCTGCATTCACCTACCTGAAGAACTTGATCCAGTGGACTGCGCGCACCAACAATCGCACAGGCAAGGTGTTGATTACCTGCGACAACGCGACTGGTGGGAACTACACGCTCGACAGTCAGCCCAACGGGTTCGGTATCAGCTTGCCGGGTACTGTCACGGCTGCTGGCTTCACGCCTGTGATGAAAGACGTGTACGCGTGGAACTCTGTGGGTGCTATCCCACTGGCTGAGCTCCTGACGTATGACACCATCATCTTCATGGGTTCGCGGGTGACGGCAACTGGTGTAGCGGCTGAAGGTATCCTGAAGGAGGGTTCGGTAGCCAACTTCGCCGAGTACGCTAAGCGCGGTGGTGGCCTTGTTGTCATCACTGACCACTACGTCTTCGAGTCTGGTGCCAACCAGTTGGCTAACCTGTTCGGGATGGAGTTCTACGGCTCAGTGGATCGTAGTGCTATCAGCGTAGCTGCCATGATTACTGCGTGGGGCGATCACCAAGCGTGGGATGGTCTGCACTGCGAGAAGATTCCTGCAGGCGGTAGTGAAGGTGCACTGCGCATCAAGGTTGAGGAGCGTGACTATCAGCCAACATCGGGTACCGTGACGTTCGCACCGGGTGAGACTTCCAAGCAGGTCTGTGTCCCAGTCTTCGGTAACGACGTGCAGCAACCTGATCGCACCGTGGGCATGACCATCGGCAATGCGTCGAAGGGTAACATCACCAAGTCTGGTGGCTTCGGCACGATCATGGATGACGACAGCGCGATCTGCAACCAGAACCCAAGCGAGCAAGTGTTCGAGCGCGCTGGTGGTCCTGATGGCTGCAATCTCCTGCACGTGCAGCCAAACTTCGATTGCGCTGCTGGCAACGTCATGTACCTGATGCAAGCCTTCATCCCGTTCACGTACAGCGGCTCGCACGTTATCACCGTTATCTCGGACGATGACTATGAGTTGTACATTGACTGTAAGAAGGTGGGCTCTGGTCCAATTGGCGTGGCAACACTCACTGTGGATGTACGCGCGGGGACTCGCAACGTGATCCTGCGATACAAGAACATCCCGAACTGTACGCCTGGCTATGCTGGATTCAGCGTGCGCTACAACAACCAAGTCCAGTACCTGACCAAAGCAGCAGATTGGAAAGGTCAAGCCAACAGCATTGGGGAGATCGGATAATGGCAGTCAGACTCCGTGTTCGACAGTCCGTTAGCGACCCGTGGATTCAAAACTTTGACAAGCTGGGTTGGAAAGTCAGGGCGAGCGACAACAAGTCGTGGATTCAGATGAACCCGCTCAACACCAAGGTGCGCTCCTCGGACAACACCAAATGGCTCAACGTGAAGTGAGAAGACTATGACTGGTAGACTGACCAGGGTGCCATTGCCGCTGCTCGATCCGGGCACGGGTGATACCAACGACATTGTGAAGTTCAACGGCAATGAGCTGGAGCTTCAGGATGACGAGAATCTGAACGGTGATACCACAATCGTCTCCGGTGATTATGACTCGGAGACGGGCTCACTCGTTCTCAACCGCGCGGATCGCAGTACGCTGCTGATCCGTGGCTTCCTTACAACGCAGTCGGTGGGAGTGGGGCCTACGGGTCCCACTGGCCCTCAAGGCAAACCCGGCTCGAACGGTCGTAACGGTAAAGACGGCCGTGTCGGCGATCAGGGTTGCGTTGGCCCCAAAGGTGATCCGGGTCCTCAGGGTGCAACCGGTCCTGCAGGTTCGAGTGGTGGTCCCGGTGTTCAGGGCGCTACTGGCCCGACGGGTCCCACCGGTCCGACTGGCCCAGCAGGGCAAGATGGTAAGACGCCAACGTTCGGCGTGGGTGAAGTCGATGCCTACGAGCGATTCGACAACCTCAGCTTGAAGTGCTGGGGCCGCTTCACGTCGACCGAGGCTGCGCTTTTCCAGCGCGTGATCTTCCCAGAGTCGTTCATCACCGACAAGCCTCGGACAATGCACATCCAGTTCATTAACCCGAAGAGCAACGTCAAGAACGCTGTGCGGATTGATCGGGTGAACAAGGGTAACGCAGAGCTTTCCGTGGACACCTCGCTGCTTGCACAAGAGAGCGATGGTGCTGGCGGGACTCAACCTGTGGCTGCCACCGGCTGGGACTTCTACTACTTCGTCATTGGCAGCGACGCTCCTTAAGGAGGTGGTGTATGGAAATGCCGTTTTACCTCGTGGAGTACGATCCCGTGTCTGGCGAGATTCTTGCCTTTCACAACCCTGTGACGGGTAAGCCTGACACAGAGCATGTGATCGAACTGGACATTAGCACCAAGGAAGAAGTTGGCGCACGCCCACATCGCTATCGGATCATCGACGGGAAGCTCCATGAGACGTCCGTGCATGATGTGGAGCCCGTGCCTGTTCGCCCTGATGTGGCCTCGCAGATCGTTGCTGGCCTTGTCGTGAACGATGTGTGCTACTCGCTGGAGCCTAGTGCTCTGGCGGTACTCCAGCTTGACCTCGCCAGCAACGTCAAGCAAGTCCGTGCGATTGCCTACGTACCCGGCGGCTTCAAGCTCGTGGAACTCTCCAAGGAGGATGCCAAGAAAGTGGCGACAGCGATCGGGGACCACCTCGTCTCTCTCCATTGTGGATAATTTAGACGCAGTGTAAATCGAGGTGAATCCCATGGTCCTGCCGATTGCAAGACTCATTCAGGCAGCGCAAGTCCGAGGCCTGACTGACTCTAATCCCGTGCTGCTTACCACAGACGGGCCAAGCAAAACCCGCATCAACATCATCGTGAGCAAGGTGGAGCCGATTGAAGTCGTGGCTCCACTGGACCTCATCTGGATCGACCCGAGTACGTCAACGGCACTGCGCCGTGTCAACCGCGGTGCGAGTGCAAACCACACGCATACGTGGACTGCGGCAACGGAGTCCAACTTCTGGAACGCGCAGATGTGGGACGAGCCTCGTCCTAGCGATCAGGACTTCCAAGAACTGAATCGCAACATCGGCAACACGCACGACTTGACGGCATTCGACCTGGGTGCATTCGATGCAACTGGCGGCCGCTTCACTGGGCCTGTGTACCCACGCACTCTTGGAACAAGCGAGGACTACGCGGCTGATGAAGCCGTGCCTCGTTCGTTCGTTGAGAAGCTGACGTCCGCTGCTCAGTCGCTCGCAGCATCCGTGTACCAACAGCTTACCAGTGTGCGCAACTCGGTGCGTGCCCTGGGTACCCGTACAACTACCGTTGAGAACAAGGTGAAAGCCCTTGAGCTTGGCGGCGGTGACGGTGTTCCAAAGTTTCTGCACACGCAGGAAGATGAGGACCTGGAGTGGCTGATCGCTCACGACCTAGGTACTGAGAACCTCATCATCGCAGTCGCGTTGCCCAACGGGGATTACATGATTCCCGCTGAGCAAATCCCTCTGGACGGCAACAATGTCCGCATCACATTCGCCGCTCCACGCTCCGGCACTGCGGCGATCATTGGCATAAGGTAAACACCATGAAAGGGCTCTGGGCACTTGCCTCGCTAATTTACTGCCTAACGGTAGATGCCCAAAGCCTACTGGTTGTGCAGTCCGCAACGGTTCACGATCTGTATGGTAACTCCATTGTAGCCCAACTCCTTGCAGTCGAGCGCGAGCCTCACATCTTCGTGTTCAACGCCCGTCGGTTTACCTACGACACTTCCGCGTACTCCAGGGAGAGTTTGAAGCGCGTACTGAAAGCCGCTGTCGAGCGCAGCAAGCCGAGTTTGATTCTCTATCTCGGTGAACCTGAGTTCGATACTGGCTTCCCATCGAAGTACAGCTCGGTGCTTATCGGTGCAGACAGCTTCAACACGGTAGCCCTCAAGGCTGCCAGCAGTTACAACGAAAAGTGGGCAAAGACCTACATCGTCACGGACAGTTCAGCGCTCGCAACGCTACGCCTGATCGAGTTAAAAACTCGTCTGGAAGGACTGGACGTGGAAATCCACACCGTAAACACCGTACTTGAATACCGCAAGTTGTTGCTCGATCTCCAGAAAGAAGCCGTCGGCACAATCGTGATGAACGTCTTCGGACTGAAAGATGAATGGAACAATACGGTCGGATACGCCGAGCTAGAGAAGATCATGGTAGCTACGAACAGGCGCCACATTGACGTCGGCATCTGCCGTAGCGGGTTTAAGACTGCGCTGGCGGTTGGCCCAACTCCAAAAGAAGCGGCGTCACTCGCAATAGCGTCGTACAACAAACCACTAAACCTCCACATCAGCTCGTGTGCCAACCTGTCACGACTCAAGTCCAAGCCCAGCTGGCTTTCGTTGTACAGGAAGTCGATGGGGAAATTTGATATCGTGGAGGGAGGCTAATGGTAATCAACCATTCACGGATTTCTAGAGTGCTGATACTCGTCCTGGTCGCGGTAATGCTTTACGTTCTCTGGACGTACGGCTATCGCAATCCAAGTCGAGAGTCTGTGGTCTATTCAACACTCGCCTGCGTGCGGTCAGTTTGCACCGAGAGCCCTACGACTGGAGACCTGTGCTCCATGACTGAGCCTCGTGTGTCAGAAATCCTGATTGAGTCCGATCCGGAGAGTCCTAACATCAAGGCAATCCGAGTGATACCGAGCGATGACAAATGCCAATGAGGCTGCTCAATGGACGCCATACAAACCATTTTCAGTAGCCCTCTGCCGGTTGCGATTGCGGCAGTGATCGCCATTGCGTGCTTGCTGGGCTACTGGTTCTTCGTCATTCCTCAGCAAGAGGAAATGAAGCTGCTTCGTGCTGCAAACACGGAGCTTCAAAAGAGAATGGGTGATGAGTTTGACCTGCAAAAGGCGAACGTCCAGAAGTTCATGCAGGAGCTAACGACTAGCCTGCAGAGCCAGCAGAACATCACCGAGTTAGTGAACGTGGTCGCGCAATTGCGTGCGGCCGTCGAGCAACAATCAACCCTGTTGAGCGGGAGCCTTGAAAAGGTCTTCCACGAGGTGCAGGACGCACTGCGCAAACTCGACTCGACACTTGACAATTCCTCTGAGGACATTGGTCGTAAGAATGATAACATCCAGCGAGAAGTCGAACGCCTCAGCCGCCTGCTTGAGTCTCTGGCTCGTCAGGTTGCTGAAATCAGCGACAAGCAATCGCAAGTCGCCGGCGTACTCACTGGCATGTCCATAGCCAAGACCATGCAGAACAGAGGTTTGTAGGAATTGCACCCATGGCCTACGTGCTTAACAACATACGCTTTCGTTCTGTGAGTTCTAAGGCTTTGGAGCGCTACTACAACTCCAAGTCATTCATCCTGACTGAGTTGATCGACGAACGGAAGCAGTTTAGCCAGGTCGCCCGCGAAATCCAGTTGCTGTTCTTCAACAGCTACTCTGACTGGGCTACCAAGGTGGAAAGCCTGCTGCTCAATCGCAACACCGTGGATGAATCGGACATCCAGATAATCTTCCAGCGTTTTGGTGAGATTATCAACTCGAACAAGCACATCTTCAAAATCCACAGCGACGTGTTCCTGCCTCAGTTCCTTGAGGTATGGGGCGCGGTGCATAAGCACATCCCGAACAACTTCAAGCGTCGGGTCCGTGCTACTGTGGGTATGTCGCACCTTGAGGCCTATCCGAAGATCATCGAGGCCTTAGTAGGAGCATTGCAGTCGACCCTGTTTGAACTCTACGAGGTCGACTGCCTGCTTGGTTCCAACTTGGTGCCCAAGACGATCACGTCGAACCGAAGTCAGGTTGATAGCCTGATCACGTACATCGGCGTGGACGACCTTGAGTATTACAAGAAGACCAACATCTTCATCGTCAAGGAACGACTCACGCATTACCTCGACAAGGTCTTGCTACCTGATATCGTTGTCCCAGTGGTCATCAAAAACTACACGGATGACGATATTGCGTTGAAGAACGGAGTTGTCGTTGGCGATCAGCCTCTTGGGAGGTTGCTCACCGAGCTGCAATCCAACCCTCGTATCCAAATCGTAGAGATCGCTTCCTGATCCTGGAGTATTTTCATGCTGAAAAATGGTAACCTCACCCTGCTTGGTGAGATTCGTGGCCTCAAGCCGCAGCGTCTCACCAGTGATCCGGCAGCCGAAGACCTGAAGGTAGGTCTGGTTTGGGTCAACACCACCGACAAAGCTCTGCGCTGGTACGATGGTGAAGAGGTCCTGACCGTCGCCTCCGGTGGCAATCTCGACAACTACCTGTCGCTCGACGGCGGTACCCTGACCGGCCCTCTGATCCTGAGTGGCCCAGGCACCGAAGACCTGAACCCTGCCAGCTTCAAGCAACTGACCGATGGTCTGGGTGCCAAGCAGGATGAAATCACCGGTGCTGCTTCGACCGTTGCAACTCTGGACCTGGCTCCAAGCGTTGTTGTCGTGTCCGATGCTGACGGCAAGATCACTGGCAGCGCGACTGTCAACGTCGAAGAACTGGGCTACCTGGACGGCGTCACTTCTGCCATTCAGGGCCAGATCGACGGCAAACAAGCTGAGTTGGGCTTTACTCCGCTGAACAAAGCTGGCGATGCCATCAACGGCAACCTGAACTTCGGCGGCACCAACACCGCGAAGAACCTGGCGGCTCCAGTTGATCCGACTGACCCTGTTCGTCTGATCGACATTGACAACCTGAAAGCTGACCTGGACTTCCAAGCGGACGTTCTGGCTACTCAGGTTGACGCCAGCACCATCCCTGACCTGAGCAACACTCTGCCTGACAACGCTGTTCGCTATATCATCACCGATGCAGACGCACTCGACTCGGGCTTCGGCACCATCGCCGGTCTGGAAGATGGTGACATTGTTCAGAAGGACGGCGCCAGCTTCAAAGTCGTGTACGACGTGAGCGAGCGTGGTCCTGGCGTTCTGGTCTGGGACCGCAACGCTGTCAAGTTCATGAAGTTCAACGGTACCAACTGGAGCGAGCATGGCGGCCTGAGCGGCGTCACTGTTTCGGCTGGCCTGTTGAAAGAAGGCAACACCATCAGCGTCAAGTTCGGTGCTGGTGTGACCAACCTGCCTGATGGCGAAGTCGGTATCGACGTTGGTACTACTGGCGGTCTGGCTCTGGTTGATCCGACCTCTGGCGCTGCTTCGACCGAAGAAGACGCTGTGCTGGCACTGAAACTGAAAGCCTCCAGCGGCCTGGCCGTTTCGGCTGACGGTGTGTCCATCGCTGACGAAGGCGTGACTGCTCGTACCATCGCTGCCGCTGCACTGGGTAACGGTCTGCAAGGCGGTGCCGGTACTGCGCTGAGCGTCAAGCTCGACGGCGCTACCCTGTCGCTGGGTGCTGCTGGTCTGAAAGTTGGTGACCTGAGCGATACCTACCTGAGCCTTGCAGAAGGCGGCGCTGTTACTGGCGACGTCACTGTTCCTGCTCCGGCTGGCGACAACAGCATCGCGAACCGTAAGTCGGTGACCGATATCACTGGCCCTCTGGCTGACCGCATCGACACGCTGGAAGCTGGCGCCGGTGCAAGTCAAGTAGTGTTCGACGGCACCACTGGTGCTGCACAGGACACCTACAGCATCAACCACGGTCTGAACTACCGTTGGGCAACTGTCGCTGTATACGACGAAACCTTCACGCAGATTCTGCCTGACAACGTTACCCTGACTGACGCCAACAACCTGGTCGTCACTCTGGCCGTTGCTCAGAAGGTGTACATCGTTATCAACGGCAAGAAGGTAGCGGCATAATCAGGAGGCTTCATGAAAATCAACGGCCACTTCGATCTTCAGGGCAACCTCCTGAAGAACGTAACGTTGGAACCCGTTGAATCTTGGCCGTCTGAACCGAAACCGGGCACGTTCATTTTCATGAACCGGCGGATTTTTATCTGCTTGGAGATTGCGAATGGCGTGCCAGCTTGGCTGCCTATGAGTACCGAACTACAGACTCACGTCCATGACCAGTTTGTAGCTTCGGCCACTTGGGAAATCGACCACGCCCTGCAGACCGCAGGGTGTATCGTTCAGGTAGTCAGCGGTGACAACAAGGCGATTGAGTTCGACGAGGTTGACTTCAAATTCAACCACGCCACAATCAGCTTCGCTCAACCGCAAGCAGGTCGTGCCATCCTCATCATGGGTGCCACCGAAGGACTGCCGCGTGCGCAAGTCGCATACGAGCAGAACTTCCAGGATCAGCAAGTGTGGGTCATCAACCACCAGCTGGGCTATACGCCGATCATCCGCTGCTTCGTCGGGAACATGGAAATCCAACCAGTGACGCTTGTTCACTCGGAGGATATGCTCTCTGCAACCGCAACTTTCAATAGCCCAGTCACGGGCAAGGCGCGGTGCATATGAGTGTCCGTTACGAGCACCAGCAACTAGAGCCGGCTTCCACCTGGATTGTTCGGCATAATTTATTCACCAGAGCCCCAGTGGTGGATGCGTATGTGGAGATTGACGGCGTGGTTCAAAAGATCCTGCCGAAGGCTGTCAAGCCTGTATCTCTGACTGAGTGTCACATCGAGTGGTCAGTCCCGCGTGCGGGCCGAGCAGGAGTAGCCTAATGATCGCTGACGGATTGCAACTTGTCGCCGGTTCGGGCCTCTCTATTCAGATGCTCGACGATGCGCGCCGAGGGCCTCAGTTCCCTTCGAGTCCTACAGACGGCTCGCTGTGGGAACTCACGGAAGTCTCGGGAAACTTCATCCCGGGAATCTACGAGTTCCATCAGGGTTGGAATCTTCGCAACCCTGCGCACAGCGCGTTGTCCTACGACTTGTCGGGTACTGTACTCGGTAAGCCTGACCCTTCTGCCAAAGTGCTGTATGTGGTCGCTTCCAGGACTTTCTATCTGCAAGGATCGCTGGCTGGTGCCATTGCGTATGCGCTGCAAGCCTCTGGTTCGCAGCAAGACTTTAGCGTCGGCATCACGCGCAAATCGGAGTTTATCCCCGTAGGCACTATCCGCTTTAAAGCCTTCGTGGAAGAAGCTGAGTTTGTTCCTGCTACGACCGACCCAATTCGGGTTGAGCGTGGCGACATCCTCATCATCACAGCTCCGGACCTCGTGGATTCCACGATTGCGGACATTTCGATCACCTTGTGTGGTTACCTATCAGTGTAACGGAGAAACAACATGGCTGGTAAGATTTACAAGAAGTCCAAACTGCAAGGTCTCGATCAGTTCGCGACCGCACTGTTCGCCGACCTGAAAAGCGCGGGTCTGACTCAGGTTCTGCCGGCTTCGGGCCAGAACTTCTCTGTCACCAGTGGTGCAGGCAAGTTCGTCTTCGACTCTTCGGCGGGCGTCAACCCACTGAACGAAACCCAACCATGGCGTCTGCTGCTCGACCTGTCGGGCGCTACTGCTGGTGCGGGCAAGATCAAGATGGCAATTGCCAACCCACAGCAGATCACCACTGCGGGTGCCGTCACCTCGTTCCCAGGTTCGGGCGTAGATATCAATGGTACTCGTGTCATGGGTCAGCTGGGTACTTCCTGGACCAAACCGCAGCCTGTGATCGGCGACACCTTCATCAACCGTGACGTGCAGAACAGCGGCTACGACCTGGGTACTACCCTGTCCTACCTGCTGGTAGCCACCCCACGCGGTATCACCCTGTTCGTCTGGGAAGATGCTTCCGACGCCAACCCGCGTTACAGCTTCTTCAACGTCCAAGTTCCTGTGAACAAGGACACCGGTGTCGCCCTGATCACCGACAACTCGCCGATCTTCGTGGTCTACGAGTGCGATACCTCGGGCCCGATGAAGTTCGTTGTCAACGAGAAGGACGTCTTCCGTCCATCCATCAGCAAGCCGGCTGACGCCGACTCGGTGAACAGCGCGGCGATCCTGAACAGTCAGGATCAGGTTGCAATCGCCAAGGGTAACAAGTACCTGGTGACCTTCCCGAACCGTCTGAACACCGACCGTTACGCTTACACCGAGGAACTCGACCTGTTCGCGTACACCTCGGCTGACGTGATCGGCGAAGAATCGGAAATCCCGGTTCGCGTCTACGGTGAGACTTCGGATCGTATCTACCGCGCGATGAAGGCCAACAAGCCGAACAACGCCGGCATGCGTCTGCTGCTCCTCGTGTCGGGTGGCGGTGTACCTGAAGCCGTCTAATTCGGCATTCACTGGGGGCTAAAGACTATCTTTAGCTCCCTTTTTCGTTTCCACGGAGCCGCCCATGTTTATTCCAGTTAGCTTGGCTTCTGGCTCAACCTACGTAGACGTAACCCTAGACGCCACTGGTGTTCTGAAAGCGGGTTGCGTGGTCACGTACAAGGGCCAAGACTACGCTGCGAATACGGACATTCAGGTTACGAAAGGTGACACGGCACGTCTCACGACTACCGTGACTGCATACGCCGAGATTAGCGTGGTTCTCGCCGGGAAGACTTACCTCTGGTTCGTTGACCTGCCAAAGACTCTGCGTTACGTCACTACCCAGGCGTACAAGGCGATCACCGGCTCTACCTATGGCAAGCTGTACAAGCCAGGGTCGAGCAAGCAACTGTCCTACGCAGCCACCGGAACCTTCACCGTTGCCGATGCAGTCGCATCCATCGACTACGCCAAGAAGGAAATCTGGTTCTTCAACACTGCCGACGAGGTGAAGAAACTCACCTTTGCGGAAACACCTGTCGCGATCACCTTTTCTCCTATCTGGAGCGAAGCTGACAACGTTGCTGCCGTGCCTTGGGTGGTCACTGCTGGCAAGCTGTACAAACTCACCAACCTGTTCGCCGTTGACTCGTCCTACACGCTGACTGGTACGCCTCTGGCTGCCACTGGCGACATGGAAGGCAACATTGTCATCGGCTTCGCTGACCGTATCGAAGTCTGGAGCAACGCGGGCGCGCTGCTGTATACCCAGACTGGCACGTTCACTGGATTGACCTCGATTGTGTGCGACAACTCTGGCCTGCTCTATCTGGGCATGGCTTCGGGTATCACCACAGTTGCGCGGGTTGCAGGTTCGTTCACCGTGACGCAGATTCTGGCTCGCCCAGGTTTGTACTTCGACATGGACCTGAACGATGTATACGTCTATGCGGTTGACGCAACGAACCGTTGTTTGCTGCTTATCAACCGCAACTCCAAGGCACTGGAGAAGACGGTCTACTACTCCAAGGTTCCTCTGGACGTAGTGGTCTACCGCAGTGAAATCTACGTGTCCTTCCTCGACACCACTGGCATCATCAAGTATGACCAAACACTTGGTAATGCGACCGACGTCGCTACCACTGTGCGGTCGGCTGGTGCTGCTTACATGGGCGAGGTTGTTGTCACCGACCTGTATTCGGATGCTGCGGACGTCACCTCTGCGGAAGCGAACGTCAGCCCTGTGCAGACCATCGTGGAGAACGTGCCGTACAACGCCGCGTATGAGTACACGTGGACAGTCAACTGGGTTCGCCCAGAGTTTGTCAAGCTTGGCACCACGAACGCGACGGTCACGGTCAACGGTCTTCCGTGGACTTCGGGTTACCTGAAGAAAGACGACGTGGTAAAGATCAGCGTACCGGCACGGGCGTCGTACTACGATGCGCAAGCGGTCACGTTCATGGGCCGTCGGGCAACCACGTTCCAGTTGCGCACCGAGCCGAAGCTGTTCCCAACGTTGAGCACGCTTGACCAAGTGAACGATGCTCTGCCGCGCGTGCAATACGAGGACCTCTTCGCTGTCGAAGGTATGACTGACGGGTTCAGCGTGGACATTGACACCGATGAATCCATCATCGAGTTCAGCGTCAACGGGGGTGACTTCGGTAAGACAGGCACGATCAAGAACGGTGACATTGTTGTGGTTCACGCCACTCCAGTAAGCCTCTTGGCGCAGCGTATTGCGTACACCATCAACACCGTGTACGACAAGCCTGTGGCGACGTGGACAATCCTGATGATGCAGCTTAACGGCGCATTGGTCTGGGAAGAGAACGTGGTCGATGTGCCTCGTGGTTTGACCGTTGTGTACGAGCCGCCAGAGCGTGTGAGTAATGAGCCGCTTGTCGGTGATTGGTACGATAGCAACTCGGTGCAGAGCTGGACTGCCGACGAGCCTGATGTAAGCACGCAACCTACAGTGCTGAGCGCTGATGGGTACTCGCCAGTGTGCGACAAGACTCGCATCATCAAGCTCAACGCTGTGCCGTCACCGGTACTTACCAAGTCGCAATTTGCCAAGTCGCAACTCCAGACCGCGGATCGCCTACCTTCCCAGACAGTGCTTAAGGTGCAGGCAGAAGCCGAAGCCCAGCGCACGCATTGGGACAAGCTGATCCTGTTCAGTGCCTGGGACGCCAACCGCTCCTACCTCGGCAAGACGGTATACACACCGTCTGAGTTCAGCCGCGATGTGGCTACAGTCAAGCTGGTACAGATCGACGTGAAGGACAACTTCAGGCTTAATCACCTGAACGCGCCGCAGTATTCACCATTGACGTACAAGCAGACTCCGCTGAGCACTCCACGGTATCGCCCGCTTGCGTACTATCGCTATGCCGCCAAGGCTCCGATGTACCGCGACATGGAGATCAAGCTGGATCACCTGAACGCTCCGATGTATCTGGATACTGTTTGGGAACAGCCTCAAGTGAGCCGTGCGTGGCAATTCACTATGGGTGTGGACAAGTTCTACCGCTACCCAGTGAGTTTTGTTGATGCGATCTACCAGCGTCATCACACGCTTGGTCAGGCGTTCTCTCCGATGCCTTTCATCGAGGGTCTGCGTCCGAACAACAAGCGCATCGAGGTGTCGCTGAGCTTCGTTATGCGTCCGCCTCGTGTTGCCTATGGTGTAAACACTGCGTATGAGCGGCGTCAAGCGCTCACTCGTTCTGAGCAACCCATGGCTTACGTGCGCAACGTGTCTTCGATCAAGGAAGTGGCCAAAGCCGCACCGTCGTTCGAGACGCCGAAGCGTAATAGCTACACCATGGCCGACGAATCGCGCGGTGTGTTTGCAACACAAGCACAGGCTGAGGCTTACGTCGCCACGTTGGGACTTGAGCTGGAAGTGGAGTATCGTCAGATCGACGGCAAGTGGATTTTCGTCACCTTGCCAGTAGCTGTCGCCGCGTCGTGCCCTGTCACGCAGCCTGAGTTCAAGAAACGTTTCGGCTATGTGAGAGGTGGCTGATGATTACTCAAAGTCAATTCCGCTACGCCAAACCCATCACGGCAAATCTGCGCGGGCTTGTAAAGGCGCGCAGTGTCAGCTATCAGGACACGTCGTTCACCGACTATCTGGTCATGGTACCGATCAACCGCAATATGTTCGACGTGTTCACGCTTGACGGGATCACGCTCAACCGCGAAGAGGGATTCTTCCCTGAGTATTACTTCGAGGATGGGAAGCTGGTTGTACGGGAACCTGGGGACTACATTGTGCGCGTCTACTCGGAAATCCTTCCGTTTGAAGACACCACGATCAACGTCACCAGCAACATGGTACAGGCAGAAGGTAACTCGTTCGTCACGTCCATACCGTTCTGGCCTCAGATTTTGGGGCAACCACAGAATGGTGTAGCGCGTGTGAGCAACGATGGTCGGCGTATGTCGTATGTCAGTAATGGCTTCACGGGCAATGACTCGTTCAGCTACCGAATGGTCAATGCTTATGGACAAGTAAGTGAGCCAGCCTGCTGCTACGTCACAGCCGCAGCGTAATACCAGGGTTGGTAGTCTCACGGCTGCCGACCCTTTTTCATTTAGGGACAAAAACATGCTTAGCCTAGTACCTCGCTTTGCTCTCTGGCCCAAAGATCGACTTGGGCAAGACGTATCACTTCTCGGCACGTACACAAAGGCTAGGATCAGCGATCTTGGTATGAACTATCAGCTTCACCACGATCCCAATGTGTTCTATACGCCTAACCAACCAGTGGAGCGAATTGACCCGAACTTCCAATTTGAATCCACAAACTTCAACACTGGTGTTCCCTATCCGTCACTCTACGCTGTCGGGGACAAGTTGGTATCGAGCCGATCCGTTGCGAGTATCTCCCAGCTAGCCACAGACGGTAAGACCTTCACTACCAAGATGGCAGGTAGTACGTACGGACACGGCTCACTAACCGCCTTCAAAAATGAGTTGGTCTACCAGATCATCCGATCTAGCCAGAACGCTTATGAGGCACGGCCGAACTCCAAAGATATGTCAGGCACGGCGACGGTCAAGTCTACCGCTTCACCGCCCGCAGTCGACCCGTACTACTGGGGTAAGAGCAAGAATGCCTTAGTCGGCTCCACATCCTGGTCAGCATCTGGCAGCAACGTGTTCGTCTGCTGGAACTTCCCAACGTTTATTCAGTACGGTGGGCTGGGTCCAAGTATGGGTGTGACCTCAAATGCCCGTTACGTGTATTTCGGGTATAACGTGTTCTATGGGTTCCAGAGCACAAACCAGCAGATGCTGCTGTATGTAGGCCCCACTCAGGGTCAGACTGCAGGCCTGTTGGACATGCGACCATATGGAGTCCAATCCATCGCCCACGTTGACAAGTATCTGTTCCTCGTGAAAAACAACACCCTGATGATCGCCTCACTCGCGCCGCAACCTGACGATCCTAACGCGACACAAGCGCAGGTAACAGCCTATGTAGCCAAAATCAAGGCGCTACTTGATGACCTCTCGGTAAAGAACTGGAAGACCATCGACAAGCTCTCTGGTATTTTCCAAGCGGGTTACCGCTGGGGATCGCAGCACTTTGTCACGCATAGCCTGTTTACTGCCAACTCAACTACCAAGACCAACATCTGGAAGGTTGAGGAGAAAATCGCAAAAGCCTTCACCATTACTGCAGGCAGGCAAGTCGGCAGTGACGCTAACTTGGGCTCAACTGGTTATGTGGACAACACAAACGGCAGTTATGGGCTTGCAGGTAACGCGGGTACGATTCAAAACACGACAGGTGAAGGTGTTCGGATTTGCTGTGATTGGATACAGGCCTCAGGTAACAACGGGTATAACGGATTCTCCATAGAAATCACAGGAGCGCACGCGGATATTCGTGCTAAGTACAAAGGGATCAAGGCAAATGGTAAATGGTTCTATTTCGACCTTAATTCAACAATTACTGCGCAGGTCGGTCTAGGTAATACCATATACAGTTGGTGGAACACACTCGCTGACTTCGTTGACGGTGAGACCTACACCATAGAATTAATCCAAGCATAGTAGGTAATCACACTGCCGATATTTGTACCACGCTTCGCGCCCTGTCTTGTAACTAGACCGGAGAACGTTTGAACTGCGGATTTGGAGTCTGCACTACTTGAAGATCACATTCTTGGTTGTGTGCGGTGCCGTATTACCACATGGGTCTTTCCCTAAGTTCAAGCAGGTGGTGTAATTTCAACACTGCGTAATGGTCAATCCCAACAACGCACCAATCCATGCAAGTAGGTGCTTATGCTCTCACTCATCCCTAAGTTTTCACTCTGGCCAATCGCCAGACCTTTGAAGACCCAGAAAGGATTCACTACAATCGCAGTCGGTGCTAATGGCCTGATCGCTCGTACTACCGACGGCGTTACATGGACGGAACCCGCGTCTGGTGTCACTACTGAACTGCACATGGCAGCATATGGTGGTGGCGTCTGGATGATTGTCGGCGCAAGTTCCACGATCCTGAAGTCTACTGACGACGGCGTGACGTGGACTAAGCTCACGGTCTCTACGGATATCATAACTAACGTGCCAATGGCACAAGCGTCGATTGTATATGACGCTGGTCGTTTTCTAGTCATCACCAATAACCGTATGTGTATCTACACTACGGACAACGGCGCTACGTGGACGCGCATCAACGCTTCCTCTATGCACACCAACTACTTCAAGCGGCGTGCGCGTCGCTGGGATGCTGACGGCAAGATTTACCAGAACGGTGGCGCATCGGGTGCGGGTTACACCGTGTTCAACTGGAACGGTACGGGCTACGTGGCTGTCAACGAGAACGCTGTCTCGGGTTCGACCTACATTGTCCAGTCGGCCATCGCAGGCAGTGCAACTACCCTAGCTTCGCTGCAACAAGGTGCGTCGATCAACCGCAAGAAAGACGGCGTCTGGACGAAGACACGTAACGGCGGCAGCAACGAAGACATGGTTGATGGCGGTATGAGCTACAACGCCAACAGCAATGCGTTCTATGCTGTAGGTAATACCGGCAGCGGCCCAACGATCTTCTTCGGTGTCGATGGTGACAACTGGCAAACGCTGCCGAACACGACCACCATGTTTGGCGGTGCTGGGCAAAAGCTCTCGGACATTAGCTCCTACGACAAGAACTCGTTCATCGTTGGCGGTACCAAAATCTTCACCTCGACGGACTGGACCACGTGGGGTCTTGCGTACACGGCAGGATCAGCGTTCAACACCGTGAGTACCCGCGAGCGCGTTATCAACACCATCGGCGATGCGTACCGCTGGCGTCTTGTGTCGTTCAAGGACAATGAGCACATCGACGACGTGACCGAGAAATTCATGACGTCGTGGAACACAATGCCTACGCTTGCCAATCAGCGTATGCGTACAACGTCCGACGGCCAAGGTCTGTACGAAGACGACATGGTGTTGTTCGATGGCACCGAAGACTTCACTGTGGGTATCACGCTCACGCCTGCGACCCAGCTTGCGGCAAACGTGGGTAAAGACCTGCACATCTTCTCGGGTGATGCGCAAGGTGGACGTGGTACTTGGTACTGCAACTGGGCTACCAATTTCCAGAACTTCCTGTTCCGGTTCTATAAGGCAGACGGGACCCAAGTTGCAGTGATCCCATCAGGCGTTCTGACACTGGCTGCCAACGTGGACTTCCACATTGAGTTGGGTCGCAAGAACGGTGTTCTGTACATCTTCTACAACGGTGTCAAGCAGACCATCAACGCGATTGACACTGGTGCAAGTCAGGCGCAGCAGGCAGCAGTCAAAGGCTTGAGCCTGGGTATGACTGGCTCCAGCAACGGCTTCAACGGCTGGCGTCGCAACTTCTACATCGACCGCGGCATCTGCCGACACACCGAGAGCTTCACGCCTGATTTGGCACCTATGGAGCACGTTCGCACTGTCTACTCGGATGAAGATGCGGCTGCTATCCGCTGCCAGTTCGATATGCGTCGAGACTCCAATCACAACGTTGCATCTGGACGTGCGCTGACCTTCTTGGGTTACGCCAACTGCTACGTGCGCCGTGGTCGTATCTACTTCGGTGGCACACAGTCGGCGACTGCTAACTGCTATCAGATGCAGATTGACCCATGGGGTGCTGGAGACTTCACGCTAGAAGCGTCGCTGCTCGTTACGGCAACAAATGCAAACGGAGGCATCCTGATTGCTGAGTGGTACTACGGTACAGCAACGGACGAACGTAACCGTTGGGCATTCAGCATCGGTAATGACCGCAAGGTATACTTTGGCATCGCGCAGAACGCGGCTGGCTCCAGCGCAACCTACGTTATCTCGAAGCTGGCGCTAACCAATGGTCTGTCTTACAAGATCATCGTTGAGCGTGTTAGTGGTGTCATTACGATCTACCTGCTGGATGCGTACACAGGCGTGCTGCTAGACTCCACGTCTGCCAATATCCCGTACCCGATTCGCGGTAGTATGCCTCGTACAATCTCCAACTCGTCGGCCGCAGGTAACTTCTGGGCTGGTACCGGACAGATGTGGGACATTCGCATTGCTGACAAGGCAATGTACAACGGGAAGCCTGTGCTGCTCAACGGCTTCCCAGCGTTCCCAGATCGTCGCTACTCCGAGAGCGATCAGGCAAACGTCGTTGCGCAGTTCAACGGCAGCAACCCGATCGAGCAAATCTCCTCGGCGTATGTTGCTGTCTCGGGAAGTGCAGTGATAATCAACAACCAGTTGCAGATTCCAAACGGCGGTGGATTCCAGTTCTCGAAGACTACGCCGCCATTCATGGCAGCCGACTTCACGATTGAATGCCGCATGTTGTTCAACACCATTGCAGCCAATCCATGCTCCGTCATCGGTCAGTTCCTGAACTCGCGCAGTGACAACTCGTGGCACTTCCGCATCATGAACGGTCACATTGGCGCTGTGTTGTCGAAGACTGGTGCTGCGCTGACTGATCTGGTCGTGCTGGAGTCAACGATCACGGCTGTCGCTGGTGTGGAATACTACGTGGTTGTTGAACGCGTCGGGTCTACCATCACGCTGTATGTCGATGGTGTGCCGAGTGCTACTGCAACCTACGCTGGCAACTTTGGACAATCGCCTATAGCAATTCAGCGCGGTGACATTAGCTCCTACGCTGGAGTCTTGCGTGATCTGCGTTGCTCTAAGGTGTCGCAGTACAAAGGCAACGTGCCTAAGTTCCCGCAGTATCCACGAGTGCGTAAGCCCAAGCCTCACATCACTCTCGGGTTCCATCAAGGTGGTGTCGGTACGCTCTACGGTTACATGGAGAACAGCGACTACACGTCTCAAGTCGGCTGGATTTCGTTGGGCAGTTGCTCGCAGAAGCTCTGGCAGGTTGGCGGAGTCGTGCGCCGCATCAAAGGCCTGTTCATTGACCGCAATAACTACATGATTATTGGCTGGGAGGTGACGAACATCACACCAACTCCGGATATCCCTCTGTGGACGGAGACGCTGGAGATAAACGGTACGCGGTTCGGTAACCTAAGTGGTCAGCCATACAGCGGTTTCACAACCCCGCTGGCTTCAATGGGTACAGGCACGTCCGTGTACTGGAGCGGAGCTGCTTCGTTCTGGGGTACGCTGCAAGAAGGGCGCATGGTGTCCTTCGACTTCGTGTAAGGACAATCCACGGCTCAAGGACGAGCCCCACGTCATCTGACCGGATACCATTATTCGACTCTAAGAGAACCCACCTATGCTGTCTCTCATACCTCGCTACTCTCTTTGGCCGATCGAAAGGAACACGGGTGGGCCACCTCCGAACAATCAGTACGTCTGGTCACAACTTACGTTCAAGGAAGGATTGCCTCTGGATGAAGGTAGTGAGACGCTGCTAACCCTGGGCAGTGGTGCGTCGATTGATACCAGCGACAGCACCTTGTTGATGACCAACACCACAGATGCTGCCCTCAACGGTATGCCTCCACCGTACATCAAGGCGAACGAAGATTTCAGCATCGAAAGCTGGGTAGCGTTCACCTCGGTCAGCCAGTATGGTGGTACCATCTTGTCTTTGGACATGCTCGGTGCTGGCGGTGAAGGCAATATCTCCATGTACTTCGCGGTTCTGCCTGCACAAGCCATCAACTTCCTGCTGACGTCCACAGGTAATCGTGGTGGTGCAGGTGACGCTACCATCACCAACATTCCAGAGCTACTGCAACCCAAGGCGCACATTGCTGCATGCCGTGTCAACGGTGTGCTGACTATCTACGTCAACGGTCAGATCAAGTATCAAGGTCCGCACAGTACCGCAGGCTTCTTGTCGACCGAAATGATGAGCATTCGCCGCGGGGCCATCGGTAAGCGCTGGAACATCCGTATGATGCGTGGCAAGTCCGCGTACAACGGACCATTCACTCCACCTACAGAACTGCCTGCTCTGGTGTATGAGACTTACACTGAGGAAGAGCAGCGCGGCATTGTTTTTCAGGCCAGCTTCCGTCGTAACGAGTTTATCAACGAAATCACCCGCGAGCCTTTCACGCTCTCCGGTACCGCTGCGATGCAGTGGAATCGCATCATCACGCAGCAGCCTTCGTCGTCTCGCTTCGAGGCCCCATTGGCGTACTTTGGTGCAGGTGATTTTACCATTGAGTGCAAGTTCCGCATCACTCAAGCTATGGGTAACGGGCAGTGTGGCGTTATCACACAGTGGGCGTACGGTGGGCAAGCCGGTAACTCGTGGTGCTTGTTCTTCACTGGTGCGTTGCAGCTCCAGTTTGCCTATGTTTACTCTGGCACTTCGACGTATGCGTTCAACGCAAACAGGCTTCTTCCGAAGTACGGTGCGGACGTCCATGTCGTAGTAGAGAAGGTCGGTAACATCGTCTCCATGTACTTCGACGGTGACCTTGTTGGGCAGATGAACGCTCCTCTGCCCATAATCAACAACTCGACAGTTCGGGGCCTGCGCGACAACTGGGACAGCTTTCCGGCAAACTCGGACGCCCTGCACGTCACCAACATTCGCATCGCAGCGAAAGCGCTTTACAACGGTAACATCGGGCGTCCGCGTGTAGCACTGCCGCGCGTGCGCACGCCATACAACGGCCCAGGTCCACAGAAGCCAATCGCCGGTAACTTCAACCAGGGTTACTTTGGTGAAGTGCCAATGAGTGAGGTCATGCAAGGTGTTGATCTTGCGACGTATCTCGGACTCACCGAAGGTACGCCCGTCAATGCTGACACTACATGGTTGAAGTTTGCTCTCGACGGAAAGATCCTGTTTATTCCGAAGAAGCCATTGCGCACCGGTATCTCGTGGCAGGCGCTCTACCAAGCAGGTGCTGTCTATGGTCTGGAGACGGGTACTGGCGTACAGCCGCTGCCTTCATCCAGCCCTGTGCAGCAGACTACTCGCATCACGACTGCTGGTGGGCACTTCCGCGTTCGCCTCCCCACAGGTGCAAGTCAGAACCCTTACACTGGCAACGGTGCTGCGGGTGCGTCTGTATCTGAGTGGACGTTGCTGATGAATCGCGTGAGTGTGAGCGCCTCAGCAGCTACTCGTTGGGCTGCCTTCACCAATGAAGAGCTGGGTTTGGATGTGCCTGGGTCATGGTGCCAAGAGTACCTGTCAACAACAACCACATCGCGTGTATGTCGTGGTACCAACAACGCTATCGCTGGTATCTCGTCGAACACTGGCGCTGTAGCCAGCCAACTTTGGCGTCCTGTCTTGGAGTTCATCACTCCTGACGTGATTCCTCTGGTAACAAATGGTAAGTTGGAGACCTTCGTGTCGGCGTACGGCTCTCCTGTCTACAACGACGGCTTCGTCCGCTTACCTGCAGGTTCGTATTTGTCAATTCAACCGTCAAGTTCTATGGTGTTCGGCACCACAGATTTCACGGTTGATATTGAATTCAACTGCGCTACGGCTGCGTCTCAAGCGGGCACGTCCATGATTACCTTGGTATATTGGGGTACTTGGGCTGCTCCTGGCAAGTTGGTAAACTGGGAAGTGCAGTACAACACCACGAACGGTTACTTCTATTTGTCAACCGACCACGGAGGCAACGCGACTTTCTATCGCCTGTACGACTTCCCAGTGCAGATGAACAAGTGGTACAAAATGCAGATTACCCGTGACAACGGTATGATGCAATGCTGGGTTGACGGTGTGATGATCGGCGAGTTCGCGTTCCCGATCGACATTCAGCTGGACACCCCTTCTGTCATGTACTTCAACCGTCGTCTTGGTGGGAGTAGTGGTCAGGTCGTGTGGAGTAGCGACATTTCACTCCGCAATTTCCGCATTGCCCAAAAGGGTCGGTCCAAACTAGGCTGAATAATTTAGTCCATAGTCAGATGCTTGGCTATGGACTATCCTTTCGGACGTATGCCATGAACGTGAGTTTCGATATTCTACCACCAGTAAAAGCCCGGCTCCAGAAGCAACTGCCCAAGGGTAAGCGCAAGAAGGAAGCTGATCGTGAACCTGAGTTTGAAGATCAATCTCGGGCAATCCAAGGTGATCTGGCTCGCCGGCTCCATCGGGTGCTCAAGCGTGCGTCTCACCAGCACTATCGAGAAGGTGAATAGCTATGGACGTTAAAGGTGCGTTGACTTCTTCCGTGAAGTGGCTCAAGTGGTTGGGAGCTTTGCTGCTCGGGGTGGCAGTAGCGGTTGTTGTGCGCGCCTTTCCCAAGGGTGGTAGTAGCTCAACTGTGACTGCTCCACCTCCACCAGATATGACCAAGGCGGATGAAAACGTCAAAGACCTGGAGCAACAGCAGGTCGTGATAAAGGACCAACACACGCAGATCGAACAGACCCTGGCTCCAAAGCCCGTCACTCCCGACAAGAGTTTGGACGATGCTGTGCGCAACTGGAACGAGGATAAGTAGGAGCGTACAACATGATAACCGAGGCAGTCAAAGGGCTACTTGGTGTCGAACCCGCCGTGGCACTGACGTACTTCCTGTGCGTTGTCATTGGCGTTCTCATTAACTGGGCAAAGCGCTGTCGTGAACTCGATATCGGGCTGCTGGCTTACTGGACCACAAACCCAGTGCGCTCGCAGACTGCCATCATCGGTACGATTGCAGCGTTTGCGTTCACCATCATCACAGACCCTGAGTCGTCCAAGCTGACGTACATGGCCATTGGCTTTGCGTGCGACAACTTGCTCAACAAGGTACCTGTGACCGGTGCTGCCGCTGACGTGATCGCTCGCCAAGAGGCTGCGATCCAAGTGCAAGAGGCGAAGATGCAGGAAATCGTCCAGCAACTACCCGACGCGCCCAAAAGCGCATAACCAGGACCCGCAGTGCTGACCGTGCTGCGGGTTTTCGCACAGGTAACGAACATGAAAATGGTATTGGCAGTGCTCGCCTTGAGCGTACTCACTGGGTGCAGCATGACCCAAGTGCAGCCAGACAAGAGTGATCGCTACAGCGCGTTGGCTCCAGTGGACAGTCTCAACGCCAAAGCTGTCGATCTACCTGCGGTGCCCCAGATCAAGATTCAGACGATTGGCGAGGAGCGCTTCGCCACTCTGGACACTGCTGGGATGAACCAACTGAATGCCTATCGGCAAGCAGCCAAGCAGAACACCGAAGCGTTGCAGTTACTGCTCACAGCGCACAACGGCTTGGTGACCCAGCGCAACCTGATGCTGGAGAATCTCAAGCTGGAAGAGGAACGTGGTAACTACTACGCAGAGCGCTACGCTGACACCGAGAACCAGCGACGCCAGCAGTACCGCGAACTCACAACCGAGCTGCTGATCCACAAGGCAGTCATCATATTCATGGGCATTTTCCTGGTGATGTAATGGACAACCGTATTCAGATCAGCAAGAGCTTCACCATGTACGACGTCCAGTTCGACGAAACGGCATTCCGCCTTGGCATCGACAACATCGTACCCAATCAGGACTACGCAGACAACGCGGCCTTGCTTGCCGAGAAAGTGCTTGAGCCTTTGTGGGCTGAGCTTGGGCCGCAGTACATCACGTCGTGGTATCGCTGCGAGAACCTGGAGCGCGAGTACAGCCGCAAAGCGTTCGCCATGTGGTGTATCGAGAACAAGAAGCCCATCCGCGAACAGCAGTGGCAAGAGTATCTGGCGATGAAGCAGCACTACACCGCGCAAGCTGTATGCCTGCGTGGTGATAACGACGCCATCTTCGCGTTCATCAAATCGCTCAAGGACTTCGACGTCCTGCAGCACAAGGAACATTGGATCAGCGTTTCCTGCACGCTCTCCAACCGTAAACGTGTAATCGAAAAGTGAGGAACGGATGCTCACGCTAATCCCAGTCAAGTCAAGCATGCCATCGACGGTTGTTGGACAGCAGACGCTGACCTCTTCGCAAACCTTCACTGTTCCAGACGGAGCTGAGAATCTTTGCGTCGTAGCGGTGGGATCAGGTGGTACTCGTGGTGCCAACTATGTCTTTGGTTTTCCCAGCGTAACCTACTTCGCAGGTGCTGGTGGAGGCGGTGCACTATGTTGGGCAAACTCCTTACCTGTTAACCCTGGTGATACCATCGAAGTAAAGATTGGTACCCTTGGAAGTCAGACAGATACGACCATCGCAGTCAACGGCACCGTCATACTGCGCGCTGGTGCAGGTAAGAATGGCGGCAATGGGAACTCAGCCAATGGCGGCACTCCCCAGCGAACGGGTGGTGCTGGCGGTACGTTCACATCTACTTTGCCTGCAGGTACGTGGGGTGGTGGTAAGGGTGCCGCGGGCTCTAACGGTATGACGTCAGGTAGCGCTCCACCCTCAGCTGGTGGCGCTGGTGGATATGCGGGTGACGGTGGCTTTGCTAATGGCTCGGTCGGCGGTGGTGTCGGTGCAGGTGGAGGCGGCGGCTCCAACAAGGGTAGTGCCAGCGGAGGCGTAGGTTTGCAAGGCCAAGGAACAAACGGTCAAGGCAGCTTCACCGGATACTCTGCGCAAGCTAACGGTTCCCCACCGGGTCCATTCTTTGGAGGTGCGGAAGCTCAAGGTGGCGCTGTGCGATTCATCTGGGGTAAAGGTCGCGCCTTCCCTAAAACCAGAACAGCGGACATTACAGAAGCTGCCTAGTACCAAACGTGTAATCGAAAACTGACGCAACATGATCTAAAGCTGTCTGGAACGGTGCCTTCCTTACGGCGATCACCTCGCAGATGCGACGCACGGGTGTTAAAGGCACCCACAGGAAGTACAATGCTGACTCTAATTCCTAGACAATCCCCCAGCTTGGTCCCAAGACAACCAATTGGCCAGATCACGATTCTCGAATCTCGACAGTTCGTTGTACCCGACGGGGTCACTATGCTTAGTGCCGTGTGCGTAGGCCCTGGCGGTAGAGCAGGCAGCGGAGAAAATGGTCGCCGCATGGGTGGTGGCGGTGGCGGTGGTGCCTTATGCTGGGCCAACGAAATTCCAGTAACACCCGGCGAAGTTCTTGATATCGTGGTCGGTCAAGCCTCGCAAGTTACGGCCATATACAATGCTGTTAGCACCGTGGTGACTAGCGTATCCCGCAAAGGTGTCGTGCTTATGGCTGCAACATCTGGTCGCCATGGACGCGCAGGGTCGTTTTCAAATGGCAGTGGGCCTGGAGGCCTTGGAGGTACTTACACCCATCATGTGTCGTTGACAAACAAAGGTGGTGGCAACGGTGGTAATGGTGGATTTGGTGGTTCTTGGTCTGGTCCGAATGATGCGTCAAGTGGCGGAGGCGGCGGAGCAGCAGGCTACACAGGTAACGGCGGTAAAGGAGGTAACGGCGGTTCCGGTACTTCTGGTTATTACTCATGGAATATAGGTGGTGCTCCAGACGTCGATAGCGGTGGCGGTACTGGTGTGTCAATGCCAGGGTCCGGAGGTAGTAGTTACATAGGTGGCGGTGTTGGATTGCAAGGTAAGGCTGAAAATGGAGTACCGCTTAATAGGTCTGATCACGGTGTCCCAGGTTCGTCCCCAGGCCCTTACTATGGCGCCGGCTCCTCTGGGCCTGGAACTGCTGCACAAAATGGCGCTTGCCGCTTGATTTGGGGTACTGGTCGAGCGTTCCCGAATACAAAGACAGCAGACATTCAAGCTGCATAACTTCAATCAAGGAATTACCATGACTCAGCAAAAACGCGATGTGTTTCACGTAACAGTCGAAGGTAACGAAGACTGGCAACCAACCATCGAAGACATGCAGCAGGTCCGCGACCTGTTCATGGACGCTGCACTCGCTCCAAGTGGTGAGAGCGTGATCGTTACCCGCCAAGGTATCGAAGTACACCTCGATGTGGAATCTGTTCAAGAAGGCGAGCAGGTTGACCTGATCAGCGTCACTGTTTCCAACGCCTACCTCGACCAGACCGAGGCAGCCGAGCCTCACGAGGACGAGATTCTGGAAATCTTCCCAGTAGGCAAGATCGAAGGTCATCGCATCTTCTGCGCCTACGACGAAGAAATCTTCGTTGACGTGGATGCCGAGTATATCTCCAAGCATCCGCTGAATCGCAAAGGCTTCTACGTGACTTACGGCGACGGCCGTGAAGACTTCCTGGTACCTGCTCAAGGGTGATCCCATGATTATCTCCATTGCTTCGGCACTGCCGAGCCGTTACGCGATTGGCACCATCGTCTACTTCTATCCCGATATGTGGAACCTGCGTCCTGAAGTAGCAGACGCAATGGCGCTCAAGGGTCGCATCGACAAGGTGCAGTTCAGCGGCTCCAAGGTCACCTACGATCTAGCCTTGCAGTGCGCCGAGTCGGACACCGACGGGAACATCACTGGCAAATACTTCTACGACGCCATCACCGTCAAGGACATTGACAGCACTTTCGTCAGTACCTACGAGGATATCGTCGCTGAGTGGGAACGCACCCTGCGTATCTGCCGCAACAAGGCGCTCGACCAGATTCGCGTTGCCAATCGCCGACTGGAAGACCTCGATCGTGGCATCGTGATTCCAGACAACTGGATTCTCGATCCTGAAGGTGTCTGGCACGACCCGAAAGAACAACTGTGCCCAGTCGAAGCGCCTGTCGCTGAGCCTAATGCAGGAGCGCCAGAGCCACTGACTGCCGAAGCCAGTGACAATGACCCGTTCGCTGCTGTGCGCCGCATGTTCGAGGATCTGTTCACCAAGTTGCGAGAGCGCCGCGAGTCGCGTGAAGCTCCGCGAGTAGCCTGGAAGGAGCCTGAAAATGGCTGTGCGTAAACAGAGTGGTTGCGTCGTCTTCCGCTACAACCGCAAGTTCGACTACGAAATCTTGCTGGTCAAGTCGAGCGACGGTAAGAACTGGGTATTCCCCAAGGGTGGCGTAGAGCCTGACTTGACGCCACAGCAATCGGCGCTCAAGGAGACCTACGAAGAGGCGGGTGTTACAGGTCGCATCCTGAGCACGCTTGGCAAGTACGAGTACAAGAAGCAGGGCAAGGACCAGAAGGTCACGATGTACGGTATGCTGTACACTCGCGATACAGAAGACTGGCCTGAGAAGCATCTGCGCAAGCGCAAGTGGTTCTCGTACAAAGATGCCATGAAGACCGTACCGAAGTTGATTCGTCCAATGCTGAAAGCTCTCAAGGAAGAGCGTATGCTCGGCCTTGCAGCCAACAGCAACATGGACAACATCGCCCAGTTCGTGCGTGCGCTGCCCGTGATCGTGGACAACGCTGGTGAAGTGGACGTCGCAGACGACAACACCGTCAACGTGATCGTCAAGCAGGGTGATGACCGCACCTTGCGTCTGCGCATCGAGGACTGGGGCCAACACCCTACTGCCGAGAAAGTGACTGTCCATTGGGACTACATGCACGGCAATCACGAAGCGCAGCACTTCAAACACACCACACTGGATAACGTCGTCGGTGTAGTGAGTCGGGTCATCGGCCGCTTCATCAGCAACACACTCGCCGAGGGACAACCGATCAAGGAGTGACGCATGAAGATCAACGGCAAGGTGATCGTACCTACGAACAAGGAGATTCTACCTGGTATCTCCGTGTACACGAAGGACGGTGCATTGAAATCAGGCTCGCTGCGAGTCTGGATGGGCGAGGCGGTGACAGATACCAACGGCAACTTCACCGTTGACTGGTCTGCTGCCAAGTTTGCGTCTGCACCGATGCACGTCAGCGTGACCGCAGTTGCTGCGGCACAAGCAAACGTCTACGACAGGATATGGGCGACCATGAACTCCAGTTTCAATATGAACAGTGGCTCAGGGTATGCGCTGCGAGGCGCTACTGGTACCATTGCGCTCGGAGGTTCGTGGACGTCCATTCGCCTTGCTGCTTCGATCAGAGTCCTGATCATGGCATGGGGAATCGTTGCAACATGAGCATCATGGGAAATCGTGATACACCCACAGGAAGTCCGTGCGTTGGCCGTTGCAGCCATTGTGTGAGTGACGAGGATTGCAGAGGGTGTGGCCGAACTCTCGCGGAAGTGCGCGACTGGAATGGCTACAGCGACGAAGAAAAGATCAGGGTGAAACAACTACTCCCTGAGAGGTTAGCGAAGATCAAGCGAGGTTAACATGGCTGCCACGATGCGCCGCTCCAAGACTCGTCCAAAGAGACGGGCCCGTAATCGCGCTGAGGCGCTCAACATTGGCAACTGGTTTGCGAAGCTCACCAAGAGCAAGCAGGACAAGTACGTCAAGGACCATCCAAACTCCATCTACGCCAAACAGAAGCGCAAAGCTACTGACAAGAAGACCCGAGACAAGGCTGCGGATGATCGTATCCACAAGCTAGAGTCGATGGTTGCGCAGCTGGAGAAGAAGATCGCGCACAACAAGAAGATCATTGCTGACCAGACTGGCGAGAAGGGTAAGGCCCGTGCGTCGAAAGCTGGCGAGAAACATGCGTGGGAATATGCCCGCGAGAACATGGAACTTCGGCACAAGATCAAGGTCTACCAAGACCGCATCCAACGTCTGCGCTAATCCGTAGACCTGAAAAAGGGAGCCTAGGCTCCCTTTTCCTTTAGTTGCTGAAAATCCGCAGATACGTGTGGTATCCCATTTCCTTGCAACCCTTTGTCTCTTTGAAATCAGCCCACACCGTACCAGTGGTAAACTTCTGTACGAAGCCCACTCGCGCCTCCCAGTTGTTCTTCGACCCTTGATACTGGCGAAAGCCCAGGTTGTTCGCAATGCGCAGCCCGTAGTTGAAGTCCGACTCCCCACCCGACCACGTGTCCCCGCCACCCTCTGCAAACAGCTTGCCGTCATCACCACGCCAGAGCTTAGTGCAGCCAAACAGTTCGACCATCTGGGCTTCCAGGATGTTCAGGTCATCCTTAGTGATCGACGTGTAGGTCGTCTTCTCCATCATGCCACCTTTGATTTGTTCATCTGGTTATATTGGTCACGGCGCTTTTCGTATGCCCGATACTGGAGCTGCGCACCCAGCAGCATGTCGGTGAAACGATCCGCGTAGCTACTGGCACCACGACGCTGTGCTACCTTGATGGCTGTCTTCAGGAATGCGAAATACTTCCCTGGCTCCTTGACCACGCTGATGGCTTTAATGTCTTCCAGCATCTTGCTCAGAATGTTGCGGTCTTCTTGTGTCAGCGCTTCTGCGATCATTACCCAAAGCTCCGGTTGATGGAATTATGGGTATAAATTAGTGCCAAACGAAAAAGGGCGCGGAAGCCGAAGCCTCACACGCCCTTTGGTCATTCACGTCGCAGGAGTCGATCCAGCGGCGTATCTTCGTCACGGTTCTTCCACTCCTCAGCACGGACAGCAAACTCCGTGATCAAGGTCTTGTAGCTCAAGCGCTGCACACCCTCTGGTAGCTCCATGTCAGCGCCCGCAGCCAGCACATAACCACCGCCGATGTACCCGATCGCTAGCAGGATGTACTCAGTCTGCACCCACATGGTTCGCGTCTTGCCGTGAATGGTGACGCGAGCGGCTGGGTCGATTGCCTCGATGGCTCTGCGCAGATCACCATACAGGTCACCTTTGTGCAGGTAGTGGTGATTGCCAAACTCGGCCAGACGTTCTGCGATCAACTCGCTGCTGTCTAGGTTGCGCTGCGTGTGCAGGAAGCCATGCACGTCATCTACGCGCGGCATCTTCACACCACAAACCCGCGCCAACAGTTCTTTGTGACGTTCGAGCATCGTCCAGAGTTCAAGGTACAGATCACGTCGAGTGGGAACGCCGTTGATTTCATTTCCACCACGCCACTGCTTGCTGATGTACTCCTGAGACTGCTTGATGGTGAACAGCGCATCCTGCAAGCCTTTGGGAGGAAGCGGCGGCAGCGGGTGATACGTGTCGGCAGGCGTCTCGCGCAGGTTACCCTCGTAGGAGAGCAGCGCTGCTTGGTACGCAAGGAACTCAACTTGGCGAACGTCACGGGCGTGCTGTTCAAACTCGGTATCGCCAGCAATCTTATCCATGTCGGCGCGCCCCTGTTTGTTCGTCAATGTCCTCGACCACCTTAAACGCCAGCTTCAAGTTGGCATGATGAATAAACACCGCAGCCACCTCCAGTGCGTTCAGTGGGCTGATCGTCTCCATAGCGTTGACCTGCTGGAGCGCACGCTGTACACGCGCCGTACTTTCTTCCAGCGAGTTGCCCAGCTCCTGATTGAAAGGAGACTTGAGCGCCTTCAGGATAACCAGCTTCTGCGCGCTGATCGCCACGTCACGTTGGTGCAGTTGCGTGAACTGCTGATCTTGTGGCCACGGCATTGTGCGGTACACGCCGAGTAGCATCTGCACACGACGGCTGCCGTTGAGGTACGTGACGACAACAGGACCACGCGAACGACGCTGATTCAGGTTGGGTTCCAGCAAGCCACTGAACCCAGGCAGGCTCGCGATACGCTGGAGCTCTACCACTTGATGATCGCTCAGGTTGAGTACGTCATTGTCGATCCACGTGTTGGCGCTTAATTGAATTTCCATTTCCGTTCACCCATATTCGGCAGGTCAAGTTCAACCGCGATGCGGTCCATGTTGTCGCGTACCCAGTCAGGATTCAGTGCACCCCAGTCGGTCACGCTGTAACGGTACGTCGCGCGCAGCTTGGTACCGGAATCTTTTTCGAAGGTAATGCCAAACTTCTTCGCATGGTCTCGAATGGACCTGTCGATTGCTACAAGCTCCAGCCCGGAGTGATCTGCAATTTGCTGCGGCGTATCCAAGCCGTAGTGCATCGCTCCGAGAATGTAGACGGTTCGCTTAAAATTCATGCCTCAAATCCTTTCGACGTGACCGTTCTTCCAACCGTTGATGTAATCTAGGAAGCATCCGGTCGCACGTTTGTATTGCAACACACCGCGCGAATCGCCAACGACTTGGTAGTTATCCAAGCCTTCGTCGGTCGACTCTAGCTCAATGCCGTGGTCAACGTAGCGATACATTGCGCGGTAGAAGTCTTTCGACAGCAGATTGGCAAAGCGCACGCACTGAACGTCACGGCGCTCCTCAGCATCCAACCATTGGTTGTACAGGCATAGCAAAATCTTCCCCGAGTTGCCTGCATTGTCCGTCATACGTCGGGCAATCTTTCGTGGGACGTTGCGCAGAATGTACACCCGCTTGAACGTGTGGCTCACAGCAAACAGGACTATTCGGTCTTTGAACCGTGAGTTGGCTTTGCTCATTTGTAGGCTTTCCGTACCCGCTCTACCGCGTCAGCCGAAGCGATCTTCGGGTTCTTGTTGTTGAGACGCTTGAGGTGATTCTCGACCCACGTGAGCTTCTGCAGGTCTTCTTCGATCACCAGCGACATGGCGATAACATTGTCCTGCTTGAACTTGGTAGTCAGCGGATCAACTTCCAACCCGTAGGTGTTCATCAGCTCTTCCCGCGCACTGTGATAGCGCTTGCGGATGTTGCCGATAAACTTCATCAGGTTGGTTACGGTCATCGGCAGACGCTCGACGCCGAAGTTGTACAGCTGGACAACCACTGTGTCATAGTCGGCACTGAACTCCGGCGCCTTGATGACGCGATTGCTGTCCGTGTCGAGCACGATCCAGCTCAAGTCAACCAACTCAGGCACTTCAACCGTCGCAGCGAACGCGAGAATGTCTGCTGGTACTTCACCGTAGCGGGCATCCAGCGGGTGCGGGATTTGGCGACGCTGAATCTCAGGCAGGTCGAACGGCAGATTGCGCAGCTCCACCAGCTTGTTGCGCGTAGAGTTGCTACCGTCCAGCACGTACACATAGCGCAATTCGGCTGGGTGGAAGTCTTGCAGGTCTCGGGAAGTCAGTGCGACGCCCGTGTTGTTGTTGATAAGCATTATGCCTCCAGTGGGGCCATTTTGACTTGGACACCATTGCGAAGATCGGCAGGCGGTGACGGCTCTGGGTACTCAACCTTTTGCTTGTCGTCACGCCACTCGCCGCCAGCAAGGATAACAGAGTGCGGCTTCTTGTATTCTGTTTTACACTTCGGACACGGCCCATCGAGTTCTGCGCAGCCGTGATCGTACTCGTCCTCAAGTCGGTTGACTGACCAGAGCAAGCCGCCACACTTGCACTGGATGCCGTTGCTGATAACGCACGGATACTTCACTTCCGTCACTTTACCCCTCATAGCCCAACTCCCTTGGATGTAGTGGCAAGCCATTCTCTTGCTGTGTGCTCGAACGATACGGCTGCGCGAATGGATCGTTGCGCCACGGACTGAACGGGTTGGTGAGCACGTGCCAGTAGAATTCGCTCAAGTGCTGACACACCTCACGGAGCTTCGCCTCGAACCCGCTGAGCTCCATGCCCTTCGTGCGTGCGAGCAGTGCGTCCACGCGGTCCTGCATATCTTGGCTGACGTTAATCATCAGCGACAGCAGACCCATCTGGCGATCAAACGCGGGCGAGCAATCCAAGAGCGGGAACGTCCAAGTGGTTTCGCAACCGTAACCATCAAGCGAGTGATGGTTGAAGTTGATGGTGTTTGGCCACCAGCCACGGAACGGCCACTGGTCCATCGCACGCATCGCACCTTCAAAGAAGCCGCGTATGTCGAGAGCCAGTTGCTCCGAGTACCCACTATCCATTGCAATGTCTAGATCGCGTTTTGGTGGCGGAATGTACTGCTTACCGTTGCCGAAGTACAGGGTGTCGTTTTGTTTAACGACGTCCGTGATCCCGAGTCGACCCTGCCAACCTGCACGCACGTTGAGAATGAAGAAGTCGAGGTGGGTGAGAATTTCACCCTCCAGCTTCGGATCGTTCGACGCTTCCTGCAGCTCCTTGATCAGGTCAGCAAGAGGCTTGGCACGCTCGGCTACGGCAGATCGAACTGCGGGAAGGTTACTCATTCACCCTCCCGTGCGTGAATCGCATCCAGGTCGTTGAGCATGTTCGTGGAGAAGTTCTTCACGAAGTCCTCATACTCCGACTTGTGGTAGGTGTAGTGCAGTTGCGCGTGCTGCCCATTGCGCCACGTGATAAGCACGTCGATTGCCAGCCGATTCTCTTCCACCTTGTCAGGCGTGTTGTTGCGTTCGTCGCAGATGACCTCTACGGACTTCCAGAGCTCCGCAGCCTTGTTGGTCATGTACGCATCGAAGCGCATCTTCATCGCCACGCGAATGTCTACGGTGTTGACGAAGTTGTAGGCGGCATACGTCTGGAACACGTCGTTGTCCGCGTGGTTGAACACCGCCACCAGATCGGTAGACTCGCGCTTGTTGAGCCCAGTGAGTTGCAGGCTTGCCAATGAGATACGGGTCATCGCTTACTCCAGATAGTGGGGAATCCAGCGTTCGTTGTGCCAGCCAACCACCTTGCCGTTGAACTCGCGTATGCACAGCGTTGCTGCGGTGCAAGTGGCGCCGCCTTCGTCAGGCACGACAAACATACCGATGATGAAGTCGTTGCGTCCATTGAGTTGATGCGCTGGGCAGAACTCTTGGTAGACACGGGTAGTGCCGTCGTACGGACCTTCCGACGTGTACGCTTCACCGGTTTGCGTGTGGATCGTGACGTTAGCCGACATGCGACCCATATTGGGCTTCGAGACATACGGCGCGTTCGTGTTGATGAACGGCGACGGCTCCATGTAGGTCTTGAGCAGTGGCAGGTCTGCGTACTGCGACAGGCCGCCAAACTTCATGACCTCGGTGATGTACGCCCAGATGCCTTTGTTCGATGCGAACCAGCGCCATGCAGGCTCGAAGAAGGTGACGTTCTGGCACCACTTGCCCCAATTGGAGAATACGCTCGGCGCAGCTTCGACCATTTCTTCCCACGGGTGCAGGATGAATACAGCGTCCAGGCGATAGTCGCCGAAGACGAATGGCTTGGACGGTTCCGAGTGATCGAAGTCCAGCTCGTTAATGTCCACGAAGAACACGTTCGGGTTGATCTGGCTCATGATCTGCGCGATGGTTTCGCACGTCGCCATGTCCTCGAACGAGTCTTGATGGAAGACGACTGCGGAGTGCCCTGGGATTTGCCCAAGATGCCCGAACAGTTCGTCCATCAGCGGCCACAGGCTGTTGAGCTGGCATTCTTCGTCGCCGGTCACTTGCTTACACAGCAGCGTCTGGAGGTTCACCGACTCAAACAGCATGGTCGGAGTGTCGCCGTTGAATTCGTAGATGCCAGTGACTTCGTTGGTCGCAGGATCGAATGCCGCGTCGAAGCGCCCGTAGATTGGTTGCTTGTGCGAACTGCGCGACGTATAGGTCCAGCGCGCATAGTCCAGGAACTCAGGATGCTTGGCCAGAAGTTCGCTGCCCATGTAGCGCTCGATCACCGCACGGTTCTCTTTGAACAGCATACCCACTGCATCGTGGAGACAGGCGTAGGTGCGCTCGAAGATGGTTTCGATTTTGGCGCAGGCCGACTGCTGGAGGACGTAGAACGGCATGTTGTGCGCGTGCTCCGTGGCGTACTGGAAGTATTCGCGCACGTCCTGTTTGAGTTCGTTGCTGTTTGCCTCGCGATAGAACGCCTGGGTCCACGGCAGCTCCTCGTCCATCAAGGTGTCGAGGTTCAGATTGATTGGGTGATTCTGAATACGCATTGCTTAGCTCCCAGAAGATACTGCGTGCGCGCCGCCACGAGCGCCAGTCGAACCTGCGAAAACTCCCGAAGTGCGGGAGGAGATAACTGCCTTTGTAGCCGAGCTGCGGAAGCTTGGCGACGACCGGATCGCAGAACGATTGTTGTTCATCATGGTGGACGTGTACGCTGCGGTACCTGCGTTTGTACGACGGCGACGATCATCCTCGTCCGCATACGACTGGTAGGAGCGTGGAGGATTCGATGCCGCATACCCGCTGTAGCCACCACGATTGTTCATCATCGACGCGACTGCGTAGCCAGTAGCTGCACCAGCGAGCAGTGGCCATACGGAACTGGAACTCGACCCGTTGGCTTCTTCGCGCACGATGTTGAGTTCCTTCTCACCCTTTTCGTTGTAGGTGAAGTAGGCATCTTTGACAGACGGGTCCTTCTTGCGCAGTTCGGCAACGGTCTGTTTCAGGTCTTCCTGATCGGCAGCCATCTGCTGTCGAGTTGCGGATGCAGCCTGATCTTCAAGGTACTTCGCCTCTTCCTCAGGCGTAGGCGGCTCGTCCTGTTGCTCACACCCGACCAGTACCAGTGCTGCGGCTGCTGCCACAAATACTTCTTTCATCGCTTACTCCTGTTCTTCAATATGAGGCGAACTTGTTTGAGGACGCTATCACCGTGACAGCGTTTGGGTTTGCAGTAACACTCAAGCACCACATCATAACCAGTTTCGACTAGATCGGCGATGCGATTAAGTTCAGCCATGATGCGGCGATTGTTCTTGGCAACACGCTTCTCCAGCCAGCGATCATAGCGGTCGCATACTTCGCTGCGTGTGCCGTAATACGGAGTAGGCCAGCGGTTCTGCAACACACTGGGCCTACCGATGTAGATGGTGACTGTCTTCCTAGTGCTTGGTGGACGGTCCACCTTCATGTTGACTAGGGATAGTCTCCCCAGTTTGTTCATTGAATCGAACAATCCGGGACCTATCATACTGGAACGCTCCTATCGAATGCTTTGGTCCCATGCTGAGAATATTGCGCACAGTGTCCTTGTCAATCAAGTCCACATCGACACGAGGCTTCTCACCTTCTCGCTGGCTGTTGGTAATCAACAACGTCTTGCCAGATGCGAGCAGTGCATCCAAGATGCGCGTGGAGAATGACTTCAATGACTTCTTTGCACCCTCGCGAAGGCGGGTATGGTTGTCAAACATTTCGGCCACCTCAGGACTCACGTTGAACGAGTCCTTGAGGAAGTCTTCCGATATGTCAAGCGCAACCATCGTCATGGTCAAACGGATATTCTCGTCCGTCACTGCGATGTTGTTGCGTTGGAGCATTGCCTCAGCTTCTTCCTGCGTGATCTTTGCCATGTAGACTCCTAGTAGTCAATGTCACCCAAGCGCACGCTAGAGAACTTCGGATAGTACGTGCTCCAGCTACCGCCTTTGAATTCCGGCTTGTTCACCATGTCAGTGTACATGCGCTGCTTTGGAAGGCGTGGTGGGTTGTAGTTCAGCGCGTTGAAGTTGGCCTGCACAGCAAGGCACGCTTCGGTAATCGACGCACCTTCGGCACTTGCCACGTTTACTAAGTCAGGGAAGGTGGCGATGTACACTTGGCGCTCTGCATCGTAGCGCGTCCAGATGTAGTAGCGTGGGCCATCTGGGATCGACGCCATGCCTTTGCTCACGCGCCCTTTGTAGTAGCGCCTAGGCATCTGGTGTCTCCTCAAGCGCCTTGTTGATCGCGTCACGCATTTCGACCAGCGATGCACGTGGCATGACGGTGTCGGCATACTGACCATCAAGGCAGACGTAGAAGCGGAAGCCGCCGTCGAGCTGGCCGACAGTGCCGTGACTGCCACGCCCGCCATTGACGCACTCCATGGAAAACTCGTGGGACTTAGCCATTGTCGGTCTCCTTGCGGTCTGGGTACACGCCCGGCAGCGCACTCATGCTCGGCTTGAGTTTCTGCTTCTCGCGAATGCGTACCAAGACTTCTGGCAGGTTGATGCGCGCCAGTTCAGTCATCATGGCAGCTTGCAGGTCAACGTCGATTGCGTAGCACAGCGCGGCGAGAGTGACCATGGTGCCGCCGACTTCCTGCGAGACTTCACCCACGTCGCGACCGAACACATAGTCAACGAGATTGCTGGCTTCCTGTTTGGTGCAACCTGTGGCCTGTACAAGCTCCAAAGCCTCTTCGAGGAAGCGATGGTTACGCTCTTGCCCATCGAAGGCGATCTTCTTGCCGAAGCAACGAAGTAGCCAGTCACCAACTTCGGCCTGAAACGAGTTTTCACCCAGCTCAGCGTTGATGGCATCGCGCAGCGCCACGAGGCTTTCACGTGGCATGGTTTCGTCAGACTGGCGACCGCACAGGCTCAGGTACAGATTGTAACCGTTCACGTCTTCCTGAAAGCTGATGTGCCCGTGCGACTTGACGTGCTCAGGCTGGTCTGGATGGTACGAACTATCCAGCGTAAACTTGTTCATTAGCGGTTCCTTTTGCGGCTTGCTTTCTGCTGTTTACGCTTTTCTTTGGCGCCGGGCTTGGATGGACGCGACTTTGGATTGGCAGCTGCCGCCTTCGCTTCGACACGTTGCTGGTGCTGCCACGCAAGCCCTTGCAGCTTGTCTTTGGTGCTCGGGTCTTCACCTGCAGGAGGTGGTAGCGCTCCAGTATCAATGTTCCAGATACCGGGACCAGCAGGACCTGGCTCACCGGCCCAGCTACGCACACCACGAGTCACCGTGCCTGTCTTACCCAACCCTGCAGGGTACGAGTCCAGGAAGAACTTCGGCGGGTTGTTGCTGAATGAATCGAACAGCGCCTCGAACAGCGACTCACCACTTTGTGGTTCAGCGTCTTTTGGCGGTGACATACCCTCTGCAAGGATGGCAAGGCGAGCCAGTGTCAAGCGCAGCGCTATGTTGGACTTGCCGCCCATTGCATTGCGCATGAACGTTTCGGCAATGCTCGGGCGTGGCGAGTGCGGCGTGGAGAAGCTGTAGAACATCCCAGGCTTGATGCCACCAGAGAGCATTTCGGTCGCGCTAATCAGATGATCTGGAAGGTTCAGCTTCCCGAGACGCATTTCGTCAACTGGACACTCCGTCACAATGACAGTACGGCTAAACGGGTTCATGCCAATATCGCTGTCGCCGAACATGGCGCGAATACGCTCACCTTCTGCGATCTGATGCGGGTGTGGCTTAGGCCAAGTAGCAACCGGCGTGGTCCTGAACTCGAAGCCTTTGTTATTCGGAGGTGTTGGATTCGACGCACGCTCAATCCGCACGTTCTGACCCATCAGCGCTTCTGGCATGACGTTGAGCAAGTCGAGGAGCGGCGTTGGGCGTCTGACCTCGCGCTCCTGCTTTTTCTGCTTCAACTGCGAGGCGTAGTAATGTGCGATACCCAGTAGCCACGTATCCTGCAGGTACGTTTCGTCCATGGCCAGCGCACTCTCGCCGGTCCAACCTTCGTAGTTGACGCACGACTTCTTCAGGCGTACCTCAGCGATTTCTTCAATCTCGCGCTCGGCTTCCTTGAGCACGTACTGGACGTCGATGGCTGGAGCGCCCTTGCCTTCTTCGTGACTGTTCCAGCGCGTCATGTAGCGCTCTGGTTGATCACGGTCTGGAATGAAGTAGCTGGCGTCGCTCCAGTCCTGTTCAGCCCACCAGTCAGTAGCCAGATGCGGAAGCAGCGCAACGAACGCTTCCTGCGTATTGTCGTAGTTCTTGAAGCACATGCCGAAGACCAGCTTGTTACCCTCAAGGTGCGTCTTGATCGGCTCGTCCCAGCTTGGTGCCTGTTTGTTGCCGTTGCTGAATGCCCCAGGAACGAAGCGATGGCGGTCGGCGAGGCACAGCAGATGGAAAGCGTGCAGGCGTTTGAAGTGCTCAGGTACAGGCAGCATGTGCCAGTAGTCTTCGCGCTCGACGATCTGCTTAACCACGTCTACAAGTTCGGGCTTGATGGTTGCTTCGCCACGCAGGTAGTTGTAAGTTCCCACTTGTCTCTCCTTATTTGAAGCTGTAGTCCCATTGAAGTGACGGTTCCACTACCGCCGACACGTATGCAAGGGTTTGTTCTTGGGTGAAGATTTCAGCCAGTGCACCGTTGATGCCAGTGACGTTCGCACCCTCGTAAGGGCTCTCGGTTTCCGCAGTTACTGTCACCTTGGCTTGCTCGACAGCGAATGCGTTGGCTTGCATCACCAGCAGGTACGGTGCGTACAGGGTGAGTTCCTTGTACGGTACCAGGGCAATCGTACCAAGACCGTGTGCGCGCAGTTGCACCTTGTGAGTTTCAACGCGACGGTCCGTGCGACGGAAGACTTCCCAGCCGCCGAAGAAGTCGAGCACCTTGGGCACGCTGTCAAACTCAAACACCTCGTCACCGAACAGCACTTCGATTTCACCGTTCAGGTCAGCAGGCGAGTAGCGCAGGAAACGAATCGACGCGATCACTGTCTCCACGCCGATGAAGCGCACGTCCACGCGCGGGATGTTGCTGGCATGGTCACCGAAGCCGTCGATGGTCATTTCGACTTCTGCAGGCTCGAAGACGTCCGACTCCCGTAGGTTCTCGACGAACTGGTTGATTTCCTGACGCTGGTGCGATTGCGTCTTGCGGACCGCAGCGTTGGCTTGCACCATGCGCTCAAACCAGGAGTCGAAGTTCTGGCGCGATGCCAGTTTGCTTTGCGCACCTACACCTACCACCAGCACTGGAGTGCCAGTCTTCTGTTTGAAGGTCTTGCCGAGCAGCACCTCAAAGCGGATGTACGAGCCCTTCTTGTACGCGACTTGCTTGTCGCCGAACACGCCTTCCTCAAACTCTATGTCGGGAAAGCGCTCTTGCAAGTAGGCTAGCTGTTCTTCAAAAGTCATTGGTTCCTTCTCCTACGTACACGGTATGTTCAGTGTCGCTGTTCAGGAACTTGGCGATCACCGTTTCTTTGCTGTCCACTCGTCCAGCGACAACGACCTTGTGGGCCTTGAAGTTGCGGTACCCTCGGGCCGTCAGGTAGATGAACGAGCTGGCGAAGTGCGAGTCTGCAAGGAAGCACACGCGGTTGCCATCGTACTGTGCATCCACTTCACGTGGTGCTGGACGCGATTCGTCCGTGAGCAGCTTGAGCAGCTCCTCCAGCGTGTGAAACTCAGTGCCGAAGTTGTTGCAGAAGAACGTGGCGCACTCAGCACCTTGACCGCACGTGCGACCCAGATCGGACGAAAACAGGCCAACGTCGACACGGAACAGCGCACGCCCATCGAAGGTGAAGTCCAGCACAATGTCGTTGCCTGGATTGCGCTTGTGGTCGATCTTGGCTTTCACCTTTTCGTACCCTGGGATTGCGCGAACAGCTTCCAGATAGGTACGCAGCATGCCCTCACGTCGAGTGCCTGGGTTGTGATCCGACGGGATACGGAGCTGTGCTTCGATGATACGCATTGCAGTGAGCGACGCCAGGATGTACGTCGGGATGCGGTGATGCCGCACCATGTTGCCCAGTTGCAACGTCACACCACCACGGCCGTGCGCATTCGCCTTGATCGTCACGTTGGAGTCGTTGAAGTAGATGAAGTCCTCGTCAACGCCCAGCTGGACAGAATTCGTGTAGTGCTTGCGCAGCATTACTAACAACGAGGTGAGTGGGTTTTTCTTGGCCATGGTGCTTATCCTTCTACCTTGAAGCCGTCTTCGATCATGCGGAGCTTCGCGCCCGGCATCTTTTGCAATTCTGGGTACCCGACGTGTAGCACTGTCTCTCGGAACGGGATTGCCATCGGGTCACCTTTGATGTGGCGGAGTTTCATAAACTTGTACATGCCCCAGCGACCGTGCGCCACCAAGCGACCATCACCGACACGTACTGGGCTGAATGCAGCGAGTGGCAGGAAGAAGTGCCGTAAAACCTCTTTGCCATAATCGAGGTACGACAGGCTCAGATAGCGAGCGTTCGCCTGCGTGATACCCATACGGTGCAGGCTCAGTTCACCAGCAGTCGAGCACACCAGCATCCATGTTGTGGCGAGCATGTACGCGCGGCAGAACAGAAAGGCCACGATACACCAAATAATCTCAGCTGAGGAAACGTTCATGGTATTTCACCTGCGATGACTGGGCGTATTCGCTTTGGTTCTGGAGAATGGCAGTATCAATCGGTCGCGATTTCTTGTTGAGTGATTCGCTCTCGCCGTAGCACTCAAGCCCTGCCGAGCCGAAGCGCACGAATCCAGCACTGACAACATCTTCCACGTCGATGCGCATACCGTGGCGTTGGCGACCCATACGGTAGACGGTCTCGAAGAAGTTCTTGTGGGTAATGACGCACGGGAACAACAGGATCAGTTCGTAATCCTGTTCAAGGTCCCGATTGGTAGCGCTCACCACGATGTACTTCATCTGCATGTTCGAGTTCCTTAAGAGGAAAGGCCCAATGACAACCGTCACTGAGCCTTTTTGTTTGCACGTTTGGCGCGCCGACGCTGTTTAC